TAGTATTCTCCCGTCAATCTATTAGCACTGCAATTCAAGGCACAGCCGCCCATTAGAACTAAATTGTCGCTGTCTACCATTAGTCTTGCTTTGACCAGTATTTCATCGAGCCACTCTTCATACAAGAGTTGTACAGCCGCCGCTATATCAAAACTGTCTTTTATAATCAAATCAGGGGCCCAGTCCATACATCCCCTATGAAGATTTCTTTTCATTTTGAAACTGTCAAAACGTCCTTTAAAAAAATCTTCATACATACGACCAATATGTTTATCGGCATCACCGTATGCGGCCATGCCCATTAAAATATATTCGTCCTCATTAGGTTTCAATCCTACTCGCTGGGTCATAGCACTATAGAACAACCCCATGCTGTATGGGTAAGACTTGCTGAATCTTTTTTTGAGTTTAGTTCCCTCCCCCTCCCAGATAGTAAAAGTTTCAAATTCACCAATAGCATCTATTACTACAACACACGCTTTATTGAATCCACTTGTATAGTATCCACCAGCGGCATGGCTAAGATGATGGTCGGTATATGTGATTGGTGCATCAATTTCATATCTAGCCATGTAAATATCAATATCATTATCACGGCGTTTCCAACCTTGCCCAGCCCATAATTGGCGTAGGGTTTTCTTAAAAGGTTGCTCATACCAGTACACACGGTCAGGATAGCCAAATCGTTTAGCATCGGCTACTAATTCTTTGCACAAGTCTCTGTCGTTCTTTTGACCGCTATAACGTTCACTATGACTGGCAAAAACTAGTTTTTCGTCAGCAAATACCGCCAGCGCCGCATCGTGGCTGTTTCCACTTATACCCCAACTGATCATTTGTAGATAAAAGGATCACGTTTCCGCAACTCTTCCAACCGTTTATTAAGTCTACGATTTTCCTGCCACATTCGCCAAGGCTTTAAAATAAAATTGATTATTCGTTGAACCATTTTTTTGCTCTTAGTTGTATCTTAAGATTACTTGTCTCTTTAGCTGACGCTATTAACCAAAGTGTTGCTAGTCGTCCTAATTTAATTACAGCATCATTAATATCTTTAACACCGTCGGGCCAATCGGGCATACTAACCGACCACCCGTACTCTAATGCCTGCTCTAGAGTTGCTTGTCCTGCTTTATCTCTATCTGGAACTAGTACAATTTCTTTACCTAGCTGTTTTAATAACCAGTTTTGACTGTCTTTAATTTCAGCACCTAACAGCGCACACCCATCAATACTTATTGCATCAAAGGGACCTTCAGCAACAATTACGAACTCGCGATCATCGTGTTGATTGTCTAAATTAAACACATAACCTGGTTGTTGTTCACTAATATATTTAGGGGTAGCGTCACCTATGGCACGAGCAGTATAACCAACTATTTCACCTTGATAATAAAATGGTATAATGACTCTATTGCTAAACCCTATTTTAGGAGTCCAATAGAAAGGATAATCTTCAGGAAAAAGTTTTCTATTCACTAGATATTCAAGAATAGGTATTAATTTTTCGGGAGGATTATCTAGTAACCCCGTGATGCCGGCACTGTCTATTGGCAACTCTCGATGATCAAACTTGGGGATAATACTACGAACTTCTGCTGTTGAGTTTTGATCTAGTCTTAATGCTTCTAATCGTAATTGATTTATAATATCGTCTGGAATGTTTAAGTTACGCATGAGCTTATTCATTTTTTGACTAATGTGTCTGCCTGGTTGCCACGAGCATTTGAACCCGCAGTTAAAACAGTGATAACTTACAGCATCACCTGCATTTACAATAAATCCACCGCGTTGCCGTTTGTCATCGCAACAAGGGGCGTTAAAACTTATCCAACCACTTGGAGTATGTTTTCGCTTTGTAGGTAGATAAGTTTGTAGTGTATCCGCAATTAGGCTCATAGCCTAATTATACTATGAAACAGTGACAGAAACAACCTTTCCGGGCCCAGTATCTGAGCCAAATCCGCCATAGGTGTTTATATAAGAACTCATTGTAGTAGTTGATGGCCACATCCAAGTTAATCGGAAATAGTTGGCTGTTCCAACTGTTTGGGTGATAGTAACAACACTTTCCGCTGACGTAGGCGTACCACTTGCTGTGTTATCAAAAATGGTAGTTTTTGTAGAATTTTGCCAACTGCCCACAGCTACAGTCATGTCAGTTGTGCTTTCTAAAAATACTGTGCCTAAAAATCCCGAGCTGATATCTACAGCAAAAGTTAAACTAGTTGTAGGTACAGCTTCATAGAATTTAGCAGGTATCGCCGAACTTCGATGTTGTACATTTCCAGCAAAATCAATTTCTCCTGTAAACGTATTGTACACTCCGCTGGCTCTAGTTTGGGGTGTTGCCCAACCAACCAATTCAAAAGTGCCTGTAGCTCCGAATCTACTGTCTGCATAGAGTAATGTAGTAACACCGTTAATGACAGCAGTTAAGCTGTAGGTTAAAAATTGATGTCCTAAACTAGCTAAGTCATTAGCTGGTATAGTCGCTGTGCATATTCCAGTTAGGGGAGTATTAGGAGTAACAGTATAAGGACTGTTAGTCAAGGCCTTACCTCCAGCGTCCATAACATTAAGACTAATACTTGATACAGTTGTTAAATCAATACGTTTCTGATCCGCATTCTTAATGTCGAATTCTATGACGTTAGGTACGCCTTTATAAATTTTCACTTGTCGTTGATACACGTTTTTATACTCCACAGTAAATCCTGCCAGATCAGCTGTAACAATGATTCTATTTGGATATAAATAACTTTGAACTTTTTGCATATGGCAGGAACCTTTAATAGTATTTATGGCAAAACTAAGAGACGAAATCGAACAAAATTTACCATTTATCAGCGTTATTAACTACGGCGAAGATGAGTATGTTGGCATCATTATAAACCAGGATCAATTTGTCACCAGCTTCTATGACTTAAATTCTATACGTAGTCCTGAAGAAAAAGCGGCTTTTTTACAAATAGGTGAAACTTGGTGGTGGGAGTCAAATCGACAGTTTCCTATTAATATATTTTGTCGAGATCAAATACGGCCTTTTGCCTATGCTATTAAAACATTCAACAGCAAAGATGCCCGCATTGTGTTAGGGCCTGTTGTAAATCTAATGAATTTAACACTTAAACGTGTCAAGCGTAAAAGTGTTCAGTTAGTCAGAAAAGTTAAGTAAATTTTCACAAATTAAATTCATCTGCACAACAATTACATGTGCGTAGGCAACAGCGTGTGCCTTTTTAAAATAATACTCATCCCCTTCCGGTTTCGTCCATATCTCGCTCATCACCGTAGTCCAGTCTTTCCCAATCAGATAACGTTTCGCTGGGCGAATCATAGCTAAAACTGCGGCCAACTGTTCTATCGAGGTAGGTTTGACCTGTCTCAAGATAGAACCATGCCCGTTGACGTGAAAGAGCTTGTTCACGAATTCGTCTTCTAGTAATAGATCCCATAAAGGCTCTGTCTCCAATAATTGTGTAAGATGTTGTTTATTTTTTACACCTTCATATACGCTGACATTTAAAAAATCTATCTTAAAATATCCTCTATCTTCAGCAGTTTTATAATCAATAGTACTTATTCCTGTAAGAGGATTATACGGAATAGCAGTACAGTATACTCCAGTATTGTGCTTTTTAGTAGTGCCATCTAGACTGGCATCGATATGTTTTAACACATCTAATGCACGAGTCCTATCGGCAAAATCTAGGTCAATATCTGGCATTATAAATCACTTTCCTTAACTACTTGCTTGACTAATTCTACATCGGCAGGTAATTTTTTAAATTTGTTTAACCAAAAAGGCACATCCATAACTACATTAATTGCCATCAGCTGTTCGTCATTAAATTTCTTTATCATAGTCTTACCGCTGGAACTATTCAATACTAACCACGGACTTATTTTACCATCTTTGATGTCAAATGTTGCACGACTTAGGCTTACATAATGAAAATAATGATTCCATTGTGCATTGTTATCGTTAGCCCATGCTAACATATGACTGATACTACGTTCTAATGCCACTTCAACTGGTTCACTCTTAATTAGATGCACTACATAGTCATCGTAAAGAGAATCTCTACACCAATGATCTAATTTAACTCCACTACGTACTACATAATCAATGAATTTGTCAGGATATAATGGATTGACATTGCTGACAAAACTGCCAAATTTTACAAAGGCATTGTAGTAAGGACTCTTGCTAAATTCTTCGTAGGTCTTTTCACCTTTAAGGTTCTGAGTCAGTTTATAAAATCGATTAAATGTATCAAACCCTAATATCACATGTTTTTCTGTACGAGCTAGATATCTACGTTTTTGTTCGCAAACATGTACGAACAGGGTTTTTTCTTGCATAAACCCTTTATTACAATGTTGACAGATATACGGTTGTTCAGCTAGCGCCATCATTTTAATTTCTTAGCAATCGTAGCTTCATCCATGCCATGCTTACGTGCTAGTTCTTTAATTTCCTTGTCTGTTGATATATCTGCTAGTAATTCTAATTCGTCATTTTTCTTACTAGGATATATTTCTTGTAAGAATTTTAACTTCTTACCACCAGCACCTTCTTTCTTCTTGTTACCTAACCATTGATGAAAGAAAGTAGCTTCACCATTCCAACTACACATGCACAACAACAACCATAACAGTTTAGGATGCTTTTGTAATAGTGACCAGTGTTTGTTGAAATATTCATTTACAGTAAGGACAAAATGTTCCTGTATTTCACGTTTTTGTCCTTGGACATTGCTGATATATCTATTGAGAATAAAGAATTCGCTCTTGAGACTTTTTTGCTGTTCGGGCGTCATTTCATCCCAAACGGCTCTGGCATTTAGATCAACAAATGCGATCTTTTCTTTAAGCTCAATTTTATCACTCATATTTTTCTTGACTCAGTTTATACAACATTTTAACACGATCTACGGCCTTTTGTAAAGCGGGATTGGTTTTTGCCGCCAGTCGAATTTTGATCCATTCGTTGTGATCATCTAATTCTTTTTGTCCGCCAGTTCGTACATCAAATCTTTTTGATTCTTCTGGGTCGTAATCCCAACCTATTGCCTGCCGAGTACTAGGATCGGCACCAAACTCTCTAGCATACGTGGTGTTACCGTCACGTTCGTATATGTATGTTACGCCGGGTTTAAGACTGCCCATTGTCTGCATCCTCCTTGGGTACAAGTCTAGCATCAAAAGCTACTACAGTTCTTTTTCCAGAACCTTTCCAGGGATAAACCATGTGCGGTACATGGCTTGGAAATAAGATCATAGTACTAGGAGTAGGCGCATATTTCCATGTATCATTCATGATAAATTTGCCAATGTCTTTAGTCTGCGGCAAACGAAATGCAATATGACCATCGCTAGGTGAACTGCCTTCTGCTAGCTCAGGAGCACTGATATAAATGTTTCCGCTAAGATTGCCCAACGGATGTGTGTGTATTTCTTGATACTGATCTGGGCCTTGTTGAATAGTCCAAATGCTCACTATAACTGGTTTCAGCATCTTGAGTTCTTCAGCGCCGCTTTGATCTGACACCAACTTTAAGTATCCGGTGCAGGCCTGTTCTAACCACTTGACCAACCAGCCTACATCGATTCCTAACTCATTAGGATAAACTTGTATCTGTTGGCCTCCACGAATACTAATCAACGGATTTTCGCTGTCGTTTAGTTCAGGGTGCCCGTGTAGGTCTTCTGTCAGGTTATATAACTTGCTGAATTCGATAGCTGGTACATCGTCAATGGCTATGATTGTTGGTTGAAAATAAGCTACTCTAAGTGTCATAATAATTTGTCCAATTGAATAATTTCACTTTGTCTTGATATTTCTTTAACAAAGTATGCACAGCTAGGTTTACTACCGTTACGTGTAGGTGTAGCTAACAACTGTCCGTTCTTCATTTTAGGAAAATACCATTTGACATCATTGTAGAAATTCACGATTTCTACCTTTTTAAATTCTACTCTAAATGAACTTAGTGGATTAAAACATAGTGCTTCAAATCCGCGATCATTTAAACTAGTCAGTGGTAGGATTTCAATATCACACCCACTTTGACTATCACCCACTGCTATACACCAGTCTATAGGCATAGTAACTTCGTCTTCTCCTATACGCAATACCATTGCAGGTGCATTGAAACTTTCTAAGAAAATCAATGGCATGAAAAAGAAATCTGGCTCTGCCGGATTGCTATTATCTAATACTGCAAACCTAGTATTTTCATCAACCTCATCTGGTAAATTGTTTAGAGAAAACGCTTGGTCTTCTAATGTTAAAATCTGCATACGTCTATTTTTGCCAGTCTATCTTTTCAATATTGAAAGGATACTTGGCTTCCTTGTAAAATTTCTTACGCTCAGTAAGATGTCTTTTTGCGTACTTACATGTAGATGTTAAATCCCATATTTGTACAAAATCTTTGTCTTCTGCTTTACGTATGCCACGACCGATTGATTGAATAACTCTTACGAAGGACTTACCGGGCTCCAAGAGAACCAGATTAAAAATCCTAGGTATATTGATACCAACAGCGGCGACACCGTATGTTGCAACAATGATTTTATTATCACTGGTTTTAATTTCGTCATACTCTTCCTTACGGGCTGTAGTTTTGACTTCGCCTGAAATAAACACTGCCTCTTCTAGTTCATTAATAATAAATTTGCCTGAATCAATTCTATTGACTAGAACTAATGTATTGCCTGTTTCTGATATTTTTTTGATTAATTTTGAGATATAGATCATCCTGTCTTCATCTGTGACAAGATATTTTAATTCTTCTGCGTATGAAGTGAATTCTGGTAAATCTATCATCTGTACCACATTCACGTGGCAATTTGATAGCACACCTTTTTCTTGTAATTCATGTGCTTTGATACCACCAACTACTGGACCAATTGAAGCAAATATGCTTTCGCTTTCAAATTTTTCCTTAGGAACTGTTCCAGTAAGTCCCCAACGAATTGCCGCATTACATAAATTTTGTGTGAGCAGATTTTTTAGAACTTCGGCTTTGGCCATGTGTACTTCGTCAACAATAACAGTCTTAACTCTATCGAGAAATTCTGCCAAAGTTACAATATCATGCTCATGATTTTTGCTTTTCTTATCTAAAATGTTCAAACTTTGCCAAGTACAGATTGTATGAGTTTTATTGAGATCTTTACGATCCCCATAATAAACTCCTACATCTAGACCTACATTGACAAAATCTTCTTCTGTTTGTTCTACTAATGATTTGTTAGGAACGATAGTGATAGTACGTCCTAAACTTTCGCATAATTGACTTAATGTTGCAGTGGTAATTGTTTTGCCTGCACCTGTTGCGATTTCCTGTAGGGCCTGAGGATTCTCTAAAAATGTATTGATTGCTTCAACTTGATAATCACGCAACATGATAGGCTGACCTTCTTGTTGGTGCCCTTTAGGCCATACTTTTCCTTGATCTGCCCAATAGGTTTCTGTTACAGGAGTGAATGATATTTTTGGCGTCAGTCTAAGATCTTCTATTTCATCAATAGAAATATTCATCTTACTCAGTATGCCCAATATAGTTTCTAACTGGTTAAGATAACCATTTCCGCCCAGTCCAAATAGACTAACCATTCCATCCCAACGACCTAATTTAAATGCCGGATGATACCGAGCATAAGGGATTTCATACTTAAATGTGTTGGCTAATTTTTTCCTTGCTTCTAATGGAAGGCCTTCTAATTTAATATTAACTTCATCTCGAATCACCAATTTTACTGTCATCTTAGAATGGTCCTAATGTCCATCATTACCGGTTCGTCTGCCCACTCGATAATTAAATCACAACAATTAGAGTATACACTAGTCTTGCCGTGACGTAAACCCATTTTGGTATCCAATGCAAGTACACTCATAGGACGCCAGGCATTTTTTAGGAAAAATTTCGGTATTTTTCCACTTTGTACAACTGCGATTTGAGTGTCTTTATCCAGTGCATTATTGTAACTTTTATTTTTAATCAGTTGATTAAATTCTTTACCAATTTCGCTGTTAGGCAATCTAAAGTAAATTCCCACTGATTTATCGACCTCATTTTTTTCCAGAAAATTCGACAAAATTTCCAGATTTTTTAGGATTTTTTCTTCGGTGGTATTTTCAAATACTACCAGCATAGGTAATCTTTTTAATTCAATGATGCTTTTAATAACTGCATCAAGATCGTGCAATTTTTTATCAACCCACAACTTTGTTTTAGATCGGTTGGCCATGTACTCGGTCAAATTTTCACCGGGATTTTTAGGATTTTCCACAAAATATTGGTACCGCATACTACGGTCATTAATGATGTTTTGATCAATACTAGTTTCAATACCTAAGTCTTCGGTTATGTAATGTTGAAAGTTTTTATTTTCAAAATTTGTAATTAAGAACTGATCACGTATTTCTTGCTCAGACCATGATTTTATGGTTTCATAGTGGTTTTTTACAATTTCGTCAATTTTAAAGCCCAATGGCAAAAGTGCATCAACTAATGCCACAATATTTTTCTCATTGAGCTCAGCAGTCCATATTTTAGTGTTGGCTGTTTGAATTAAATTTTCAACAGTCTTGGACAACGTGCTTAACACTTTACGTATTTGACCAGAAAATGTGAATTCTATGACCAACTCAGGTTCTGCTTCGGAATTATTTTGTATTTTTAGGTTTTTTACTTCTTCGACGTATCTAAACTCTTTTGACCATATAGGTGTAGTAATAGACATGGAAATTTTTTCAGAAAATTTCTCTAATTTTTTTGAATTTTCTTGAAGAATTTTAATCAACAGTCGACCTTGATTCTTTGTAATGTAAAATGGTCGAGTTATTGCTGTTGATAGACTTATTAAGGTATCATAGTCACGTCTTGGTAACAAGCCCTTGGCATAATCGTCGGGTTCTTGCAAGATTTCAAATAATAAATTATCAATAGTAGTCATGTTAGTAAGTGTACACTGACAAAGGTCAAAGGTCAACCAGTTAGAAAAAAATAGGCCTCAATATTATTTAAGGCCTATGGGATACCTTTTGGGTAAATTGATTATAATGTTGCGTCTTCCATACCTGCAACACGTAATTTGATAATATTACTTAATTGCCATTGTTTGATGTCTAGACCTTTAGTAATACCTAGCCACTTGTTGCGTAGCAAGGCAAATTCGTTGATAATTTTTTCAAAATCAACGACATCTGCCTCACCTTCAACAAATTTTTCACAATCTCGACTACTAAGAGCACGTTGATAGTTTTCTAAGTACTTGCGAAAGTGTTGACTTTTGAGTCGTCGTAGTTCAATGTTAAGGTATTCTAGGATAGCTTCAATTTCTTGCAATTGACTAAATCTTTGCTCGACAATACCAGGCATACCGGCTGATGCTTTTTCAATATTACCATGTACTTTGACCTCTAGTCGAGCTTCTTCTAGTTGATCATTATAATATTGAACAGCATCGGGGATATAACTGATATCCTTGGCTATCTTAGTATACCACATTAAAACTCCAATTCGTTAATGTCGTCATCTTCGCCGTCTGCATCGTCAAGATAGTATTCAATAGCGGCATCTAATGTAGCATCAACTCCGGCAGCACCTTGTAGTGTACGATCACCGACACCAAAATCTGCTAGCAAGTCAATGTAACGTTCAGCCACTACATCGATTTGTTTCTTGTCGATATAGTCAGCAAACAGTAACCAAACATCACCAATTTGTGTTTCATTCAACATTCTCTTCTGTCTCCTCTGGAATGATAGTTGTTTCAGCTTTGATATGGTATTTTGCCATAATCATATCTAATTTATCATCTTTCCATTCTTTTCGGTAGAATTTGAATTCCTCACCTGTCTCTGGATCAACCCACTTGAGTCTGTTGCCTTCTTGTTTTAACAGGCCTTGTTTCTCAAGCATATCAACCATACCACTGTAAGGATTCATACCTGTTTCGTATGGAATCTTAATTTGTACAGTTTCAAAAGGTTTAGCATAACGAGTTTTCATGATCTTGCAAGCGGCACGGATACCGTTTACTTCTGAAACCTTGTTACCATCTTCGTCTTCTTTCAACTTCAATTTTTTCATCGCAACAACAATACTAGATGCATAGACAAAACCTTGTCCGCCACTAATCTTGTCATCTGGATCAAACATGTCTTGACTTGCGTATGTGTGATTTGTCGCTACAAGACCAACATTGTAGTTACCAAACATGTTTACACAGTTGCGAACAAGTGCCGTTAATGCTTTGGGTTTACGGCCCATATCACCTTTCAAATCACCCGCCTCAAACTGATTTACGTCAGTTGGAGTCAAGAGCATACCAAGGCTGTCTATGACAAAGAGGACCTTCGGACGGTCAGTCATTTCCTTGTACTCTTTCATAAACTCGTTGATAGTCTTAGCAACGTCATCGATCATTGCCATGTTGAGTTTAAGCAGTTTATCTTCGCTAGTGTCTACACCTAAATCATGCAACCACTTTTCATCAAGTGCGTTTTCGCTATCAATCAAGATAACATAGATGCCTTGTTGTTGTGCATTACGGATAAGATTTCCTGAACAGATAAAACTCTTACCTGCACCAGATTCTCCAGCAAATACAGTAACTTTGCCTAGCGGAACACCTTTGTGGAAATCTCCACTGATTAGATAGTTAAGCGTATAATTGCCAGTACTGATCCAATCTGTTGGATCATTAAATCCAACTCCTAGACCATCAATGCTTTTGGTCAAGGTCTTTCTAAATTTTGATAAATCAAAGGCTTTTGTAGCCATAAGTTAATTCTCCTGAATGATGTAAGGGGACCGAAGTCCCCCTGTGCTTATTGCTTTTGACGATTGCGAATCATTGCCAAGATATCTTGGGCACGACTATCGCCACCTGCCGATTCAGTAGTTGTTTCAGCTTTTGGAGCTGATTTTGCTACTGGTGCTGGTGCTTCATCTTCATCAATGTCATCTACCGGAGCACTTGCTTTTGGTGTTGATTTAACAGGATCACCCGTATTCTGGCTCATGCCAGCTGGTTTGAAATATTGACCCCATTTTTCCATGTCATATGGCTCACCGTCAACTGAAGCTTCAAACATTTCTTTCATAACTTTCAATTCAACTTCGCCTGGCTTCTTAGGTAAAAAGTCTGACAAGTTAAACAAGCCATGTTGTTTGATAGCGGCATTTTCAGCATCACTTAATGGACGCTCACGACGTGCCCAACTAGATGTTGAGTAGTCGGCATAGCCGCCTTTGCTACCTTTCTTCATACGATAGTCTAGACCATGTACATAGTCTGTTGGCAAATCTTCCAACTCTGGATCGACAAGTGCCGCACGAATTGAAGTAAAGATTTGAGGACCAATAATGAATCTACGGATTGGATTTTCTGGCAAGTCTTTTTCGCCTAGTCCGTCTTCTACAACAAAACCTTGGAAAATATAACTGCGTTTCTTCCAGTACTTACGACCCATATCTTCTAATGCAGGGTCTTTAAACCAACCGCGCACTTCTGATAAAATTGGGCAAGTGTCGCCATACATTTCTACGCATGGAACTTGTACTGTGATATTTTTGCTTTCAGATTCGCCTTTGACGCCTGCAAAGGGAAGTTTGATCATTGCACGTTCAACCCAGAAAAATGTGTTGTCTGAATTGCCGTCTGGTAAAAATCGTAGAACCGATTCTCCACCTTCTTTGAGATTCCAAAACGGATAAATTGAATTATCTCCGCCTGTACGTTCTCCAGAACCTTTTGATTCCGATGCCTTAAGTTTTGCTCTGATTTCTGCTAAAGTTGCCATAATTATTCTCCTATTAATAGCCTTTTATTTTTTAGTTTGCCTGTATTTCTTTTATCACCTGACAAAAGAAAAAGTGCATACATGTTATTGTACGCACTTTTATTTAGTATTACAAGAGAAATCTTGTCTAAAATGTGAGTATTTTACTCAATCATTTGCCTCGTACCAAACTGATAATTCTAGCTAGAGAATCATCAGTTTTGAATGTAACACCAGTTGATTCTTTAACCGGACTAGGTTGAGCCGTGGATTTCGCATTACTGTCTGGATAGCTGATCATGCCAGTTTTAGGATCCATGTATGCGCCTTCTTTATCTCCTGGTACCGGAATTAAACCTGGATATTTTGATGGTGCTGGTTGTCCATTAGGCTGGGCATACAAACCGCTGGCCGTCTGGTCTTTATAGTCTTGTTGTATGCGGGCTTTTGTTCCATCAGCTTCAGCTTTAGCATTTAATGCCGCTAGTCTTGCCGCATTTTGTTCAGGAGTCTCACCTGCGTATTTGTCAGGAGTAGCTATATATTTTACATTTCCGCCTGTTGGTACACTTCGAGTAGTGGCGGGTGCCGCCGACTTGGCCTTCATTTCCTGTTCTCTTCTTCTTCGGAACTCAAACTCTTCTTCTTCGGAAGCTTCAACCAGTGTTGTGAGTTTTTCTAAAATATCTCTCATTTATTGAGTTCCTTGTTTCTTAAGCCATTCTTGATAACGAGCTTCTTTAGCGGGATCTGAATATGGTTGAACAGATTGTGCTGAACTTTGTGGAGCTGCCGCAGGTGCTGCCGGAGCTGCCGCAGGTGCTGCCGTAGGAGCTGGTTTTGCTTGGTTCGGAGCTGCCGCAGGAGCTGGTTTTTCTTGGTTCTGAGCCGCCGGTGCCGCGGCTCCTGGAGGATTAACCTTTTGACCAGGATAAATCAAGTCAGGATTTTTTTGGAACTGTGGATTAGCTTTTAGTAATTCAGGAAGGGTCGTACCCATTTGTTTAGCAATTTTAGTTAAGTTATCACCTTTAACCACAGTGTATGGCTCAGGTGCTGCCGGAGCTGCCGGAGCTGCCGCAGGAGCTTCAGGTGCTGCCGCTTGAGGCATCATCTCCCATTTTTGTGTTTGTGGATTAATTTTAGCAAGTTTATTACCAGCATCATCGATAGCGTAGGTTACACCACCTTCTTCAGTACTGCCGGTAGACCCCGGAACCATTTGTTCACGGTTTTGTACTAGCGCCATATTTGCACCAGCGGCCGAGTTTTTGGCAGCGTCTTGTGTACGTACATCATCGCGTGAAGTTCCATCTCCATACCCGCGGCCATTAAACCATGAGCTAGGACTTAATAAGTTCCACTCGTCAACCTTCTGGTCTTCAGCAATTAGCTTTTCTTTTAATCGAGCGGCTTGTGCTTTTAATTCACTTTCAGTAATAAATTTCTTTGCCATTTTAGCTTCCTATTTTACTTAGAATTCCCTTCATAAGTTCTGCAGGATTCATTTGTCCTCCTGGGAACTGAACTGTTTGATCAGGCGCTTGACCTTGCACTTTTTGTAACTGTTGACCGATCATTTGTTTGCCTTGATCTGCAAGTTGTTTCTGTGCTTCCGGATCATTTTGCAGTGCTTGTAGTTGCGACATTAGAGCATTTAAATCAAATTGAGCCTGTTGCTCTTCATCCATTGCGCCTTTTACACCTGCTAGCTTTTTAATATGTCCTAATTCACCGTGACCATGGCTTCCAGTGCTAGGATCCATCTTTTCGATGATTTCTATAACTTTCTTAACGTGTTCTGGCTGTGCATGTGGAAACTCTCCATCTTTGAATCCTTTTAATACACGAATCTTTGCACGAGTTCCGCCTACTGTAAAATTCTTCTCTTTTGGATTCCAGAAACCTGCAATTGACTTTAGTATGTCATGCGTTGGATCGCCATGCGGTTCGTGGTCTTGCATACTCATACCACATTCTTCCATAGCTTCGCCTAGAGTCATTACACGATAGCCAAAATCAAGTTTTGTATCTAGTGTTGCACCTGCTTCTAATACTCGAATTAGTTTGGCTTTAAGTCTAGCAGTGCCTTCAGCTACAGGAGCTGGTGCGCCCGCAGGAGGAGCTGGGGGAGCTGGCGGAGGAGCTGTAGCATCAGGTGCTGGATTTGGAACAGCTTCTGGTGGCGGAGTTGTAGCATCAGGTGCTGGAGGAGTTTCAGCAGAAACTTCGTCTTCGCCGCCTACTTCGTCATCACCACCGTGGAAATTAATTTGTGTAACTGCACGAGCTAGATCTTCGTTGTCATGAGACATATTAACTAGTTCTGCTTCAATTGCCGCTCTAGCATCAAGATCTGGATCAATATCTTTCATCTTTTCTAAAAATTCATTGTCTGGAATTAGATCTTTTAATGTATCAATAATATTGATACCAGCTACGCCGCCTTTAAGTTCTGACTTAAAAATATCATTTAATTGCTGTACTGCGGCATCTCTTGTAGTTTCATTTTGATCAAAAATACCTTGTCCAGATTCACTAGATTCATCTTCATTAACAATACTATCTAAGAAATTTTCAAATGCATCTTCTGGATTACCAATAGATTCACCTACTACTTTTTCGCGCATTAAAGTGATAGCATGCCATAACTCATTGACTAGTGTATTTGCAAAATTTTTGGGCAATGGGGCGCCACGTTGAGATTGTTGTGCAACGGCACGAATATTTCCTAATATTTCAAACGCTTCGCGTGATCCATCCTTAATACGACTCATCACAGCCCAAAGTTCAGTTTCTAAATGGCTTGCATAACCTGCTGGAAATTGTGCCTGGCCTAGTTCTACTTGTTTTGCTAGCGCACGGATTTCTCCTAGCTTGTCTTCAGCCATCTTTTCTACTTCACGACTGAGTCGTCCAACAGTTGCAGTATTTCCTTTATACCAAATATCATTTTGAGCCGTTTTACTAGCACCGAGTTCAGCATCTTTAGCCAACGGTTTTACTAAATCCTTTCCAAGTTCTTTTTCTATTGGATTCATTTCACTTAGTAAATCATCTGGGTTTAATTCCTTAACTGGAATAGAGCTTTCGTCGACTAGACGGAAGATGTAGGGAAATGCTGTTTTTAATTCTTCGTTAAATGTACGGATTGTTAGACGATCAATCCAATCACTCATGATCTCTTCTGGGATCATCTGTTCTTCGCGATCTTCAAATGATTCGGCAAACTGTTCGTAATAAGCAGGACGTTGTAGCCCTTGTACTTCTTTTTTAATTTCTTCAATGCGTTCCATTACCTTGTTAGTAATGTCTCCCATAGCTTCACTTAGTGCTTCGTTGCGACCAACATAGCCTTTAAACTTACGTAGTTGTGCTAGTTCTTCACTTAGACTAGTAATATGTTTACCAATTGAATCATATGGAATACCACCGTGCTTTAAGTGTTCGGCCATTGCACGAGCACCACTTAAATGTTTGAATGGATATTTGAAACGTTCACCTTGACTGTTTTCTACATAAATGCTTTCAATGTGCATTGTACGTCCAGCGGCAAGATCTGGATTTACTGGTTGGCTATGTTTGATGATTAGTGTAGCTTCTCCTAGATCTTGATAACTCATTCTTGCTGTTCCATACAGCCTATTTTCCATAATTGGTTCCATCGGTGTTTCTTCCTTAGCTTTTGCTTGAAAAGTATAATCGCGTTTGTCTAGATTATTTTTTCCAATATTCTGCACATCAAAATTTAATAAACGATCTTTGGCAAATTGTCTAAAACTACGAATAAATTTATAAGCGCCTGGATGTTTACGATCAGCTAGGTTTCCGCTGATTTGTACAACAACTCCGTCATCTTCATCTAGTGTAATTGCAATAGTGCCTAAACTACGACCATTATCTTTGTATTCAAACTCAAAAAAACGGGCCTTGGGAATATCTTCTTTTTTGCTTAAAACTTCAGCGTGTTCATCACCGATTTTAATGTCAGAAAAGCGAGTCTGTATCTTTCCATACAGCTCCTTGGCAATTTTATTTAAGTTTGATTTCATCTTATATTTATCACATGCCCGTAGAGATGTATATAGGCAGTGGTAGCTCTAGTTCTTCGTTATTTTCCCAGTCGCTGGTCACTTTTAGGTTCTCAAATACTTTAGGATCCCATTCTGCCAGCACTACACTCATGCGTACTATTAATAATAGGGACGAAACTAGGTCATCGTGCTGTCCTACTTTGGCCTTAAATGTTGTACCAGCCGCAATATAGGTTTTTAACTCGCTTAATAGCGGACGACTGTGTATTTTCAACTTTTCTTCTTCGATTAAAAACTTGATCTTAGCACAGGCTGATATTTTATTACCAAATGTAGTGTTAAAACCTTTACGGAATTTACGAACATGTCCTTTGCGGGCAGGTTCACTTAAAAACAATCCAGGGAAAGTTTCTTCACCCAGATTATTAATAACTACTAGAGCACTTTCGCCTACAGTATTGTTTTCTACTGACCAGTAGATTTGATCATAAGTTTCACCGCCTAGCTCGTCTGAGATATATTTTAACACATCACGGAATATTTTAACTTGCCCTTGTATAGGCGTAATATTATGCTGCCATTCTGCTACCTGTTCAAAATTAGGCAATTCAAATACTTCAATAGCGCCAAAGTCTCCCCCGGTTCCTAGACTAGGATCTAAGGCCGCAACATACAGATGTCCGGGCGTAGGTTTCTTATACCAACGCACTTGACCCATCTTAAACAGTGGTTCTCTGCCCACTAGTTCTGCTAGTTTCAATGAACTAATAAGAGTTTCGTCATAGACCAAGAACTCGCAACCATACTCACGACGGAAACGCTCTTCACCGATGCGGCCCATCTCAACTTTACGCCATTCGTCATCTCGGTCTGGGTGTTCATTCCATTCTGCACGGAATCCGTGGAATCCATTGCGACCTAATCCATCGTCTTTAGTGTTGCCATGTTCGTCGAACAGGTCTTGTGATTCTTTCCAAATAATAGCAAATTCATCTTCGTCACTGTTAGGAGTTGATGTAATAATTGCTCGACCACCAGTTGCTAGTGTTGGGCTGATCGAGGTCCAAAACTCTGTTGCAATATTAGGTTGAACGAACGCAAACTCGTCACAGTATAATAAGGATATTGACATACCACGACCAGTATTACCGGTAGTAGTAGCTGATACAATTCTTGATCCGTTATCAAAATCTATACTCCCTTTGTTATAACTTACAACACCTGCTCGTGAAAAATCAGGACATAGTTCGTATCCATAGCGTATACGTTGCATAATTTCCTGTGCGCCTGTGTATTTGTGTGCGGCCACTAGAATAGTTTGATCTGGGTGGAACATGGCATACCATAATAAGTACGCACTTGCACAAGTTGTCTTACCACTTTGACGTGGTAGCATATTAATATTGAATCGATAATCGTGATAACTGTGTAGAAGTCTTATTTGATAATCATAAGGTTCAAATAATACCTTGCCCCTAACCGGATGTTGGATGTGAAAGAAGTTTTTAGCAAAGTGTATGTATCCATTGGTGGGATCAGAGCACAACAGCAAGTCCTGTACTTGTTGCTCAGTAAATTTTTCTTTGCTATGCGCCTTTTTGGTTAAGACGCCGTCTAATGATTTTGCCATAACATTATTTACATAAAAAAATAGACCCCGAAGGGTCTATTTGGCACCTTGGACAGGGTGCTAACTGCGACGAATCTTATCTTTCCATACGAGCGTTGTATTCATCTCTCATAGCTTCTTTACGATCTTGGTAACGTTTGTAACGTGCTTTATCAGCATCAGTTGCGCCTTCTTTTTCAGCGGCAGCTTTTAATGTATCGTGAGTATGTTTGTCCATTTTACGACGATGTTCTGCGCTTGCCGAGTTGGGATTATAGGCTTCATCGTACTTGTTATATTTGTCACGGACTTTGTCTAAATCTTTGCCTTCTTTACCAGCTTTGGCTAGAGCTTTCATTCCGTCCTTACCGTACTTCATAACGCCTTTAGCGGCACGACTCATTGTTCGCTTGTCGCCTTCTGCTTCTTTAATTGAATCATATAGACTTTGTAGTCTTTCAACTAGGCCTTCTTGTAATGGATTTTCACCGCCATTAACTTTTAGACGTTTAACATCGCCCTTGCTTAATAGATCATCGCCGTGACGTGTAATTGTATCAACGTTATAGGTTACACGATGTGGACGGTTTTGTATATCATGTTCTTTGTCATCGTCAACATCATGACCAATTACAGTTTGCTCGCTACCTTCGCCTGCAACTGTCTCGTCACCTGCACCACCAGCGATACTGGTTTCTGGATCAGCTGATAATAAATCATCTAACACTTTAATTTCTGGTTCAGCAGTGTGCGCTGGGCTTGTCATTGGTGCTGTACCATGTTCTGCACCTTTTTCAATATTGCGTAAAATGTCCATTAGGTCTTTGATGCCGCCGGCTCCTTGACCATTCATGTTAACGCTCATTGATACATTGTCCTGTTGTGATGGAGCATGTTGTATCATAGCTGTTGGCATAGGCATCTCGCCGCACTCTTCTACAGGCGGTGTACCGTCAATTTGTAATTGTGCTGGACTTTCTTCGATGCTACGTAAGCGTTCTGCAAGATCTCTAAAGTTCATATTATTTTCCTTTTGCCTTGGCCGGAACTTCTAGACTATTATGTCTACTAGCTGACCATGCATTTAGTTTAGTTTTATTAGTGCCGACTGGGCTAGTCATACCTGACTTGTCAGCAGTTCGGCTTTGTTCTGCTTGTTCAGTTTCTCTTACAGTAGCAGGAAATAGTTGATCATTAATACCTTCAATTTTTTCTAATTGTAGTTTATTCTTTTCTAATTCTTTCAGGAAAGTCATGGCATGTTTTACACCAACTTTGTCTTGATTATCGCTAGGTTCATAAGGTGTACCAACAAGAGCTTTACCTGTAACTTCATCATACTCGTGATTAATTTCAATTTCACGCTCTTCCCATTCGTTGCGTACACGGATTTCATTTAATGGTTTGCCAATGACATGTGAAAGTTTATCTTGTACTTGTTTACTAGTTGCTGGATATTTTGTTGTAACATCAAAAATTGTCACTTCAATATTTTTGTGCTCTGGAAATTCATGTTGGTTAACTGTGATTGGAGTTGTTTTACCTGAACTTACTGAACTTACATCAAACTGTGCTAGTCCTGATTCGATAACTTTTTTACAATCTTTAGGGCAAGTGCCCGCAATTTTTACCTTGAAAGTGTATACTTTCTGGCTTTCCATTAAATATTCTTTGTACGATTTCATAGTCAATTCCTGATGTAGTATTTATTTCAAGTTCTTTAATTTTTCTAACAAACTATTGCGATCAGTAATAATAACTCCATCGCCTTGTAGTGTAACTCCCTCATCTGCTGAGTTAGCTTCTTGGTCTAATTTCTGCTTTTTCAACTGTAAATCAATCATTTTTAACTTTTTATCTAGTTTAGCAGTCTTAGCTTGAATGGCATTGCCCAGCATACTAGCGGCTACTTCAAATAGACGTCCGCTGTATCGTGCTTCAACATTCATACCTAGATCCATGATGTCTTCATAGGCTTCTGTAGCACGTTTAGCTAGATCATCTAGCTCGCTATCTGCCATATCTCCCAGTCCTTTTACAGCGGGTAGTGCGGCAGCAATTTTGTCAAATTCGCTAATGTCGCGCAATAACGGTTGTGCGGCCGGCAGGGCCTCTGCTCGTTTTTTATCATCCTGTTTGACAATTTTCTTGCTTTCAGGTAAGTTTAAAAGTTCTTCAAGTTTTTTAGTCATACTATTACTTATGCCTAGGTTTGGCTGAATAAATCATTTTCGTTGACTACACGGAATTTCAAACCCTGCTGTCTGCACCAAAGATTAGCGGCAGCCCACTTGGCTTGATTTTTTATGTACTGTGCTTGATTGTATTTGTTTTTGCCTACACGTTCTAGAATAGTTTGACTAGCTGGTTTAATTTCTATTAGTTCAGTTAGTACCTGTCCAAATTTATCTCTATACTGTATAAAGAAATCTGGCACATAGACTGTTTGCTTGCCGGTGAGTGGATCTCTGTAGGGTATTTGTACAGCTTCGCTAGCCCAACTGGCTACATTTACGTTGGTGTCGCAAAAATTCATGAAACTCCATTCCCATGATGATCTGTACGTGGGAATCTTAGTACCTACATACTTTTCTGGGTGTTTCATATTAAATTTACCTTGGGCAAATTTAGCCATATTACACCAAAATGTTACGTGATTCGTAGAGATTAATTACAGGTGCTACACGATATCCTAATAGGCTTGTCTTTTCTCTATAGGCATTAAGTACTTGAGCGACCACTTGACTAAGCTGTACATCAGTTAATGACTTCATGGTGTCAAGCAGTTGAAACACATTAACATTGTCAATGCGAGCTTGATTTAGTAATACTATAGCAGTACTACGAGCACTTTCAATGTCAAAACCACGTTTGACAAAAAATGCTATAGTGGCATCAATTTCACCTGCGGGGAAGCTCAGCTGATTGACAAAAAATTTATCAAAAAATTGTTTAGTATCTGGAGGAGATGATGGAGCTCCTCCCGGTAAATTACTAGCCACCTCCACCTCCTAATATTAATGATTGAGCATTGTTGACACTATTAGCGGCATTTGCGGCCGCTGGAAATATAGTATTTTGTATGCCGCCAGCTCCTGGACTAACTGACGGTGTTAATAATCCTGGAGTAACTGCTGTAGCAGTCTGTTGTGTATTTTGATAAGCATTGTTTGTTGTCACTAGATTAGACAAAAACGAACTGGCGTTATTAGTAAGGTTAGTGTTATTGACAAGAGACGGTGTTACTTTAACCGGATCTTTCTGTCCTTGCAGAGGGCTTAGAGTCTGATCATAATGCTCTTGACCAAAACCAATTGGATCTCCTTGTGTTACATTACCAAAGTCATAGCTGACAGCTTCATAGCTGACAGTCATTTGAAAATCGTGAGTGTCTTTGCTAGCATAGTCTACCAGTGAATGATCCCACGACTTGATTATAGGATTATAAAGAGTATAGCTGACATATTCGTGTCGGGCCATTTGATAGATTTTTATATAGCTAAAGAATGGTTGAGTACTGCCGTTGTCTAGACCGTATGGATTATTAATATAATCATAGCTTCTAGTAGCATTTCTATTGTAAGCACCCGGAGATGTCGCACTAGTGCTGTCTGCAAAATAGTAACTGTAATAATTTTGCCACAAGTTGTTGATCAAACTCATGTTGTCGTCATGAAGTTTAATTGTAATATCTTCGTACTTGTGAAATGTTTGTATTTGTTTTTTACGGTTATATTGATTAACTTGATCAACAGTAACAGTAAATTTTGGCAAGGCAACACTTTTTACTAACATGCCTATTTCGTTACCATAACGTTGTACTAGATCTAGTGTTTTAACTGTGCCTGTGTTAATACCAAAAGCTACATGGAATAAAAAATTAAATTTAGGAGCGAGACGAAACTGATCGTCTACAAATAGACGAGCCGCATGTTGTTGGTCTCGCAACAGAACATTAGTGCTATTATTTAATTGACTGTTAAGTGTGAATGCCATACAGTATTTATCGAATGAATTAACTGGTCAGTTAATGGCAACCTAATAAAAAACCCGCCTAAGCGGGTTTTTATTAACCACCACCGTTGGTTTGTGTACCGCCAGCACCAGTTGCCATAGTGCCACGTGTTTGTGTAAATCCTTGTGCGCCCATTCCGCCAGCTGGAATAATCTGCTGTGCGTTGTCATATTGAATACCTAGGGTAATCATTTGTACATCTGCACCTGCATATTTTAACGCTTCGTAGTTGGTGTCGGCTAGATAGCAACCATATAGTTCCCACTCTTCTAGTACATTAACACCTTCAGCACCGTTACCGCCGTCTAACATTTCGATACGCATCAAGAACTTGTAGTCGCCGCCTGAAGCCGCACTGCTTTGTTCAAAGAAGTCGAATTGTTTCTGATTCTGTTCGCCAACTAACTTAGTAACAGCGTTGGTAACGTCATCACGTAGTTTGACAGTTAGTTTCTGCCATGTTGGTTTGCCAGCATAGTGAATTTTACTGTTGTAAACTTCAATAGTCTTGTCTTCAAACTGTACGTTTGGACGAGCGGCTTCTGATACTTGCTTGGTTAATTCAACAGTTTGACCGCTAACACCAAAGTTTTCAAAGCTAATTCTAAAACGATAGCTTAGTTTTGGCATCAACAAGCCCTGCGTTGCAGAGCTTTGATTGCTAGCTAGTGGTACTGTAAATCTTGATAAACTTGCGATTGACATTTAATATTCTCCTAATTATACGCCGCCTAGGCCTTTAATTGCTCCAGTATTTTTCAAACGCAATGGAATGTAAATGAATTCCACTGCCTTAACTGGTTCAATCGCAATATCTAGGTATAGCTCACTGCGATCTATTCTTGCAGGTGTGTTGTTACTTGTATCACAAACTACTAAGAAGTCATAGATAGCACGTTGACCTACTAGTTCTAGCAATAGCTGTTCTGCTGCCTGTTTAATTTGGTTACGTGTAATTGTATCGTTTGGTTCAAAGATGTATGGTTTAGCCAATAAATCTAGCTGACGACGTAGATACACTACTAAACGTGCCACGTTGATACGATCTAAACTGCTAGCTGTTAGCTGACGAGTGTATTGACCGTAAGCAACTAAACCAGTTCCTGTTAGATATGTTACTGGATTAACATGTACACCTGCTAGTGTATCACGTTGTCCTGTGTTCAGTGCTACAGCCGTAAATTCTCCGGTAGCTGTGTCAACATAACCTGTTGAACTTGCATTTGTAACACCACCACGACGTGTACCAGCTGGTGCAAACCATGGATAAGAAACATTGTCGCTTAATGCGATTGTACGTAGCATCATATGGCTTGGCGGAACAACAATGTTGTTACCTAATAAGTCAGTTGTATAACCCCATGGATAGTAAACACCCAAGTATGGATCTGTAGTTACTAGTCCTACATCACCGTTGTCTGGTGCAAGGTTAACGTTGTTACCCCAATTACTTAATGTTGTAGCATCAGGTGTTAAACGTGCTGGTGTGTCACCGACTACAAATGTAGTTAATCCACGATCATAGTTTAGGTTCACTAGTGGTTGAATCATTTCTGGGTAACCTGGGCAAGCCATCAAGTTAAACACACGTGATTCTGTGTCACGGATTTGTTGATTGCTGTTGGCCAGTGCTTCTAGTGCTGACAATACAACTGCACGTTGAGCATGGCGGCCAAACTGTCCTTCGCCTTGATAATCATTTGGAGCTTGTGAAACCCAACGATCAGCAAAGTAGCTGGTCATTACTTCGTTGTTATAAATTGTGTTGCGTAAGGTTGTGTTAATGTAACCACTTACATATTTCTTAACATTATAGCTTGAACGACGTAGATTCCACAACAATGTTCCTTTTGGATACAGTGCTGGACTTGGGCAGTCTGGATCTACAAAGTTTGAAGTTAATAGTGCAACGATTGAACCAGCTGTGCCTGATGTTGCACCACTTGTTCCCCAACGTGCATCGGCAAATATAATGCCGTTTTCGCTAGTATGGTCAGTGTTGTCAATCAGTACCCATTGTTTAGTCAAGTAATTATACTTGTAGATTGTTGGGAAATCATCTAAGTTAGCTGTGCTGATCCATATATCACCGTTGGCCAATGCAGTTCCACCGCTTTGTGTTGTAGGCTGTGATGCTGAAACGATTGGACCATTTGGATCTGTTGTTGAACCACCTGCTTGGTTTTGTGTATAGTTTAGATATCCAACCCAACTTGTTCCGTTGTTGACCATAATATCAACATCAGTAACTGCTGAATCATACCAATATGTACCGTTTGCAGGAATCGCTGTCGGGGCACTTGCCGATGCTGTGTAGAAACTTGCACCTGAAATTGTTGGACTCCATAAGCTAGCTACATAAGCATTGGCAGTACCTGCTGGGTTAGAGAAGAAGTTAGCTGTTGTACCTACTGCAAACAGTTTGCTGATTGGCAAATTAGTACCGTCTACAAAACGCATTTCGCCGCCGTCATTATGAATAATTGTAATTGAATTATTAGTGTTTAGGCTAGCTTGAACATTAGTAAATCCTGCGGCATTGATAGCTGTTAACAGTGCCTGTGCATCAGCACTAGTGCCTGCGGCTGTAAATGAAACTGTTAGTGGTGTGCCCATTGCGGCTTGACCAACATAACTTTCACTTAGGGTGAATGTGTTAGTTCCTGATGTAAATGTACTAGTACCAATAATGTTTGACACTAGGGTTGTATAGCCTACACCAGTACGGATGTAGAGTTTGAAGTTAGTTAATGACGAAGCCGCTTCGCCGTCGTTATACTTGGCATATACTGTACCAATTGGCAAGTTAATACCACCACCTGTTGGATCTAGGTAGTAGTTAGCTGAACTGCCGTTTTGGTAAACGCCAACTGTTTGTGCTTGGAACGCTGTAGCAGCCGCATTGTATTTTTGTACAATAAAGTCTGCGCCTAGGTTAGCAGTAGTTGTTTTCAACCATAGGCTACCTGTTGGAGCACCGTTAACTGATGCTGTAACGTCTGTGATCTTGAATAGTGGAACACTTGTATGTGCGCTGATCTGTAGCTGTGGAGCTAGATAAATCCAGCTGGTTGCTGACAAGTTTGAACCTTGATTTAGACCAACTTTGGCAACTGTTGTACCGCTGATTGTGATCGCACCTGGATATGTAGGATTGTTTGTGTTAGTACCATTGCTGTACAACACTAGATAATTGTTAATCACAGCTGAAGTAATACCAGCTGAAGTCAATGTTGAGTTACTGTTAATTGCTGTGTTCAACCCAGCTAGGTTAGTAACACCAGTAATACTTGTTCCGTTAATAACAATGCTATCACCGCTTAATAGTGTTGGACTTGCAACTGTACCTGTTGCTGTTGGCCAACTTGCGGCCCAAGAACTTGTACCAACTTCAACCCATGTACCAGCTGGAGTGCTAGTAAGAGGTTTCTTGAACCATAGTTTTAATAGTGTAGTTGTGGCAACGATAACATACTGACCAATAGTACCATAGCTCGCTAGTGGAGTGCCACCGCTTACTAGTGTTGAATCAGTGATAACTGTTACGTTTTGTACACCAAATTGTTGTCCGCCTGTTGTAGTTGCGGCATTCTGATTCCACTGGAATACACCCCATTTTGTATCGGTTGTATCTAACCAATATGTACCATCTGCTGGAGGACTTGTTGGAGCTGTAGCTGAAGCAGTTAGGCCAGCTAGGTCGATGTCAGCACGTACAACGTATGCACGATTTGAAACTCCCAAGAAACTATAGGCAGCTTCTAGACCATATTCATTTTGTTCGCCTGCATGAATTGGGTTATTGCTAGAATCTGTATAGAACGTTGGAACACCAAATGTGTCGCTTAGATCTTTCTGACTTGTTAGCAAGTATACAGTACCTGCGTTGGCTTTTAGTGTACCAGGTGCTGTACCTGTTCCTGCGCCATTTTGTTTGTTTTGTGCCGAAGCAACGATGAATAAGGGTACGGTTCCTGCGGCAGCGGGTGTATAGAAACTTTCGTCTATAACGGTTACGCTTACGCCTGGTGAACTTAATTGAGCCATTGTGTTATCTCCATGATGACATACTGTTAATGTATTTATGGCATTTGGATAATTTGTAGCTGTAATAACCCTATAAAAAGGCCGCAAAAAGGCTTAAATAAAAACATGAGACCTTTGTGTACATGCGGGCGAGCGCCTGTTGCAATCAACTATTACAAGGATGGTAAAGCATTTTACAGGAGTCAGTGCGGGCTGTGCGCCAGGGGAGTTAAACAACCACGCTGGGCAACTGCTGGTTATAAAATGCTAGACAAGTGTGACAAGTGTGGTTTTAGAACACCGCATCGTGAAGTGTTTACTGTGTTTCACGTTGACGGCAACTTAGATAATTGTCGACATTCTAACCTGAAAACTGTGTGTGCTAACTGTGCTCGAGTCCTACATAAAGAGGGCGTTCGTTGGCGTCAAGGGGATCTTGTACCAGACCTATAACGCTTTGCACTTGAGTGTATAGGTCGTCAATAGTTTCATTATTGTCTAAAGTGTAGTCAAATTTAGTGCCAACCCAAGCAGTTTCACTAGCGTGTATACCTAGAGTTTTTAGCTTTTCTTGGAACATTTCTAGCCCTTGATTAGCGTATTCTGCCACTTGATACCAATCAGGTTCGGCACCGCGAACCACACGGATTACAATGCCGCCGGCATCTTTAATTGACTTAATTTCATTAGGAAAACGGCAGTCACTAATAACTATGTCATCTTTCGAGTTGCGTAGTTTATTCTCTAATGATGCGATCCAAATATCGTCATGGAACGCTTTGCGGCAAACTTCTGTGCCCCAGTACTGTAGTACCCAGCGTGGAGTTAGGTTAGGCATGTTTAGGCGTTCTGACCACCACGGATCTACTTGTTCACGCCACTCACGTGCCATTTTTGTACGGCCTTCAAGCATGGTTCTATCCCAACCAAATACTTGTGCTACAGCATCTTTCAAACTGTTGGCAAAACTTTCTCGTCTAAATCCGTGGAAATTAGTAAGATAATCGGCAATGGTATCTTTGCCCGAACCAATAAAACCACACACACCTATGATCATAGAACCCCCTAAGTTACTGCTATTATATAACAGTTTTATTACAAGGTCAAATTATTTTTAGCCAAGAACGAAATAGTAACCAGTACCGCCTGCTACTAGAGTTTCTAATTCTTTATCTAGTTTATCCAATTCTTCTTTACCAGAGCTTAATAGAGCAGTACCGTTCAACTGTATGCCACTTTGCGGGCCCGCAATAGATGTAAATTTGCTACGTGCTTCACCTAGCATCATTTTAGCTGTGGCTAAGGTGTAGTCTTTTAACCATTGTTTAGCGTAAGTGTCTTGCAACAGGACCCAGTCAGGGCGGAAGTTGTAACTTTGCACTAGAATCTGTTCGCCTTGTGCGAAAGGACGTTGTAGTATGTTTAATATGTGTGTAGTAGGTTTCCAGACAAATTCTATGTATGAACCAAACATACGACCTACTAATTTTTGGTATCCTGCAAACATGTCATATGTTGCTAGGCCGCCCATCATGCTACCTGACATCAAATATGTATTTGTATATGCCAAGTTAAAGGGTTCAAACAAAGTACCACCAGCGCCAATACCGGTACGGCTACCGATAGCGCGGCGAAATACTTGACGAACTGTAATAACTTCATCCGGTAATCTGTATTCATTTTGATCCTGTATCAGCTCTAAAAACATATAGCTTTCTTCTACAGCATTAGGGCTACGTTGACGATAGCGATTGATCGCTCGATCTAGCGCAGTTTCATAGTGCGCAGGGTCTAATTCAACTTCAACCATGCCGTCGCCCAGCATAAGTTTGACATAATCAAATACTTTATTACGTTCTGCTGTGGAATTTGACGTTACTGACGGTGCTAGATCATCCATATTTTTGCTCTCCAAGTATATTTATCCTAGCTAAATATGATTATGCCACGATTATCTTTATATAAACCAGAAAAAGGGCTTGATTACAAGTTCATGGACCGTCAGGCCAGTGAAATGTTTCAAGTTGGAGGTACTGATTTGTACCTACACAAATACCTAGGACCTAACCAGGGTGTTACGCAAAGTGCTGATCAGCCCGTATATGGTACACAAAACGTGGCCAACATACAAGATCTACTGTTTTTAGAAAATCGAGATCGCGCATATGATACGCAGATCTACAGATTACGAGGACATTACAGCGTGTCGAACATTGACTTTAACCTAAGTCAGTTTGGCCTGTTTATTGACAATGACACAATCTACATGACTGTGCATATCAACGATATTATTAATACTATAGGCCGTAAACCTATTTCAGGCGATGTTTTTGAATTGCCGCATTTGCGTGATGATTTTGCACTCAATAATTTCAGCGTAGGACTGCCTCGCTATTATGTTATTGAAGATGTAGGTCGTGCTTCAGAAGGTTTCAGTTCTACTTGGTATCCACATTTGTACAGATTAAAGTGTAAGAAGGTAGTAGACAACCAACAGTTTGCACAGATCTTTAATCAGCCAGCAGTTGATGCCAACGGTGATCCAGTGGCCAACACTACTCTGCGCGACCTATTAAGTACGCACAACCAAGAGCTGTCTATTAACGACACTGTTGTAGCACAAGCTGAAGCAGATGCTCCTAAGAGTGGTTACGAAACTAGACAGTTTTACACACTAGCTGTTGACGACAAAGGCGTTCCTGTACTTGAAACTGCGGATGATGCTACTATTGATGCCAGTACAGTTGGAAATGTTACAGCAGATACTACTGTAGGCATACCTCCACGTACTGGTTATACCGGTTATCTAATCGGCGATGGCTATCCTCAAAACGGATATGCATTTGGTTTTGGTATACAATTTCCGGCAGCGCCTACAGACAACGACTTTTTCCTACGCACAGATTTCATGCCTAACAGACTGTTCCGATTTGACAGTACTCGTTGGGTCAAAGTAGAGGACGCTGTTCGCATGAATATGACTAATAACGATACTCGCAACACTCTCAAAACAGGATTTATCAACAATACTGCGGCCACATATAATGATGAGGTGGCTACAGGATTCAGTCATAATCCTACACAAATCACCGGCGAGCCTAACGGATATATTACAGCTGGCACTACAGTAATATTCACACTAATACCTTATACTACAGCACCATATGTTGTATTAAAATTAGATACACAGGTATTAGATTTTGACACTACAGTTTATACCAGCATGTTAAGTCAGTACACATATACTGACCCGATCGGTGTGCAGTCTTCTAAACTTAAAATTACACTGCCTGTGATTAATTCTGTACAACAAACAATTCCATTTGCAGGCGTATGGGCTGTAACATTGTATAACTATAAAGAAGCTCAGAGACAAAGCCTGTCTTCAGCTCTTAAACCTAAGGCGGATTTCTAATGTTATGGTTTTATGATGGTCAAATAAGAAGATATATCACACAAACAATACGTGTGTTCAGTAACTTTACGGTCAAATATGGAGACGGAACTCTTGTACGTGTTCCTGTAATGTATGGAGATGCTGACCGTGCAGTGGCCAGTATTATTCGTAACAACTCTGAAAACAAAGTTAACTCTGTACCACGTATCAGTGTGTATGTAAGTCAACTTGCACTAGATCGTGAACGTACTAGTGATGCTACTTTTGTCAGCAAAATGCATTTCCGTGAAAGAGATTTTGATCAAACTGGTCAAAATTATACCAGCGGTCAAGGACGTAACTACACAGTAGAACGTCTAATGCCGACTCCTTTTAAACTCACTATGAAAGTAGACATTTGGACTGCCAACACTGATCAACGATTACAAATACTAGAACAAATATTGGTATTGTTTAATCCTAGTTTAGAATTACAAACCACTGACAACTATATCGACTGGACCAGTTTGAGTGTATTAAACCTTACAGACATTAACTGGGATTCAAGAACAGTTCCTGTAGGCACAGATACTCCGATCGATATTTCTACATTGACTGTGGATACAGGTATTTGGATCAGTCCGCCAGTCAAAGTCAAACACCTTGGCGTTATCACTAAGATTGTTACCAGCCTTTGGGGCTCGACAGACACTTCACCTACTGGCTATATCGAAGGACTTGGAGAAGATCCGGCAGGATCTATAGGAACTAGCAGTTTCTCTGATCTACTAGCTGAAAATATCACGACTATTACTGACTACATCCTACAAGTTTATAATGGACAAGCAGTTATACTCAGCCCAACAGAAGGATTTACACCGCGTGAACCTACTCTAGATATACCTGTTCGTAATGGTGCTCCGATTGATTGGAACATAGCACTTGGCCAATATCCTGGAAAATTCACAGCAGGCTCAAGTAGATTGTTCTTAACACAAAGCAACGGCACAGAAATAGTTGGAACTGTAGCACTAAATCCAGTTGATTCAACTATTATGATTGTCAACTGGGACCGTGATACACTAGTGTCTAACACTGGTATAGACAGTTCAGGTGTATTTGATTATATGGCAGGTTATAATGCGGCTGCCAGCTATCGACCTAACAGTCCTGGAACATTTGATGCTATTATCAACCCGTTAACCTACACTCCAACAAGTCCAGCTGCCGGTACTAGATATCTGATTATTGAAGATATCGGTTCAACTGCTAACATTAAAGACAATCAATGGACTGGCGCAACACCTGGAGCGTCTGCTACAAACTATTCATCAGTATGGGGAACACTAGTCGCTAAGGCCAACGATATCATAGAATATACAGGCACAGGATGGCATGTTATATTTTCACATGCTCAAGAAGCAAGTACCATGGTGTGGCAAACTAATATATACACTGGAGTACAGTATCTATGGAACGGAGTTTCATGGACAAAGAGCTTTGAAGGTGAATATCCTACAGGATCATGGAGACTAGAGTTATAACAGAACGCATAGTATGTAGCGGAGCATTGTTCTACGCTAAATCTACACGACGTTTCTTGTTATTACAAAAAGCCCATGGCAAACACGAAGGCACCTGGGGGCTTGTAGGTGGTACTACTATCGAGGGAGAAACACCTTGGCAGGGTCTACAACGCGAAATACAAGAAGAATTAGGCTTTGTTCCTTCAATAATTAAAACTATTCCGTTAGAAACATTTGTAAGTAATGACAATGTTTTTAATTTCCATACTTATTTGTGCGTAATAGAAAACGAATTTATCCCAACTCTTAGTGACGAACACTCTGCTTGGGCTTGGGCAATAATGGATCGTGCTCCTAAACCATTACATCAAGGCCTGCGTAATAGTTTTTCAAATAAAACTATAAGAACTAAACTACAAACTGTGTTTGATCTCGTTGATCTAATATAAAAAAAGGACCCGAAGGTCCTTTTTTATTGGGTTCTAATTAGATTAGAAACCGCGTGTGTACTCTAGAGCAACACCATTAGTCTTTTCGTCACCGCGGTTTTGGAAGTACTTGACTTCAACTAAGTCTTTCTTAGTAACGTCATAACCGAAACCAGCTTTCCAAGTGCGTGTTAGATAGTTGTTGTTATCTGCAAATGAATCACGGAATCTCCAACTAGCTAACGCAGACAATTTGTCAGTGATAAAGTATTCAGCTTTTGGTTCTACTGTGTAGTAGCCAAAGTCTACTGTGTTACCAGCAGAATTAACACCGTTGAATACTTCACCTAGACCCAAACGTCCACCTAGGTGCAAGCCTGGGTAAACTTCATACAATTTTTGAACACGAGCTTCTGCTGTATTCTCAATTGGGTTTTTATTACCGCTAACAGAACCATCATCACGGCTAGCACCTACTTGAATGTCGGCTTTAACACCGTTGTCAAACTTGACATATGGTGCAATCTTGATTGTGTTTGTCATTGTGTTTGGGGCTTGTGTGCCACGCTCACGTTCAAACTCAGTGCTGATACCTGTTTCAGCTAGTGCTGTACCGCTCAATAATGCGGCAAAAATTAATGTTAACATCTTATTCACTTATAAATCTCCTTAATTAAGTGTAACTCTGTCATTTTACAGGAATGTAAAAACTCCTGCAACCGAAACGAGCAATAAAGCCCATCCGATTAGTGCTGTGTAGTAAGTAGTAAGAGTTGTTCCAAAATAACGCTTACCAATCATTACACATTCGTGCATTGGGGTCAGCAAGTAACCACAATAGTCTAATGCAAAGAACCAAAGTAGGTATTCCCTACCAAAGGCACTTGTCATTAGCACAGTCAGTGCGGCAAATTTGCCGTCACTGCCCATTGAGAAACTGGCTAAGAATGTTAGTAAACTGATAAAGAACACACCTTTAAATGTGTGCATATCTAATCCTATGCTCTTAACAGCTTCTTCAATCCAAGCGCGATGCTCTTGCATATATCCCGAGCTCGCAAATACTACAGCAACGATAGCCACTGTAGTCCAATTAATATAACTGTTTAACTTTTTAATATCAAACGATCGAGTGATTAGTATATAATATACTAGTAATGCACCAAATACTGGAAATACTGCTTCGGGACCTTCGCCGCCCATCAGCATATAGGCCACAATGGCTGCCAAGAATGGCAGTGTATTTTTTGCAAAGTCTAAGAATCCTGTAGACTCTGGACATTCTGCAATCACTACTTCGTTCTCATCTACCGCTAACCAACAGTACAGTACAATAAACAGGAAGCTGACAGCAATCAATGGCGCCAGCATGCCTAACCATGCGGCATATCCAATACCAAAAGCCGCCATAGGTAGCAGTACGGGTTTTTCAATCGGACTCCACATGTAAAAATGATGAGTGGTTAAGAAATCGATAATACCTAATTTTTTGCGGCTGGCATTATCACCGTTCACGCCAGTCGCCGTATCTAATATACCTGCTGACACTGTAGCACGACCTTCAATTGGCAGTATACCCGATACGAAACTCAGCAACATGATAACTAATCTGTTACTCTTAAATTTACTTTTTAAAAATCCATAGGTACCGGCAAATAGATTTTGTTCTTTAGCTATACCGCTAACTACCATGATCGATATTAAGACAAAAAGATAAATCTCGTCATCTAAATAATTAAAAATTTCCACTATTTTTTCTCCAAATTTCCAGCAACACTGATTCGTGTGCCAGTGCCTCTATTTTTACTTACCGAATGATTCATCCATCCTGGAAAGATTATGAGTGATCCTTCTTCTGGTGCGATTGAGTGCCTAAACCTATCTAAAAACCAAAATGTCAATGCGCCTGCACCTGGGGGTATTTGAACATAGTAAGTCCAAGCAAATGGACTATCTCCATGATGATGAGTGTTAGTACTTTCTAATGGACGATGTATTTGCCCCCATTGACTAGTATTGACCAGTCCTTTTTCAGCGGCTATTTCATTTACTAGATTTACTAGTTTTAATCCTTCACTGCCTTCTGGTATTTCAAACAGACTGTCTTCGCTAAGACCGCTATTGGGATCTTGGCTTACTCTAACGTCTATATGTTGTAGCACTTCTTTAGCCAGTTTACTGTTGTCTATGCCAGACAACATATACTTTCTAGCAGTTAATTCTAGCAGAGTAATATCTTCTATAAATTTAATCATTAGTTTATATTAAACGCTATACTAATGCGCTCATGATCAGTTTCATTCATTTCTACCCTGTGAGTTAACCAGCAGGGAAACAGTATTAATCTTCCAGCTTTAGGAGGAAATTTTAAACTTTCTTGCGGACTTTCATCTGCTGGAAACGCACCCATGTGCATCAATGGATTGGGATTCTGTAATTTTAAATTACCATCGGTTTCATTAGTTTGATAATAGTAAGTTCCTGCTATTCTAGTGTAAGGATGTACATGATCAAAATGTGTTCCTCCTCGACTGCTGAGATTAAACCAAGATCCCCCGAACTGAAAAGGCGGACCTTTATAATTTATAGCAACTGTATAGTCATCCACAGCTCGACGTATTGCCTGTTTTAAATTTATTAGATTATATTTGGCAATGTCGTGCGCATTACCGTTACCCCAAAAGAAGGTAGTCAGCATTGCACCTCCGGTTATAGCAGGTGTAGATCTGGATCTAATCTGCGGAAGTACCTGCTCAATTTCAGCTTGTACAGTTTGAAGTTCGTCTCCTTCGAGATCGCGTACAAAAACAGGAGTAGGAAACCAATATTCAACAGGCATAATTACTCCAAATTAAATGCGATACTGATTCTTTCATGATCAGTTGTGTTTATATTAACTCTGTGAGATAACCAACTAGGGAATAACAATAGTCTACCTACAGCAGGTCGATAACTTACTGCATCTATATCAGTACCATCTGCTGGAAAATAACTAAAATTAATATTAGGATTAGGATTTTGAAAACGTATTTTACCGTCGTCACCATTGGACTGGTAATAGTATACTCCGCTTATGCGACTGCGAGGATGGCTGTGGTCATACTGAAAGCCGCCTTTTTTACAAAAGTTAAACCAACTTTCGCTCATTTTAAAAATCGGATTTGGATAGTTTATTTCTCTAGCGTATTCTTTTATAGCCCACCCCACTGCCTCTTTAAAGATGTCTAGTTTGTATGTTTCTACATCGTTAACTTTTTCAAAATTAAATGTTGTTGTTACTGCATCGCCCCATGGGCTTGCATTTTCTTTACTACGAACATCTGGCAATACTTTATCAATTTCATCTTGTATTTTATTCAAAGCAATACCCGAAAAATTATGAGCAAATATTGGCGTAAAGAAGACATTTTGTATCATGGAATATTTAGTGAAGTAAATACAGGTGATGAAAATTTTAAAAAATCTTATTAGTCCAAGTGATTGTGCAGAATTGGACAAGAGCATTAGAGCTAGAGAACGCCCTATTGGAGATCGATTAGTACCAAAAAGTTTCAGCGCCTATGCGTTATTAGAAACTGAACAGTTACTTGTAAAATTAACTCCGCAGATTAGTAATATAGTTCAAAAAGAATTATATCCAACTTATAGTTATTCGAGAATATATTATACAGGTGCTACGATGCCTCTGCACACCGACCGTAACGCCTGCGAATACAGCATGAGCTTATGTGTGGGAGGAGAAAGTTGGCCCTTGTGTTTTCAAGACCGTGATCCGGTATTGCTTGGAATAGGCGATGCTGTATTATATCCTGGAATAGAACTTACTCACTGGCGTGAAGAATACAAAGGTACAGGATGCACACAAGTATTTTTACACTGGGTAGATGCTAACGGATCTTATGCAGAGTGGAAATATGATCGAAGACCTGCTATAGGAACACTTGAAAGTGATAAATTTTACTGGGGTAAAAGCTGACAATCCCAAGCAATAACTCTACGCTGTCCTGTGCCTTGCCAAGGATACACTAAATGCGGTATCCAACTTGGAAATATCAACATTGTTCCTACACTAGGTGTTACATGTACAAATCTCGAAGCTTTGGGATTTGAAGTAGCATCAAATAAAAAACTTATACAGCCGTCGGTTTCGGCGCTATTGTCATTAAATGCAGGAACTTCTAAATATAAATTACCAGAAATCGATCCGTAAGGATGAGTGTGAGCTACTTGATAACTGTTTTCTGGTTGAGTAATAGTCCAGCAGTTGGCTATTTTAGGCACTAGGTCTTCAGCATCTATGCCTGCACTTAATTGATATTCTCTAGCCTGTTGTTCAATCCAATTAACTAACCAATTCCTATCTTCAACACATGGCCATACTCTACGTTGCTCACCGCCTCGGATAGTAAGATAATCGTTTACAGGATAATCTTCTACAGTAGAACTACGTGTAAACAAGTCTCTACTAAGTTGATCGGCCTTAACTAGTATATCCTGCTCAACTTGTATTCGAGCTATGGGTATGGGATTAAAAAATTTACAGTGGATCGTTGACATAACTATCTATCACTAAGATACTACGCTGACCTTTACAAGGTTTTGAATTGTGAATCAAATATGCAGGCATACTCATCCACTCGCCTGGTTTTAAAGTAATTGTTTCTGCGAAATTGATCCCTTGCGCCATAGCCAACTGTCTAGGTTCTTGCAGGATTATTTCGCCGGTGCCCTGCAGATTTATAATTGTAGTGACAACTTTTGCAATACCTACATTATGAAAATGTGGATCTTGATATCCGCCGTTATCATATTCGACTGCCCAGATATTTTTTAATCTTGCAAATTTAATTTCTTCCTTAATTTTATTAATTTCAGGATGTAATAATCCTAGCCAATCAGGTTCGGGTTCACCGTATTTAAAAATATATTGCCAGCCATTTTGTGTGGTAGATTCTACAGCACCATCGGGGTCAAGTTCTCGTTCAAATTTAACCCACTCATTATACATTTTAATGATTTGATCTGATAATTCAATGCGGCCATGCCACGTGGGTGTAACAAATCTAGCTTGCTTCATGTTTGTAAATCGTATTTTTTAAATACTCGTAGAGTGTGGGCTCCATATCGGTGGCTGCCTTCCAATAGGTCTTTTTCTTTTCAAGTATTTTAAAAGTTTCAGCATAGACCTTTTTATAGTCAACCCCATCTCTATTTTGTTTTAACTGTATTGCTGTAGGATCTAGAATCATGTAGTTCATACCAATGCTAATTCTAGTAATGCCTGCACTTACAGGAGCGATACCTGAAAACATTTTCCTATGCTGTAGATCATAAAATCCTTGGAAGGGTTGAGGTTTTAAGCTAGGTAATCCTGGACTATAGGTTCTATCTCCGTTAGCAATCCAATAGTTTGTATCGTTGCGTATGCTGAGTGCATAGTGCAATGCTACAAATTCTGCAAAGTTTCTAAAAATCTGTAGGCAACTGGCATTGTAGACATCGATATCCCACTGTTTGACTGCTGGCCGATCTAGTGTTTTAATCAATTTAAATAGAAATTCATGTACTGTGAATAATCCGTTACTTTCTAAAGGTTCTATAAACCCAGCACTAAGACCGATAGCTACAACATTCTTTACCCATGTGCGATTGTGTATACCTACACGCATAGAGATATCTCGATATTCTAATACATCGACTTGTTCTCTTGTTTTAGGACAAGCAACTTTATCGCTCATTAGATGTTGTTTAAATTCTTCCAATGCCTGTTCTGGTGTAACATACTTGTCGCTATAGACATATCCAGTACCGAGACGGCTCCATAGAGGTATATTCCAAACCCAGCCGTGTTCTATAGCAGTACAATTTGTATAAGGTTCTAATTCTAATTCTTTATTTTGATAAGGTAATCGAGTAGCCCATGCACGATTGTTAGGTAACATGTCTTCGTAACTGTCAAATGGTTCTCGCATAGCACCTGCAAGTAACATGCTTTTCCAGCCTGTGCAATCTACAAATAAATCTGCGGTAATGTATTCACCGCCGTCTAATACTAGACCTTCAATTCCATCAGAATTAGATTCTATGTCAACTACTTCGTTAGAAATATGCACCACTCCTTTAGGGATACAATAGTGTTCACGTAACCACGCACCAAATTTTGTAGCATCAAAATGGTAGGCGGCATGCCATTTAGGATCAAACTTGTGAAAAAATCCTTGACTGTTAGTGCTAAACTTGTTGGCATCTAGCAAATACCCAGTAGGATAGTAACTATGTACAAAATCTTGTACAGGAGTCTCTGGATAAAGAGCTTTTTTATAATACCAATCCTGTATGCCATCTACTGTATCGTCTAGTACAGGTTCACCAAAGGGATAATGAAATCCTCCTGAATCTTTTTCGTAAAAGTCTGTAAACTTGATACTGAGTTTATAACTAGCATCTGTATAAGCCATAAACTCTTGTTCGTCAATTTCTAAAAATTGTAGATAATCGTTAATCTGTGCGATCGTGCTTTCACCGACACCTACGATTGGTACTGTAGGACTTTCAATGACTGTAATTTGTTTATTAGGAAACGCCTTGATTAAAATAGCCGCAGTCATCCAGCCAGCACTACCGCCTCCGACTACAGTGATACGATCTACAGGCTTTATCATTTTATCCCAAACCAATGTTTAAGATACATGGCTTTCATGAGATTACGTTTGAAATTAAAACTTAGACTAAAGAAATATTCTCTACGCTTTAACCAACTGTGAGCTTTCTGGTCGCCGACTACAACTTCCATTTTAAATTTTTCATCAGTCATTGGTATTAACTGTAGAATAGGTGTGCCAGCTTTAAGCAAAAATCGATCATTTAGCACTTTCCACCACACCTGCGGATTTATTTCTGTACTTAAACTTGGATCTAGTATACCCATGTTATGTTCAAACGCAAAATCATCTCCATAGGGAATTGGAATCGCCATAAATTTTACACCTGGAGGTGCAATAATATGCCACGGAGTGTTAAATTTAATAATGCTACGCAAGCATCCCGGACGAGGCGGAAAGGGAGCGGCAATTTCATTGGCCATGTGTCCTGACACTAGATGCCCGCCATACTTTTCTGCTAGAGACTCGCTAGGAATAGTCCATTTGAAATTTTCCATATCCCCGTTAGTTTCTATCATAACGTCCCATGGCATTGGTACGATATAGCCTGTGCTCATTAGATCAAAAATACCGGGACAGCGGTACACATCAACAAATTGTTTTCCTTGTGATTGTTCTAGTTTTCTAAGGTACATCTTCCTAGCACCTTCTACCCAGTCAGGCTTATAATCCTTAGCTTCTATAATAGGATAGGCTTCTTCCATTCCCGGTATTGTTGTAAAAAATGTTATTTTTCTCATGCTCTAATCCTAATATTAAATGCTAAATTTATTCTGTCTCGGTTAGACAAGTTAGGTTCCACTTCGTGTGCCATCCAACTTGGCCATATAACTAAATCACCATCCTTGGGCGCAAAACTAAAGTCTCGCATAAACGGGCTAGTCTTGCCGCAATCTCCTAGTAGATTCGCAGGATTAGGAAATCTTAGATCTCCGCAATCAGTAGCTTGTAGATAGTATACTCCGGAAAAATCATCTTCTTTATGGGTATGCATAGTATTCCTACTACCTGGCGAGTTTATATTGACCCAAGCTACTAAATTTGGATTAGGTGTTTTTTCAATTGCTCTAAAGACAGGATCCTCCTTGTTATAGAATATCACAGCTTCAAGCAATAATACACTAATTTCATATGAAAGCCAACCTATATTTTTTAAAGGAAAGTCCATTCTAAAGCAACCTGGATTGCTAAATTCCATTGTTGGGCTAGATTGCGCTAGTGTATGTATTTGATTTAAAAGTGCTTGGCGATCTGTAAGACTGCCTACATCTGATTGTATAAAAATATCGGATCTAAACAGTGGTTCTCTAGTCATTACTCAACACTATACCAGTCTTTTAAAAATGCATAATGGTTAGGGAACATTTCTTTTACTAGAGCAACTCGTTGACTTTGGCTGTTGGTAAAATATTCAGCATACTTTTCTACATCTCCAAACAGTTTCTTTTTATGGCCGTCATAAACTCCGCCTGCATTGAGTACACTGAACCAATGTCCTACATGGAAACTACTAGTTGGATGTATAAAGAAATCTCTATTAGGGCTTGGTACAAACTTTTCTACAAAGTCTAAAACCTTTTTAGGAATCATATCAGGCATCTGTTGATGTATGTTATTCCAAAACGGTGTATCATTCTTAGTGCTAAAGTGATAGTGAGCCCATACAAAGGCTACGATTTCCCAGAACATGAGATCGTAAATTTCGTTAACTTCATTTTTAAGAGGTTGGCTCCAAACGCCATGTGTTCTATTCAACCCTTCAGTGATCATTTCAACCGCTTTAGTGGTAAATGTAATGCCTGTGGCTTCTAATGGCTCAACGAATCCGGCCGCTAATCCAACTCCCATGACATTTTTATAAGCTACCCGGTTGTGTATTCCACACTTCATATTGAGTATACGTGCCGGCGCTGAGAATTCATTTACTTTCTCACGTAGTTCTTTTTCAGCATCTTCATCGCTAATAAATTTACTACTGTATACATAACCGTTTCCTTGTCTTGTATAGATAGGAATAGTAAACATCCAACCTGCGTTCATAGCAGTAGCACTGGTATATGGAACACACTCAGCTTCTGGATCAGTATATTGAGTCTGTAAGACTACTGCACGATCACAAGGTAGTATGTCAGTGACGCTGGTAAATGGTATTCCCAGTTTCTTTTCTAACAATATTGATGCAAAGCCACTGCAATCTAAATATAGATCGGCAACATACTTGTTGCCAGCACCGTCTACTAGTGCAGTAATCCCGTCATCGTTTGTTTCAACATCTTCAATTTTAGTGTTAATATAGTTGATACGATCAATAATTAGGTCTTTAATTGCTTTGATAATTTCATAGGCGTTAAAATGCACAGCGCCAAATTGTCTATAACCGGTTTGTGCGTAGTTAGTGTCCATACCAGCAAGTTTAGGACTTTTATTAGCTAGAGCTAGTTGATAAGCTGGCAGCCAATCAAAGAATTCTTTCTTGTCACGTCCTAAAAAATAATCTGTAGTATACAAGTCCGGAGCAATAACTGTATTTTCAATAAAATCATTGTCAACAAAATAGTTTTCAGGTGTCCACCCTTTGAAATGCACACCTAATTTAAAAGCCGCTTGACTTGGCTTCATCCATGACTTAGGATCAAGTCCGCAGTCAAATAAGAATCTAGCGGTGGCAGGTTGCGTTCCTTCACCTACACCAATTGGGCCCATGTCTGTACTTTCTATTAGTGTAACTTCGCAAGGAAATTTTAAGTTTCTAGTGATGTATGCGGCAGTTAGCCAGCCGCTTGTACCACCACCGAATATAATAATTTTTTTAACTTTTGTTATGCTCATTTTCTAATCACCAGTACGTATAATCCGTTCCACCACTCTTTTCCATTTTCTTCGCTGTTTAACAATAGTTTTTTATAGGTTATGCGAGCACCTGCATCGTACAATGCCGCTACAGTGCCATCTACAGTTTCCTTCCAGTTGGCATCGTCAATGACGATAATTGCTTCTTGGGCCAGTGTACTGTAGTATAAACTGATTGCATCGTAGGTTGTTTTATAATCATGAGGACCGTCATAGAAAAACATCTGTATTGTTTCATACATGTCTGCCGTTTGAACATCAAACATGTTTGATTCAATAATTCTAACATTGCTATTACCAACATACGGAGTAATATTTTGTTCAAACTGAGCTCTGCTGTTAGGCGGGAGTTTTAGTTTATTGTTTTTATCTTGTACATTTTCAGTCCAGGTATCGATAAATGTAGCGTTCAGCGGATTATTTTCAAGTACTGCCGCGGCTGTTGCTCCAAGGTAACTACCTATTTCTAAATAACTACCAACACCAGAAGCTAGATGATTCAACAGTGTCTTAACACGTGGACTAGTTAGCCCCGGAATATCATTCCAAATTTTAGGAATACCTGATTGATGAATAGCCTCAGCTACATGTTTAACTAACGGACTATAGTCTAAGTCGCTTTTACGATCGTATACTTTATCGCAATAATGACAGTCCCAGCAGTCAAATTTACAATTTTTAATTTTTTCACGCCATAGTTCGATAGGTTTGCCAGTCATACCTGTTTCATCTGCCCATTGCATAAATCCTGGAGCAAGTATTTCTTCTCCTCCTACATATTTTTCAATGTAAGATAGCGTATCTAACAAGCGTTGATTGTCCTCACGGCCGTGCATTTTAAACACATCAATTCCTAATTCATCGAGATATTCATCCCAGTCAGCTCGCCACGGACTTAGGTTGGCAGTTTTAAGAGGAACTGAACTATCAGTTACTTCCCACTTGGGACAGCTAACACGACTAATTGGATCGTTGAAATACTGCGGTGATTCGGCATTTCTAATATTGTTATAATGGAAATGTTCTTCCATCATTGAACAATTACCTAGACAGCCTTCGTTGGCTAGCAGGCTGATAGTAATGTCTTTGCCCATAGTTTCTTTAATATACTCTTTGGCACGTTTAATTTTTAACAGTTGATCACGATCGCGCATCAAATCACGGTCAAGATTAATGTAGTCAAATCCTGCTTGTGCAAGATTGACTACTTCTTGGGCATGTGTAACTTCTCTTAAAATTGTGTTTTTAACGTAGAGTTCAGGAAATGCCGCTTTGATTTGTCCGGTTGCCATCCAGTGGGTATGTGGAATTGTAGCAATCTTAATACCAGCATCATATAACTTTTTAAAATTAACAATAAATGTATCTAAGTTTGCCTGCGTAGGTGCAACTTGTATGTTATTAAAGGTTGCACTAACGGGGATACCTAGATGTTTTTGAATGTTAAGAGCAGTATCAATTAGTGAATAGTGATTGTCTTCAATTAAAAAAACATCTCCCATAGCATCTTGTTTAAAAGGTGCTATGCGGCTAGTAAAATAAATGTCAGCAATCCAATCTTTATAAATCTGCAACCATGCATAAAAGTGAGTGAACTCTTGTTGATTTAGTTTTGGATTTAATGGTATGCTGAAAATCTTTCTTGGTTTTGTGTTAATCATTTAGGTTCTCCAAAGTATTGTAACCAGCCGGTTAAAATATATTTTTCATTACTCAATGGAGGATTACCTCGATGGGTATGTGTAAATGCCGCTGGCCATATTACTAGTCGTCCTGCCTTGGCACTTAGTCTGCGTTTTTGATAGAGGAATTCTGTTTCGCCTCCGTGTTCTACATCATTTAGATACAGGGAAAATACTGTTACTCGGGTACTGACATCAAATCCGGCGTTTTCGCAATGCCAATCATGATAGCCGCCACCTGGTTCTGTTTTCTGTAAACGAGCACTTATAACACCATGTTTTTCAATGTCGTGTAATATGCTAAATTCTTCTGCATAATCACCATAGGCTTTCCAAAATTTATCAAAGAAAGTTTTCATTATGGGATTAGCTTTCATTACAGGCAAACTGTCAAATTGCATGACAAAGCCAGTTTCGTCGTCTTTGTGATGAGCTCTGCCATCTTTCATAGACTGTCTGTCATAGACCAAGTCTAATTCTTTCATATGATTAAAATAATCAATAAATGTTTGGCATTCTTTGGCTGTTAAAAAATTATCAAACACTCCTATAAAATCTGTAAACATGCATTATCCCTAGTATTATATAGGTATATTTACTGAAATTATTTGGAAGTGAAATTAAATGTGATAGCTATGCGTAATGGGCTAACAGTAGGATACGAGCTTGCGTGATAGTGCTGTCCAGGGAATAATACAATTTTCCCTTTGGCAGGTTTAACTTTTTTCTTAACTGTTAGTTGACTAAATTTGGCTTGATCAGGCAGTAGTGTAGGCCAAGTTTCTTCGTAAATTGTTAAGTCCCCGTCACAGTCATTTACATAATACACAGCAGTCCAATGGGGGAAATATGCATCAACGTGTGCGGCATGCGGACTAGGATCAGCATTACATGTAAAAAGCCCGACTCTGATACGCTCTACAACATCAATCACTAGTTTACCACCTAGTGCTTTTTCTAATCCCATTAGTACCGGTTCTACTTTTGAAAGATCTTCAGAACGTTGATTATTGTTGAATACTATATTATGATAAAAACCAACTGCTCCAACATTTTCTATTTTGCCGTCAGCACCATATACTGAATCTAGAGTAAGGGCCCAAGGAAAACTTGGATGCATCAATCGTTTTTCAAGTCGATCAACATAGTCGACTGGCAGAAAATTATCTAACTCAATGATATCGTCTATCATTATTCAGATAAATTTACAGTTGCCGCGCCCCATTGTTGATCTTCTGCCACCACACTGCTAGTTGCAATTCCAAAACGATTATGTAAAATTGCTCGTGTTTGAATTACTTCGGTGCAGGCATCTATCTCGCTAGCAATAGATGCTTTGAGTGCGGCATTACGATCTTGATCTTCTTGACTTAAATTTTTGTAGTAGACAGTTAGTGCTAGATGCATCACCGCTTTCCAAAATTCTACCACTTCTGCAAGATCCGCATCGCTTAACTTGTATGTAAGTTGCGGTTTTACAGCATGCTCTTCCATAGAATGGATGATCAATTCTTCGTGTACTTCTGATCCCACTGCAATTTTAATCTTGTGCTCATGTGTAACTTTAGCAAATTTGGCCGCACGAGCTATGTTCTCAGGAACTTGAATATAGTTTATTTGGCTTAGATCAACACTAGATTCATTTTCTGGTGCGATATAAGCGCAGGTGTATGGGCCAAAACTGTACTGATCAAGAATTTCAATTTTTTGATCTAGTGCTGGGTGATTAAATGGTAGTGCTTCAAGGACGATAAACATCGTTAAGTTCCTCATCGGTAGGTTGATCAACAGCGTTCGGATCAGTAGTATGACGCTCTTCTACAGGAACGAGATTGTTGACATTAAATTCTATTTTATTAAGATCTTCCGGAGTATGGCCTTGCATAATACCAGCATAGTCTTTATCGGTTTGCATCAAGTGGCCGTGGGCTTGATTACGTAAACTACTACTCATAGCTTCTACTCTGAGTGCAATTTCATGCGTAAGTGCCAATGCTTCTTGTTGTTGTTGGCCGTCAAGTTGTGTAATAGCATCCATGTTACCGGCACTAACTTTACCGTAACCAACTACATCCATTGCGGCTTGTTTAGCTAGACGAACAGTCCAATAGTGTTTTTCCCATTCGTTTTCTTCATCTAGGTTACCAAACACTTCTAACCAGCTACGACCGTCTGGAGTTTTACCGTGAGGGCCAGCTAGATAATCTTTTAACAAATCACAATATTGTTCGCGCTCGATAAAATGCTGTGCCTTACGACGTTTATCACAAACATATTGATATTGTTGTTCTAATAGTTTTAATTGAATTTCTGCTTTTTTAATTGGATCTTCTTCACGATCAATCTTAGCTTGAAGCATCGGTAATTCAATTTCGTATTTGGCCATCATGGTAACATAGCGTTCGCATGATTCTTCAATACTCTTAAGTTCTAATAACCATTGGCGTACTGTAGCATAAGGAGTTAGTTGGCCTGACGGAACAAAACGTTCCATTTTAAATTTAGGATTTAAGAACGTAGCGTTAAGAGCCATTTCAACTAATCTTTGTTTGTCTTCTTCTAATTTATCTGCGTGTGTAGTTGGCGTCAGCTTGTCAGCTGTGACCATGTCTGCGTATTTTTCATGCAAATTTTCAGAAAAGTTTTGAATCTCGTTAGTCATTAGTATCCTCGATCAATTAATATTGAATATTTAATTAATCTCTCCAACCGCAATGACCAGAACTGGCGCCGCCGTGTCCTTTTGGTTCAAGTGTTCCGCCGTTTTGACTTCCGCTATCTGAGTTATAATAGTATGTAAACGAACGATTATTCTGGCCGCTAGGATCGTGTTCGCCTAGTAGGAAACCAAAGTCTTGGCCCATACCATAGTTGTCTTCACCAAAGCCCCAACCACCTGGGCGACCAAAGTTACTAGCTTGACTTTCACTTTCAATGTTGGTCTTACGATATGTATAGCCACCTGAATAGCTTCCTTCGCCGCCACCGTAGCCATAACCCCATTTGGCCATTAGACCTTTTTGTTGTCCGTGTGCGCCAGCTGAATAACCTAGGTTAGCAACAGCATCTGTTGGGAAATAGACACGCTGAGTTTGTCCTGAGTTACCCCACCACATGCCACGATACTGTCCGCTGATGCCTGCGGCATGATCGTTCCAACCATTGCCTAAGTTAGCTTGTGTTTCGTTTGAGAAATAGAATTTATTGATCGTACCAGTACCTTCGCCTGTTACATAACAAGCATAACGCTGGTTAAAGATTGTACCATTGTTGCCACCACCGCCTGCGTTGTTACCTGAGACGTTTTTAGTTTCTGTACGCAAGCTGAATCCTGTTGGACCGCCATTCCAGATATAAGTCTTGTTATAGCTAGTGCCACCTGACTTGTAGTGATAGTTATCAACGTTACCGTCACCTAGGTTAACAGTAGTCTGTGTTGAATTTGTTGTACGATTTACGTTTGACCATAGGCTTGAACTTTGATAACCGCCAAGCATATAAACAGTTGTTAAAATCTGTTGATACAACCATGGAACTGATAGTGTTACAGTGTAGGTACGATCTGTAAAACTGTTGAATCCTGAGTTATCAGTGGCACGTACAGTAAATGTATATACTTGAGCATCAGTATTAAGACCGCTTGGTGTATAAGATCCACTCACTGTACCGGTACTACTGTTTAATGAAAAACCTGGAGGCAAAGCTCCCGAACTAATGGTGTAAGTAATATTGCCGTTAAAAAACGGATCAAATGTAGCGCGAGTGCCGCTGACTGAGTTTGATGCAGTGTTGCTGGTAACTGTTGTAGTTCCAAGAGAACCTGCTGCCGAGCTACCAGATGTATCTTGTGGGCCAACGCCTGGGTGATAACTTCCAAACCCTTTGACTTCGTTGCTTCCGCCTATGCTTCCTAAAAATGGCATGTAATTCTCCTAGTTTATTAACCAAATGATCCGTATTGACCTAACACGTTTGCAAATGAACCAGCTGGGTTCAATAAAATAAGTGTAGCAACGTCGACTTTGTTTGCACGTGGTGTTGGCGCTACGCCGCCTGGCCAAGTAATTGAATATCCACTACCGTTAATCTGTATGCTTGTTGGATAATAAGCAGTACCGCCTTGTATTAAAAATAATGTAATAGTAGTTGAACGAGCACCAGTTGTTGGTACGTTGGTAAAGTTTGGTACAAAGTTTCCGCTTAGACTGGTTAGATAAAATACGTCACCTGAAGCATAGTTTAATGTAGGTGATGTACCTGGACTAGCACTTGATACTAATACCTCTTGAATCTGCTGGAACGTGCTTAAGCCAGTGTTGGTAAAGCTGGTAAATGATCCGCTCACGTTACTGATGCTACCTGCTGTAGCAGGGTTAATTGTAACAGTACCTGACCCAGTTGGGCTCAATGTTACACTTGCGTTAGATGGATTCAGTGTTACTGTTGAACTTGCTGTGAGTGTACTAGCAGGTACGTTAACACCTCCACCACTAGTTACAATATAGTAAGTGCCGTCTGAAATTACAGTTGCCATAGACCCAGTTGCTGGTAAAACAAAAGTACTAGCCGCTGTACCTACTATTGCACCAACAAAGTTTCCACTCGGAGTTGATAATGTTACAGCACCGCCTGTGGTATTGTAAAATGTCATTGCAATACCATAGAATGCCGACGGGCTTGGTAGTGTTACTTGATACGGTGCAGTTCCTGCACATTCATAGAATGTACCTTGAAGAGGAGTTGACAGCACAGTAGCACTGCTAATTGTTAGGTTAACTCCATTATTTGCGCCTGTTGGGACTAGAGCTCCTGAGGTGTTATATCTTGCCATATGCTGTCTCTCTTATATTATGATGATAATGTCTCAATTCCCCAAACGTTGAAGTTAACGTTGGCAGAAGTTGCATAGCATGACAAATAGTAACCTGCTTGTATCGCCACACCTGTACGTTCAAGTACACCGTTGGGTACTATTACAGCGCCAAACTCAATATATTCATTTGAGTTTGGTGCTGTTGGGCTTACGTTTGTTACTGCTAAACGAATAGTAACTGGGGTTGAATTGGTATTAGTAATACTGATATTATAGATACCGTAGTAACCAGAGTTAACATAGTATAACTGTGTAAGTGTGCTAGCATTTGGGCTAACTGTTGCGACTCTTCCTGTTGGCATTTTATTTCTCCGTTATTTTTGTAAGAAGTATCCTAGAGCTAAAGGAGCTCCGTCGATACCTGCTCTGAAATCCATTTTGGTGCTGACTACAATAGTTGTAAAGTTAGTTGTAGTTATCACGTTACCGCTAATTGAAATCACACCCGATGTCAATGTATTTACGTTCAAAGTACTTGCTCCGCCACCTATCTGGGCTGTAATATAGCTCTTGATAGCTTTTTGGGTCGGTACAATGTTATCGCTGTTGGCTGTAAAGTAAGGATCTGTACTAAATTGTGTAATTGTAGCTGATCCAACTCCTAGGCTAACTGCTCCCAGTGTCAAGCTGTTCAAACCTGCCAAGTTAAATGCGGTAGCATTCAAGCTAGCAGTACCAGTTGCTTGTTGTACACTGAAATATCCACCAACGTTAAAGTTACCGTCTTGGTCAGTACTTGTAAAGAATGTACGTCCACCACCGTTACTGTTAGTTTGGTTAGCTGCCACCGCACTGGTAGTTATAACATATGGATAGTTAGTTGTAGCTTGATTACCAGTACCAATGTACAAGAAATCATGCCCTGTTAAACGCACTTGACTATACTTCAATCTTGTAGTAATTGTAGTACTGTGTGCTGGTGCATTTAGTGTAGTCAAACTTGGGTTAATTTGGAACTGCGCTGTGTATGAACCCGGGCTTCCTAATTGGTTAGTAATGGCAACTAACTTGTACCAAGTGTTAGGATTAGATCCAGTGTAGCTTAATGTTGCTGTACCATCTGTTGTTGTACCGCTAGTAAAGCTAGGCGGAGTTGATCCAGTTGTTCCTGCTACAGTAACAGTATACACGTTGTAGTTGTAGACTGTACTAGTTACACCGCCAATAGTTTGTGAACCTGTCGATGTAGCAATCAATGTTTGACCAACTGCTACCGGTGTGCTGGCTGTCCAAGTATTACCTGAATATATTGTTCCAAACTGTATGTTAGCACCTGGACTTGGTATGCTAAAGAAGTTTGCAACGTTGATAAATGTACTTGGTTGATATAGATCTTCGTATCCATCGCCAACAATACTTGTAGATGCAGTTGCATACAATGTACCACGGTTAGTGAAACTTGGATTGGCCATTGCACCGTCACCCATACGACTTGTTAGAGACGCTGTCTTAGTTCTGTTAGGATCAATTTGATAAGCAATTGGTCCTGCTCTATAGGTCATCCCGCTTATGGTTGCGGTGCTCAATGCCACTGCTGTTGCACTATACTGAGTCGCAGATATCTGGAATGATGATCCTGTAATGCTACCAAATACAACATAGTATGTTGTCAATACTGTGATGCCGCCTGCACTTGTTCCATAGAATGTTACAGGTTGATTGTTTTGTAAGTTCTCAGTGTTGTCAACAGTAATCACGTTAGTCGAAGTTGTAGTTGACGTTACGACACCTTTTGGATATCCCGAACCAGGTTCAATCATACGTGTTTCTGTTAGCACTCCACCGGCAGCTTTTAGTCGACCTAGTGCAGTAGCACCAGTGTGCATACTTGCACCAATAGTACCTGATGTGTTACTGATTGCTACCCATAATGGACTTGCACCAGCGGCTGTTACGTTTGGAGTACTACCAAACGCTGTAGTCTGCCAGTTGCTGACGCTTGGCATAGCCTGTAGTGACCAGTTAATGCCATCTTGACTTGTTGCGCATGCCTGTCCGCCGTTAACGCTAGTCCATGCACCTGCACCTTGGATCAATGTTAAGTTAGCACCGCCTTGTGATGCGCTGATAGTAATTTGGTTGCTAGTCGGCAATACTTGTGTTACATAGTAAGTTGTACCTGATGCCAATAATCCAAATGTAGCTCCTGCTACCACGTTGACTGCTTGGCTAGTAGTATTAGACAATGTTACATCTGATGTAGCACCATAACTTGTACCAACTGCCAACTGTGTTGAACTTACAACCTTAGTGATATAGTAGATGCTGTTTACAGTAACAGTTAGGCCGCTTGGGCTACCTGTTGTAGTTGATATAGCACCGCCACCTGGAGTTGTTGACAGGGTAAATGTTGTTGAACCGTTAGTAACTGTAATCCAGTATGTACCTGTACCGTTGGCTGTACCATTGATAGTACCTGTACCACCGTTGGTTCCACTGATTGCCACTTGTTGTCCAACAAACAATGAAGCCGCTGTACAACTAAATGTACCGCTAATGCCAGTAATAGATAAGCCACTTAATGACTGTGTGCTTGCAATTAAACCGCCCACTGAACTGGCCGCCGTCAATGACTCGCCTGCAACCATACCTGTTGTACTGTTAACTGTGATCAAGTTGTTAGTACCAGTAATAGTTGCCGCTGTCTGTGTTTGAGATGAACTTAATGCATAGCTTGTTCCAACTAGCGTGCCTGGGCTAATAGAATACTGTGAATTATTAACAGTATAACTTTGTCCAGTATAGCTAATCGGGCTTCCAGCAGTACCATTAGACTGACTTACGCTGACTATAAACTGGATACCTAAAATACTTTGTGGAGTTGAAATATTTTGTGATTGGTTGATAGTCCATGTAGAACCGCTACCACTACCACTAATATTAGAAACAATATATGTACCTGTTAAAACGTTAGATCCTTGCAATGCCATACCAACTGCAATAGCTTGACCAGACTGTGTACCAACTGTTAATGTTGTTCCGCTTATGGTACTGTTGCTCATAGTTGCTGTACTTGTACTTGTAATATAGGTGTTAGATGCAATACCCGTGCCTGTTAACAATTGACCAACTGTTGGGAAAGTTGATGACAAGTATGTTAAGAAGTTACCAGTACCACCACTAGTACCATTACTGATAAATCCAGTGAATGAAGTAGTGTTGCTGAGTGTTACCCAAGTTGCTGTAGTCTCAGACGCTGTACCTCCAGTACCTGTTGAGTTAGTTGCACTTTGTACAACACAGAATGATGCTGTGCTGTTGTTTAACTGTACTTGTGGTTGACCATAAGAACCCGATGCGCCAATTGTACCTGCCGCAGTTGTAATTGCGGAGCCGCCAAATGTTGCACTTAATGTGAATGTAGTAGTTCCGTTAGTAGCAATAACCCAATAGACTTGAGGTTGTCCTGTATAGGTGTAACCTTGGATACTACCGGCTGCTGGATAAGTTGGCAAAGGTTGATTGAATACAACCTGAGAACCGGTGTAAAAATAACTAAACTGTCCAGTAATAGTTGACGGTATGCTAAATGTACCACCGGTACCAGTTATTGTAATATTAGCACCTGGAGCAACTAGATATACCGGAGCAACTACGCTGTAGTTGGTGTTGAATCCACCTACACTGTTACCGCTGATAGTAATTGATGTATTACCAATAAACGGTATTGTTGTTTGAGTAGAGAAGTTTACCTGTGCAAATCCGCTAGCATTACCAACAATATTAGTAATTGTTAATGACTGTGTTTGCTGGACGCCGTATGTTGTTGCACTAGCGTTAGATAGCGCCATGTACAATGACGGAGCAGTTCCTGAGAATACAGTTAAGATCGTACCATTTATCAGTCCAACAAATGAGTTACTGTTTGTAGCAGTGATGTATGTACCAGCTGTAATAGTACCACTACTGGTCAATGTCATTCCGTTGGCAAATGTACCACTTGCTGTTGTTGGCACTGTTAGTGTACCAGCTGTTATAAATGCTGTCGCAGTACTTGCGGCTGTTGTAGTTGTTGTAGCTGTTAGTGTTTGTGTTTGTGTCACTGATGTAAATGTTACAGGAGCTCCATTGTACAATCCATTAACTGATGCTAGTGTCAAATAGTTACTTGTAATATTAGACGCTGTAATTGTTGTACCAGTTAGCGTACCAACTGTGGTTACAACCGCAGTACCACCTAACACTGTTGATAGTGTAAATGATGAGTAGCCGTTAGTTGCTGTAATGTAATAAGTTGTTGCTGTACCTGGATAACCGGTAATAGCTCCTGTTCCACTAATTGCTCCGCTGATTGTAACTTGTTGTCCTACATACAACTGAGCGAATTGGCAACCAAACTGACCTGCTATACCAACAATTTGTACGCCGGCTAACGTTTGGCTAGCTGAGCTTTGAGCCGCTGATAATGTAGAACTTGTTGGAGGAGTTACAGCAAGGAATAGTCCTTGGCCATAACGAACTTGTTTCCACTGTCCACTGTATGGTAAACCAAAATTAGAAGCGTACCAAGTTGCACCATAATTATAGCTGTAAGCTGTTGCATTACCGCCGCTTGCGACTGCAACAAAACGTCCGTTACCGTATGTGACACTGGTCCATGTTGTTGAACTTGGTAAATTACCACCAGCTGTCCAGCTAGCACCGTTACTGCTTGATACCGCAGTTACGTTACTGCCGGTACTGACAGCAACAAAGTATCCTGCACCGTAGGCTACGCTTGAGTATGTTACTGATCCAGTGATTGTTCTGCTAGTCCATGCAAGTCCATCTGAACTACTTGCCACTACTGGACTTGTACCAGTACCGCCGACTGCCACATAGGCACCATTACCGTAGGCAACCGATAAGAAGTTATTGCTAGGTAGTGCGCTAGAAGTCGCTGTCCAACTGTTGCCTAAGTTGTTAGGTGTTTGATAGGCCACTGTAGTAGAGTTGCTAGCTATTGCTAGGAACTTGGCTGCCACTGTAGCATTGTCTGATATTGTTACTGTTGGAGTTGATGTGTAACCACTACCATATGTGCTCAATGTAATTTGTGTTACACCATTTGTAGCAACTACTGTACTGATTGAGTTGGTATTTAATGTTGCTGTTGCAGTTGCCTGCACACTGGCGCCACCTCCAGTAATAGTAACTGTTACGTTGGCAGCTGAATAGTAGTTGAAACCATTAGTATTAACAACAATACTAGTCAATCTATCAGTAGCCGCGGTAACTGTTGGAGCAGAACTGTATCCGCTACCATTTACAGTAACAGTTACTGATTGGATCACTCCGTTAAGAACCGTACAAGTAGCTGCCGCATTAGCACCTCCACCACCGCTAAACACAATAGTTGGAGCTGTTGAGTAATTGATGCCGCCAGTGTTAACTGTTACTGAAACGACCTGTCCGGCTGTAACACCAGAACCTAATACTGCTGTAAATGTTGCGCCAGAACCACCTAGGCCTCCAACAACCGCTGTAGCTGTAGCACCTTGGCCTCCACCATATACCAAATCAACCCATGTGTTTGAATTTGGTAATGCGCCAGCACTTTGCCATGTTTTACCGTTAGTGCTATAGGCTGTTGTGGTTGCGCCTTGTGCAATCGCTACATAATTACCTGCACCGTAAGTACTTGCTATCCAAGTTGCTGGTGTTGAGCCAACAGTTCTTGAAGTAGCAGTAAAGCTAGGTCCTGTATATTGAACACGTGGTTCAACAATATAGTAGGTTGTTAAGTCTGTAGTGTTAGTAATTGGAGTACCTGGTACTACATGATCCCAACCTGCGGCAAACATAGCTGTACCTGCATAAGCAGTATAGTTTAGTCCTGTTGCGATAGCAGTAATCTGCACTGCTGTACCGTTCAGTGTTGGAGAAATACTAAATTGTGTACCTGACAAGTTGGCAGCCAATACATAATAAGTTTGACCTGCATTGATACCGTTGAAAGAACTGTTAAACACTACAGCCTGACCAGCTGCCAATGCGTTTGTTGCTGAAATCAAATTGTTAACAGTTGTTACTGCGGTGATTGTCAATGAAATTGCATTAGTATTGCTTAATGCTGTAATACCACCTGAACTAGCTGTGTATACGCTAAACTGTGTACTATTCAACCCAGTTGTAGTTGCCTGTACATAGTAAGTAGTATTAGCTGTTAGGCCGCCTACTGCTGTAGCAAACATCACTGGCATACCAACATATAATGTACTTGTTGATGTTGTTGTCAATGCATTAGTTGTAGCACTAGCACTTAAAATTACTAATGGTGCAAAGCTGTCTTTAACTACGTTGGCAACTTTACTTACGTTGTAGTTTAAAATATTTGCATATTGACCTACACCTAGACCAGCTGTAAGTTGAATACGCATACCGTTATAAGCAAGGCTTTGTCCAGTATCAGTTGCGGCGATTAGATAGTTACCAACTGCTCCGCCTGCATACGCGGCATTTCCTTGACCAGCATTGGCCACTGTAACATAGGTTGTTCCACCTACACTGCTTGTTGAACCATCACCGTTGTCGGTTAAACGACCTTCAAACTGAGCGGCATCACGGAATTCATCTGGAATCGCGGCAGCATTATTACCTGAACCGGTGATTGAAATCACTCCGTTAGTGTATGCACTACCTGCATTTTCAAATTCTAAACGTAAAATTTGAGCAGTACCGTCTGTTACTGTATTTGTAACCTGTGCTGGGAAATATCTATTATTGATTGTACCGACAAATGGAGTTTCGTATGTGTCAGTACCTTCAGCAACAACACCATATGTACCATATGAACTGTTACCGTTAGTAGCACGTATACGTCCACCTAGTTCTGCCAAGTATCCTGCATAGTTGTAGTAACAGAATACAGATACAAGTTCTGACAATGCACCTGAACCAGTTACCCAGAAACCAATACCGTCACTTAACACTTGTGTAAAGTCATTGGAAACGATTGACTTGTTACCACCTGCGTGTAGTGCGCCGTCTACTTTAGCACCAACGCAACCAAAACCAAATGTTGTTACGTTTTGTACATAGGTAGATTTGTTAGTTACCCAAACACGAGTATCTTGTGGGCCGTAGCCTGGGTCAAGTGAAACATACGCACCAGCTGTTGGACGTTTTGTACCAAACTGGTTAGCTGTACTTAGTGCGCCTGTTAGGCCACTTGTAGTCATGTTTCTTACACCGCAACCGTTACGTACTAAGAACATGTTGCTTAGTAATGAACCGTTGACAGCATTTAAGTATTGTTGAGCGGCAAATGTAGTTTTGTAGTTACCTGGATAGTTCAAGTCATAAATGATAGCATTGATGAAACTTGTTGTATCACGTACACACTTGGCTAATACATAATAATAGTTTACAGTCAAACTACCTAATGTTGCGTTAGTTAGTGCTACTGTACTTTGTGTACCGTAACCTGCTTGAACAGCACTAATAGTAAATGATGTTGTGCTCGGAGTAGTATAAACATAGTACTCAGTACCGGCAACAATACCACTAGCACCAACTGTTCCAGTGAATACAATTGGATCACCAACTACAAAGTTATGTGCGCTACTTGTGTTAATTACGTTAGTTCCAGATACACTTGAAACTGTACCGCCATAGCTTGCGCTAGTATATGCGGCAGCTTCGTAGGCAATGAACGGAATATTTGCACGTAATATTTCAGCACCTTGCATTGTTGCTTGAGTGTTGTTATATGTGTTTGTACCGTTAACTTGTGGAGTAACACCTGCTGTTACTGTTGCAGTTGTACTAACTGTGTTAGTAATAGTGTATGCTGTACCGCTTGCATAACTGTTTGTTATTGTTAAACTTGTACCACTTGGAATAGTGTTTACATAGTAAACGCTGTTAGGCCATAGTCCGCCAGCGTTATTTACAACCACATTCATTGTTACTGAGGTAGTTCCTAATGTAATTGCGGCTCCACCAAATGTTGAAGCAATAGTAATTACACTTGCGCTTGCTGACTGAACATAATAAATTTGGTAAGGAACAATATATGTTCCGCCGACTGTAAATGCTCCGTTAGCTGTTGTGCCATAGAAGTAAACTTGTTGTCCAACTGCAATACCTAAACTGGCTACAGTTGCACTTAAAGTAATTGTTCCGCCACTATTGCTAGTTGCTGTAGAAGTTGTTGTAATGTTTGCAGGTAAGCTAGCAAAAGTAATTGGCATACCAACATACATATTTGAAGTGCTACCAACTGTTAGTACGTTTGTACTTGTAGTTGCGGCAGTCAATGTTGTCGTTAATGGGCCAGTAATATATGCTACTGCATCGTTAATCAACTCACTAGCTTGAGCAACACTACCGCTAGCGGCAATCATCTTGCTCTTATAACCAATAAATCCAATCGATGCAATCTCAGGAGCCAATTGGCTATTGATAACTGTTTGTGCTGATGTTATTGCTCTCCAATAGCTCATACCTGCTTTTAAGCTGGCAAAGTTTGAACCTAATGCTAGGTCATAAGCAAGAGCTTGTACAATGTAACCAGTGTCACGTGAACATGTTGCAGAATTAAAGTTCAATGTTTGATAGAACTTCTGTACAAAACTAACTGTGTCAGCTTGTATTTCACTTGTCTTAGCTACTAGTGCGGCATAGGCAGTTTGCAATCCACTGCTTGCGAGTGCTACGCTAGCTGTTGGAGCAATAGTGCTTGATGTTGTAAGTGTTGTACTTGTAACTGAGTTACTTGTACTGATTGTATAGGTTCCTGCTAAATTTGGTGTGTAGAAGTTGTATGTTCCACTACCATTTGATGTAAAGTTTTGTGGGAATCCATAAGCATTTACTAGGGTAATTGTTGTACCTGTTGTGTATGTTGAGATAACATAAGTGCTTGCTGGAATACCTGTACCAGTAACTAGCTGTCCTGCAACAATACCTGTAGCACTGCTGACTACAAACGTGTTAGTACCGCTAGTTCCGCCACTAGCTAGTGTTGGACTTGCAACTGCTGTACCACCTGCTGTCTGTGCTACAATATATGTGCTACCGGCGATAGTTCCAGTTCCAGTTGAAGCTACAGTTAGTAATTGACCTAACTGAATAGTTCCACTTGCCACTGAAGTTACACTTAAACTTGTTGTAGTGATACTACCTGTAAATGTTGCTGTGCTGGCATTAGCTTGCGCATTTTGAATCCAGTAAATAACATCACCAATACGCGATGCCGCAAACACCGCAGCCGCTGTACTACCAGCACTACCAGTTGTAGTTACTGTCAATGTATTACCAGACTGTGGAGTTACAGTATTTTTCAATACTAAATTGTATACTTCATTTTGTAAGAATTGGTAGGATGCAATAGTTGCGGCCTTTTCACTGGCAGCTTCTGTTAGTACGCTATATGAATAATATGCACTACCGGCGATAACGCTTTGTGTATTGCCGCCATAGGTCATGTCATACTGTAATGCATCTAAAATATATCCAACGTCGCGTTGGCAAGTTGCCACGTTGATTGCTGAATATACACTTGGATAGTTGTTGTTGATGTAGTTTGAAACATCGTTCTTAATAAATGCGTAGTTCTGAGTTACTTGTCCCTTACCATCACCAAACCCTACTAGATATGCTGAATTATATCCTGTTGGAGTTGTAAAGCTAAATGCCGGAACTTGGCTTAGACCGTTAGTTAAAATATTTTGAATTAATGCAGTATTATTAATAACACTTGAAATAGCCGCAGTGCTTCCTGTGTCACCTGTGATTGCAGTAGTACCGTATAGACCAGTTACTTGACTAGATACAACCCCTGCAACAGTTTGATTACCTGTTGTTCCATTTGCGTAACTTACACTTGAGGTTGTTACACTAGTTACTAGATAGCTACCGTTGTAACCGGTTGGAGTTACTCCACTAACTGTGATTAATTGTCCTACAGTAAATGGAGCAGTTGTTTGACTAGCAAAAGTTAATGTTGCAGTTGTACCGTTACCGCTGGCTGCCACAGTTGCAAAAACTTGACCGTTACCGCTGGTAGCAGTTTGAACAGTGTTGCTGATAATGTTACTTAAAATAGCTTTGGTACGATTCAACGCATTAATTGACTTAGGTTTGTCGTTAGCTAGATTAGCAATAGCTGGTTGTGGTTGAACAACTGTTGAACGTAATTCATCGCCAACAAGAGCTGTGTATGCTGGAACAATGATCGGTAATACTTCATTGTATGTACCAGTCTTGATGCTCAATGTTGTGTATGGATAGACCGCTGGTTGGATCACAGTTGTGCTTGCCGCTTGAATCGCACCTGTCACGATAGCTAAATTTGTTTGTGCTGTCAGTGTTGATCCAGATTCAGCAGTTAGTGTTGTATCGATAATTTGTTTAGCTTGACTATTTGATGCAATACCAACCGATGTTTGATAGATTGTACTAGGTGCAGTGTTGGATAGCACGTTAGGAATCAATGTATTTTTCAAATAGTTAAAACTTGCAAGACTTTGTGTTGCTTGATAACCAAATGCTGTTGTAATAAATGCGCCTGCACTTGTAAAATAACTTTGTGCGGCCTGTGTTGATTTTAGAGTACCACCGTGTGTAGTATCAAAAATTGTTGCATCAATCAACAACCCAGCATCACGTTCACACTTAGATGTGTTATAGGCTAATGAAGCAACGTTAGCTGTGCTTGTTGTTGATAATGTTACTGGAGTTGAACTACCGTATGTTGCGGCAACTTGAAAAGTTGTAGCAGTAATTGATGATCCAATAACATAATATGTTTGACCTGCTGTTAGGCCGCCAGCACTTACACTAAATGTAATCGGCATGTTGGCGCTCATGTTAGCAGTAGTTGTTTGATAAGTTGTACCGCTACCTGGTGTACCTACTGTGATAACGTTAGTTGAGACAGTTGTAGCTGTAACGTTAAATGAATAGTTAAACACAGTCCATGCGCTAACTTCTTTCATCATGAACTGTTTGTTCTTGGTCAACAATGCTGATGCACTTTGATTCAAGTAACCTTGATCAATTAATTGGCAAGCATAACGAATTGTTTTAAATGGATTTTCTGGAGTAATACCAAAGTCTGTACGGTCTGTTCCTGTTGGAGCAACATACAACACTTGGTTAACTGCACCGAAGTAACCCCAGCTCGGTACACCACCTTTAGCACGTAGAACAGTACCGTCGCCGCCAATTGGTAAACGAGTTGGTCCGCCAGTACCATAATAGAATGTATCACCAGTAGTTGTTAGCTGAGCACTTTCTGATCCTGCTGTCAACAAATTCCAATATGTTCCAACTGTATCGGCAGCTGGTGTGTTTCCTGCACCTGCTGTGTGTGCCAATACACAAATGTAACTGTTTACGCCATAAAGAACAACATCACCGATTACATAACTTGTACCGGTGGTCCATGTTACAGCAATACCAGTGTATGTTATGCCAGTGATAGCACCAGCACTTGCTGTTACTGTGACTGTAATATCGTTAGCTGGTGTTAGGCCGCCAACACTAGTACCTAAAATCTTTAGTGTGTTGTTAGTTACATAACCGCTACCTGTAGCATTAACTGTTACAGAGTAAACTGAATTACTACGTGTTACATTAAATGTTGCTCCTGTACCACTTCCGCTGATGTTAGTACCAGTCACCGCAGTGTAAGAACCTGACTGATTGTTCCACTTAACACCGCTGTTTAATTGATTCCAATAAGAAGTATTTGGAGGAATTTGATTAGTATTGTCAGCGGTACATAGATAAGTATATCCGCCTAGACTGACCACGTTACCTGTTTTATATGCAGTTGCAGAACTCCATGCTCCTGAGAAGTTAAAGCCAACTGTAAATGGCTGCCAATAGGTTGTAGCTGTGCTTGGTGTTTGATTAGTATTTCCTGCTGTTAAGATGGCAATATATGTATAGCCACCATAGGTAACTGTATCGCCAATTACATAGGCAGTTAGGCTGTTCCATGAATTAACATATTCAAATCCGCCAACAAACAATGTAAATTTAGTTGTGTCAAAAGAAGAACCACTAGTATGATAAGTTGTACATTGATATAGATCGGCGCCGTATTTGACAATATCATTTAATTTGTAACGTGTGCTTGATGCCCATGTTCCAACATAATTTAAACCAGCATTGAATGTATCCCACTTGCTTTGATCATTTTCTAAACCTAGAGCAGTTGTGCTAGCAGATACGTGACCAGTGTTACATACATAAGTATAACCACCATAGCTGATAAGGTCGTCAACTTTATATCGAGTATTAGAAGTCCAGCCTCCTGAGATCCAGTTAAATGCATTGGCAAATAAATCCCATTTGCTTTGATCGTTTTCTAAACCTAATTGACTTGTACCTGCAACTGTGCCTAATACAGAAACTGAGTATGTACCAGTTAAAGCAAAAGTAACTTGTGTAGTCGAGCATGAAACAACTGTGAAACTTGTGTTGACATTATTAACAGTACCGCTAGTTTGAGCAGGACTAAACCCTGCTAGTGTAATTGTTGCACCAACTAGGAATGGTTGGACTACTTGCGTAGCATAAGTTAGGGTGGCAGTACCCGCACTTACCGTAAATCCTGTAGCAGTTAATGTTGCTGTTGATGCCGCACTGGTATGCGATGTATTACAAACGTAGACTAGTCCACCGTACTTTACCTGTGTACCTCTTTGATAGTAAGTACCATTAGCCCAGTTTCCACCCCATACAAGACCGTCTGACATAAGTTGCCAGTATCCGCTTGTTAAATCAGTTTGGAATAGTGCTGACGATGTGTTTGCTGTTACGCAAATATAGCTTTTTCCGCCACTTTGTACAACATCATCTACTTGGTATGCAGTAGATGCGGCCCATGCGCCTTGCCATACAAATTTTAGTCTACCTAGTTTATATTCTGCCATTTTTTATCCTCTGATAATATTTATCTTTATAGCTGACCTTGGGTCTGTGCTAGATACCAACTGTGTCCTAACATATAATCTAATGCTAGTGGAGCTCCCACCACTGCGGCATTTGCTCCGGAGAAGTTTATTTTTACTCTCATAACCGCACTAAATCCAACAGTTCCTTGTGGAATCTGACTTGAAATAATGTTTGGACCACCAATCGATAGTGTACCAACTAATAGCTGTGATGTATATGTATTACTACCGCCTTGACTTAGTCGACTTGCTACGTAAGTTTTAATAGCTCTTTGTGTTGGAATTATACCATCACTGTTTGCGGCAAATGTTCCGTCAGTACTAAATTGTTGAATAGTTACTGAACTACCACCGACTGCAATACCACCTAAACTCAATGTGTTCAATCCGCCTAGGCCAAACTGGCTAACGCTTAATGTAACGATTCCGGTTGACTGTTGGACTCCAAACAATGCACCAACTTTAAAGTTACCGTCTTGGTCACTGCTGGTAAAGAACACACGACCGTAATTATTTTCAACAGTTTGATTATTAGTAATTGCCGCATATCCGCTTGCAGGGAAACCTGGATAATTAGAATTTTGGAAATTACCATAACCAATATTTAAAAAGTCATGGTTGGTTAAACGAACCTGACTGTACTTGTTACGAATACTAATAGCAGTTCCGTCTGCTGGACTTTGTGTGCTAGTAATGTTTGGATTAATCTGTAAGTTTGCTTCGATAGTTGGAGCTACCGTACCGAACATTGCACTTGCACTGGTAATTTTATACACTGTTGAAAGACCAGTAATGGTTAAGTTAGCACCTGGACTAGGTAAACTTGTCAAGTTGTTAACAATTAGAGTGTAACCACTTTGATAAGCATTAGCATATCCATTACCAGTAATGGTAATATAAGTTGTAGTTGGACCATATCCAACACCGGGATTAAGAATACTCGGAGCACCAAGCACTCCGTTACCTAGTCGAGGAGTCGGTGTTGACGGGCTTGTAGCATTATTATCGAATATTGATACAGTTGGAGTTGCTGTATAACCTGAACCAGGCTCCCATGCATTAAATCCTGTCATTGATCCAGATGTAACTGTAAACCTTCCCTTAGTTCTTGTACCTGCCAAAATGCCAGACGCTGTAGTTGTTTGTATTCCTGCAAGTGTTGAAAATACTCCAACTCCTGTAGACAAATTAACACCATACTGCATAGCGGTATAAGTTGAACTTGTGATAGCTTTTTGTTTCCAATTAAATCCATCTTCACTAATGTAAGCAAGTCCAGCACCGCCGTTCACTACTACAAAGGTGCCATTACCGTAAGAAATATTAGATCCAGAAACTGTTAAATTAGAACTGTACCAAGTAATGCCGTTGAAGCTATAAGCTGAAACTGCGCTAGTGCTTGAGATCGCAACAAATCGTCCGTTACCATAGGCAACGCCTGACCATGTTGTTGTAGTAGGCAAGTTGCTGGTATTCCAGTTGATGCCATCTGTGCTATAGTTTGCCACGCTAGAGCCCGATGCTACAGCTACAAATGTTCCAAGGCCGTAGGCAAGTCCTGTATAAGTTTGGCTAGATAAACCTGCTCCTGCTGTCCATGTATAGCCATAGTTAGTAGAATATGCTGAATTGGTTGATCCGGAAGATATTGCAACAAACATTCCCATACCATAGGCCACTTGGCTCCATGCTGTAGTTGCTGGCAATAGTCCTGATGGATTGGTTCTCCATCCTTGTCCTGCTGTAGCTGAGAAGTAAGCATTGTTAGATCCGCTAGCAACCGCTACCCAATAGCTGTTTCCGTAGGCAATGCTAGTCCATGAAGCACTAGCTGGTAATGTTAATGATCCCCAAGTTAATCCGTCTGTACTGATTGCTCCGACAGCACCGCCACTCGGTAAAGCTAACCATGTGTTATTACCGTAGGCAATAGATTTGTAACTGAATGTAGCGGCTAAACCTATTGATGTTCCAGCTGTTTGACTAAACGCTGGATCACTAAATGTTGGTCTTGGCTCAATGTAATATTGAGTTGAGCTTCCTAACAAGGCAATTATCGGAGTGCCTGGAACAATATGATCCCAACCTACACTACCTACGTTCATGCTACCTGAGCTGTTAGTTAATGTTACCGCAGTTAATCCGTTTGACACGCTAGTAATTGTGAATGAATTATTACCGCTGTTAATTGCTAGTACATAGTATGTTGTAGCTTGAGTTAAGTTAGAACCTCCAAACACTGATGTAGAAATCGTACCAGTCATCGAACCTGATGCTGTAGTTACTAGGCGTTTAGTACCTGTACTAGTTCCTGTAAATGATCCTGAATTGCTTGATAATGCAAAATCTGCACTGGTAGTTTTAGCAGTTAATACTCCAACACCAGTTGATAAATTGATTGCATTACCATTAGGTGATGCACTGATTGTAAATGATGTTGAGTTGTTGATAGCTAAGATATAGTAGGTAAATTCTACACTTATACCGCCAAATGTTATACCAGTGAACACGATAGGATTGTTAGCAACAAATCCTGTAGTTGACACACAAGTGATCAAATTTGATCCTGCTGTGGTCGCTGTTACAGAAGTAGTTACCAATGATGACGCTACAGTAAATTGTGTTGAATTAGTTATATGGCTGATGTAATAAGTTGTACCTGCTACAATATTACCAAAAGTTGTTCCTGAAAATACGATTGGATAGAACAGAGTTAAACTAGCAGTAGTCGATGATGTTGTTATCAAATTACTTGTTACAGTAGTTGCGGTAACTGTAATAATAGTTAGACTATTTGAAATAGTAAATGTGTTAGCATCGACAATGGTGTTTACATAATAAGTAGTTGCTGGTACAAGGCCGGCGAAAGTAATACCCGAGAATGTAATTGGTTGGTTAACAGTCATGTTAGCTGTTGAACCAGTTCCGTATAGATAGCCAGTTCCAGTAGGATAGACTAATGTAATAGCACTGGCATTAGCTGTTGTTATTAACGGCAATGCTGATCCGTATAGTCCGGTAGCTATTTGGAAATCTGTGCCATTTGCACTAATTGAAGAAACATAGTATGTATAACCTGCTACAAGACCAGCCGCCGGTAAGTTACTTCCGTTAAATGAAATAGGCATGTTCAATTGAAGTATGCTAGTGCTTGTAATAGTTAATACGTTAGTAACTCCACCTGTGACACTAGTTAATGTAGTTGTACCTTGACTAGACTGTGTAATTGTAATGTTATATTGTGTAGGCAAAAATTGAATAGCCTGGTTAACATACATTTGATTAGTATTGAAACTTCCGCCTAGGAATAACGAGTTACTAGAAATACTAGTTACTGTAATTTGATCAAAACTTTCTTGTAATACCTGTGCAATTTTTGTTGTTGGATTGTAAGAACTAATATATCCATACTGGCCAACTCCTAGACCGCTAGTGATAAACACACGTAGACCGTAGTAATTGTTGGCGTTATTAATGTCTGATGCGGCCAATGTGATGTAAGTACTAGATCCGCCTTGTGCTTGGTTACTTGCTGTTAGATAGCCGCCGCCTCCGCTGGTACTGTTAATGTATGTTTGAAACACAGAACCACTGCGAGTTTCGTCGGCAACAACAACAGCACTGTTACCAGATCCAGTAATTTCAAGATTGGCAAAACTAGTAAAAGTTTTGTTTTGTGTCTCTAAGTAGAAAGACATTGGTGTTACTGATGCGGCTTGATCGATTTGTAACTGCGCACCGTAGAAGATCGTGTAGCCTGCATTACCAAATTGTCCTCTTGGATATAATCTAATCTGTAATTGGTTATTCAATCCGCCTTGATCATACACACTCATATAAATTCTATACCAGCCAGTAGCAGGTTGTGGAACAACTCCTAATACAGTTGGTGCGTATGCTCCAGTAGCGCCTGATGTTGCTGTTAGTGTAGACCAAGTAAATGTAATGCCTGTTTTAAATGTATTAGAGCCACTGAATGTAGCATATACATCAAATGTCGGTGCATTACCTTGTTTAGCATATATGCTGAATACATAAGGTTTGCTTGAACTACTAATTGGTGTTCCTGTGCTACTGATATTTGTAATCACGTTACCGCTTAATCCTGTTACTGTGATTAAAAGATCGTTAGTGACATTAACTCCGCCTAGTTGTGATCCAAATATTTTAATTACATTACCTGAAACATAATTACTACCGCCAGAGTTTAAAACTACAGTGTAACCAACTCCGGTAGGAGTCACGTTAAATGTTGCGCCTGCACCAGAACCGCTAATGTTAGTTCCTGTTACTGCAACATAAGTTTGGCTAGCTGGCTGGATAGATAAATTTTGATATAGATAAGCGGAATCAGTTGAAGAAGTGATTCCAGTAAATGTCCATGCTTCACTATAGCCGGTTGGTGCTATTTGATTTTGTTGTAGTGTAACATAGCTGTCGTTGTACCAAGCACTGTTGGTAAACAAATTACTATATTGTAATAAGTTAGTGGTAACTGTGTAATAACCACTACCTGCATTTGAATAAGAAATCTTTTGAAGTGTGTTGTTAGCACCAAATGAACTTTGAACTTGTGCTTGTACTTGTGCAGATCTATTAAACACTACACCGCTAGCTGGCGTTTCTGTTACGTCATAACCTTCAGCGATAACGCCATATGTACCATATGATGAGTTACCGTTGGTAGCACGAATACGTCCACCTGCTTCTGCAAGATAGCCTGTGTAATTATAGTAACTAAACACACTAACTGCTTCTGTTAATGCGCCCGGACCTGTACACCAGATACCTATACCATCACTTAACACTTGAGTAAAGTCATTTGATACTATAGATTTATTTCCACCATTATGTAGTGTTCCGTCTACTTTATAACCTACACATCCAGTACCAAATGTTGTTACGTTTTGCACATAAGGACTACGACGGAAAATCCATACAGTTGTGTCGTTTGGTCCTGCTCCTGGATCTAAACTTACATAAGAACCACCGCTTGGACGTTGAGTATAGAATTGATTTTGCGCAGTCAATGTTCCTAACAAGCCGGTCAATGTCATATTACGTAGTCCAGTTCCATTGCGCATGTAGAACATGTTGCTCAATGCTAATCCACCGTAGAGAGTCATAGTTGAACCTACAGTTGCTGGCAATGTTAGTACCGATCCATTTACTGCGGTTGATACACTAAATGTTGTAGCTGTTATACTTCCTGGAACAACATAATAAGTTTGTCCAATAGTCACACTACCAATTGTCAATGGTACAGTATTGTTTGTTGCTGTGCCCTGTTGGCTGATAATCATACTGCTTGCGCCTACGTTGACGCTGACAACAGTAGTCAATTGAGGAATACCGTTTCCTGTGATAGTCTGTCCTGCTTGTAAACCTGTTGTACTAGTTAAGTTAGTAATGGTTGCACTGCCTTGAACTACGTTACCTGTTATAACAGGACCAAATGCTGTTCCTGCAAACTGAACAGGCATGTTAGATGTAAGGCCGGTAGTTGCATTTGCTGTAAACGTTGTAGTTGTACAACTTGTAATTGTTAATGAAACACTAGTTGCTGGTTGTACAACAACACCACGCAGTTCATCTCCAACCACTGCTACGTTTTCAGGAATACTAATCGGAATTATTTCCTTGTATGTTCCTGTCTTAACAAAAATAGTTGCTGTTAAACCGTTATTGGCTGTAGGAACTAATGATGTACTAGTGTTGGTTAATGCGGTTGTTAGGATACTAAACAAAGTGCCTGCTGAAGTGTATGCACTTGGTACAGGAAGTACTGTGTCTGTACTGTTATAAATGTTGATACGACCATATGCTACACTAGCTGTGCCATTTTGATAGTATAGCACACTTGGGGCACTATAAGGAACAGTAAATGTTACTGTACCTGAATTAGCACCATTACCGATCACACCGTTATTATACACATTAGCCGGAATATATCCGTTACCTGTAGTTTGAATATAGAATCCTCCAGATACTGATCCTAATGGAGAACCTGTTGCAAGAGCAAAGGTATAAGTGTTTCCTCTTACTAGGTTAATTGTTGTATTCCAACCTACAGTTTGAGAGGGGTTGTTTATATTCCACCAATTTGAAACAAGTCCTACATTAATTGTTGCGTTGTTAGCAGGAACAATGGCGCCAGTCTCTGACCATAGTATACCGCTAGTAACTTGAGCGATTGGACTAGCTACATTATTAGCTGTTTGATAGCTAACCGGCGGAGTTTGACTAGCTAATATATACTGTACCAATGACGCTAGATAATTCAACGCGGCGATAAAATATGGCATTTCACTTGCAACTGCTGAGTTGACAAATGATGAACTAGTTGCAAAATATGATAAAGTTGCGGCAACAGTTTGACTATTACCGCCTCTCGCTAAGTCATAGATAACTGCATCAAGCACCAAACGTGCATCACGTGGTGTCTTAGTTGCGTCAAATACTGAGCTTGGACTAAATGGAGCAAGGCTGTTGGCTTTTTGAAACAGCATCCATTGGTACATTTCTTGCACCATAAATTCTTTGTTAGCTGACAACAAGTAAACGGCATTCTGATTGATAAATCCATTTAGTAGTTGATTGCAAGCATAGGCGATGGTCTTCCAAGGTTGGTCAACCGTGACTCCATAGGTTGTACTGTCCGTACCGGTTGGAGCTACATAGTAGACATTAGGTATAGAATTGATATATCTATAACCGGGATAACTGTTAGTTGCTCTTAGTGCAAAAGTGTTTGGTCCTATTGGTAACGCTGTGTTAGTACCGTTAAGATTAGTTGTAATATCGCCTACACTGTTACCTGCGTTGTGTCTTGCATGTAGTAGATAAATTACCCAATATGTGTTGGTAGAATCATTATCAGGACGTAGAGCCTGTGTAGATGAATGATACTGTATACACTTGTATGTTGTATTACCCCAAATTACTAGATCGCCTGGTACATAGGTTGTTGCCAGTGCCCAGAAACTTCTCCAATAGACACCAGGTGCAACCAATGACCAAGTTGTAGAATTCACTCCGGTGAATAAAATTGCACCGCTCGGTGTAGAATCAGGTGCACGGTCAGTAATAACTGTACCGCTAGTATAAGGTGCTGAAGTTGAAACGCTGACTACAACCTGTCCACTAGTGAATCCTGTACCTACTAAAATTTGTCCTGGAACGATTAAATTTATATAAGTTCCTGTAACGTTTACTGTAGTTCCAGAACTGCCCGCCGCAACATAAGTAGCCGCTGTTGGTGTAACTAGGATAGGATCTGTTGATGTGTTGTCAGTAAGTGCTACAAACAAGTTACCGTTTCTACGAACAACACTTCCGATTTGATACAGTATGCCGCTAGTCCAGTTACCTTTAAAGCTGTAGCCTGTAGTGTCAATAGTCCAGTTTGCTGGAGATGTATATGGGTTATTATTAGTGTTGTTTGATGTTAAACTGATATATTCGTAGCCGCCATACTGAACAACATCATTTAGCTGATAAGTCGTTACTGAACTCCATTGTCCAGCATACTCTTCGCCCGGCATCCATAATGTCCACTTGGTAGTATCAAACGCTGTTACAGATGTATGGGCTGTGCTACAGATCCAAAGTTGAGCACCTACCTTAACAATGTCGTTCAAGTGATATACAGTAGTACCAGTCCAGTTACCGGTATAGTAAACACCACTGTCTAATACTGACCAGTTGCTGATATTAGCTTCTAGGCTAACACCACTGATGTGATTAACTGTACATTTATAAACAATACCATTATAAGTTACAACTTGTCCGATGCCATAAGCAGTTAGACTTGTCCATGCTTTGCCCCAGCCGCCTGGTTGGCTATAAATTGCCCAGTTACCGATATCAGTAGCAAAATTTCCGCTGGCTGTGTTTGCTGTTGTACAATAATAAACAGTGCCACCGTATAATACAATATTTCCTAGTGCATAACCTGTACCTGACTGCCATGCGCCTTTCCAAGTTTTACCGTCGACTAATAAAGACCAATATCCACTAGCTAGGTCAGAACTAAATGTGCCAGCGGTGTTTGGTGACAAACAAACATAAACTTTACCATTGTAAGAAACAATAGAATCTCGAGCATAGACTGTTCCAGTAGTCCATGCATTTTGCCACGTATATCGTAGTCTGGCTAATTTAAATTCTGGCATGTTATTCTTTTCCTAAATATTATCTTATAGTTATGCTGGATATGATGAGTACTGTGCATTTACTCTAGCTACAAATTCACCGTTTGAATTTAGATAATAGTAAATGTTTTGTGTGTCCCAACGATATTGATCAAAATATAAATTTGAGTATGGTCGACTATGATCTGCGGCCAATCGACCGTCAAAGAAATCTTGGCCATATTCAAATTCATTAAAATCGTTTTGTGCTAGTCCCGGATTATTAATAGTGTAGGTAGCATTGTCTGTCAAGTTATCAATGCGAGTAAAATATAAAGTACCATCGGGGTCACTACGACGAAGACCGTAGAAAAATCTCTTGCTGTCTCCGTAAATATTTTGATCGCCTAGTCCGCCTACATATTGTGGTCCCATTATATCGCTCCTTAACTAATTTCAACAAAACTTAATACTGCATCAACACTAGCACTTTGATTAATGTTGACAATAACATTAGTACTTGGTCCTAGTATTAGTTTTTCTCCGCCTGTAACTATACGCAAACTTTGATTTGGTGGAATTGGTACAGCACTGATGTAATTTGCTGTAGTTCCTGCTACTGTGTCATTTAATTGTACTGACGCAGTTACAATAAATCCTGTAGTGTTTGTTAAACTAAATCCAATTACTGTAGTTTTTGCTGAAGCATTTGTAGAAAATAACAATCCAGTAAGTGTTACAGTTCCTGAAGATGCTCCAGTCGTAGCATTTGCCACAGTTACAGAACCGGTAGTTGCGGCTGTTACAGGACCAAATGGTCCGTTATATCCGCTAACACTTGAGCCTGATACACTAATATATGATCCCACAGGGAACGGTATTGCTGTCTGCGTAGTAAATGTATAAGTTACAGAACCTGCGCTTGGAGTACTTGGTTGTACTGCTGTAGCTGTAAGTGTTACACTTGGGCCAACTCCAGATTGTAATTGATTTTTAAATACGGTCGTCATGTTTTATCCTAAACTTATAACAATGCCTAGAGCAATATCGCTAGCTTGCGTTTGGCTAATACCGCTTGAAGCTCCAGCAATACTAGTCCAGGTTGTGCCGTTATATACTTCAACATACTGTTGGTCGGTATTGAAACGTATCATACCAGTTTCTGTATAAGCTAGTGCAGGTCGAGCAACACTAGAACCTGACGGAATAACTAGACCATATGTACCTGTTATTTTAACATATCCAGCACCTGTTTCGGAAATTTGTGTTATGCTGTTTGATACTGTATTGGTAATTGTATTTTGATAAAATTTAAAATTACCTAATAGTACACCACCTGTTCCTGGTGTTGAAAAGTTAATGTCGGCGTTAGTACCACTAGCAGTAATAGTGTTGCCGCTTATTGTTAAGCTAGGAGTACCGCTAGTAGTTACGCTACTGGCAGTGAAAGTGGTAATGTTTAAGTTTGTAGCATTAACATTTTGTGCCCAAACATTATTCCATTGCAATGAGCTAGAACCTAGATCGTAAGTTTGTGTTACACTGGGTAAAATATTACTGTTGACTTCGCCAGTAAATGTAATAGTATCTGTAGGCATATCGCCTAGCTGGATATTTCCGTCAGCAGTAATAGTGCCTGTGGCATGTAAGTTACCGTTAATTAGTACATTTGAATTTAAATTAATAGCGCCTGTACCGTTAGCGGTAATATTAATAGCACCGTTGGTATTTGTTGAGCTAAGTGTGTTACCTGCTAACGCTAGATTCCCAACATTAATAGTTCCAGAATATACTGTAGGGTTAGCACCATTAGGTGTTAAGTTGATAGTATTTGAGCTACTGCTGATAGTATTACCGCTAATGGTAAATGTTGCCAGCTGTGCTTGAGTAGTAGTGTATAAGTTAGTTGAACGGGTAGTTCCGTTAACATCAAGGTCGTAAGCAGGTGTTGCTGTATTAATGCCCACGCGGCTGTTAACAACATCTAGGTATAGTAGACTCGTCTCAAAGGACAAATTAACCCCGTTGCGAAGGAGGTTATCCTTTAAGAGCGGACCTGAAATTCGACCAACAGCCATTTTAGCTCCCTTATACACCGAGTTTCACGGATAACCACTCTTTCAGCCGCTTCAACGGCTCTTTGCGGGTTTACCACAGTTTGATATCGTAATGCTTGGTCAAGCACTACAGTATTAGTATTTAGCTGTTTTGATTTTTAGTAGCCAAAGACGATCGAATACAGTGTCGAATAATCATTAACGTCTTGGGTAGTTGCATTAGAGTTGTTGCCGTAAGCTGGAAGCCATACTGTACCATTGTAAATTTCTACATAGTTTAATGTACTATTCCAGCGAGTCATACCTTGTACAGGACTAGCAGGTCGGCCATCTGTAGGGCCCGATGTTGTTCCTACAGGAATAACTAGTCCATTTGTTCCTTTAAATTTAACGTATCCGTTAGCTGAGGAATTAATATCAAAACTACCGCTAGTAGGACTAACAATAGTATTGGCATTAATATATCGCCAATTATTGAATTTAACCTGTCCAGTACCTGTCGGTGTAAAAGTTACGTCTCCTGTACTGTTGCCTATAGAATTTCCTGTTAAAGAAAAATTCCCAATATTAGCAGTTGACGCGGTGATTGGAGCAGTTTGTCCAGTAGAGGCTGTGAAATTGTTAGTATAAACTGTTCTCCATAACAAACTACTACTGCCTAAATTATAAGAAGCAGTTGTGCTTGGTAACAAATTGCTGTTAACTTCTGCGGCAAATGTAATAGTATCAGTGGATTGATCACCAAGTGTAACATTTCCATCAAACGTAATATTACCAGTTGCATGTAGACTAGCGTTTACAGTTACTTGTACCGTTCCACTATTAGACAAGATAATATTGCCTGTGCCATTAGGTGTAAAATTTATACTATCATTAGTAACGGTGTTACGTAGGGTATTACCACTGAAATATAAATTCGCTGTGCTTAGTCCAGGAGTAACAATAGTAGGATTGCTAGTTTGATTAGGTTGTATTGTAATACCACTAGTTAACTGCTGTATAGTGTTGGTACCAATTGTAAAATTACCTATGGTAGTATTTGTAGCGACTAGATTAACAGTCTGTATTGAACTGGTACCAGTTCCGCCATTATTAAGTTGTGTACCGATTGTGAGATCTGAACTTGGCCCTTGAGTGTTAATACCAATGAAATTATTAGTAACATTAAGATACAACAGTCGATTGTCGAACGCAAGATCAGTTCCATTTCTCAGCAAATTATGTGCTAATAAGGCACCGCCAATTCGCCCCATCTGAGACATGATTTACTCCTTACGAGTCAAAGCCTATCAAGGCTATAACTATTTTTCCATAAGGTACTGGACTGGTAAACTGTAGATAGTATCCACTATTAATCAAAATAGGCTGTGTAATAGTAACTGTTGAATTTACCGGAAGAATTGCAGTTACTGTCACTTTACTGATAGTAATACTTGTTAATGCATCTGTAGTTGAATCTGTGGTATAACTTAATACTGCTACAGGAACAGTAAATGTGCCACCGGGTGTTCCTGCTGTTGTTAAAATAGGTGTTCCGCCCGGGGTATTGGATAATTGGAATGTGTTAATAGTGTTTGTAGCAATAATATAGTAGGTTTTTGGATTTGAATACCCGTTAATGCTACCGGCCGCTGGATAGGTTGGTAATGTTCCACTAATTGTAATAGCTTGGCCAACAGCTAGCGTAGTAGAGGCACAGCTAAATTGGCCAGATGTACCTGTAATGGCTACTGTACTTAAAGTTGTTGAGGCTGCAATATCTGTACCAGTTACTACTGCACCTACTAAATTAACTGACGGATAAATTGCTGAGCTAGCAGAAATATTACCACTATTTTGATAAGTTGCATTCACTGTACTAGCATAACTGACACTGCTTGTTGAACTAGAAGTCACAGTGTACGTGCCATTATATGCCACTGGAATTATTCCAGTAACGATAATAGTAGCTCCAACAGCAAATGGCACTGCTGATTGGGTTGAAAATGTAACTGTTGCTGTTGTCCCGTTACCGCTGGCTCCTGTTACATTCAAGCTAGAATTAAAATATAGGGTTGATGAACCGATGGCAGCGGCTACACTGGTTGTAGGAGTATATGTTTCTGCGCCAATCGCTGGATTTTGTGTAATGGTATAGTTCAATCCACTAAGTTGTAGAACGTTTTCTACAACTACTAGAATATTTTGTCCACCCCACGTGGCTCCGCTTTGTACAGTAGTTGGTGGCGCAGGATTCAGTGGTCCAAAATAAACGGTGGTTCCGTCACCTGCCCCTAGATTCTGCTGTGTAACACCGCTTGATTCTTTAAAACGCAAAGCTCGCCATGTGCTAGCCTGATATACCATAACTTGGTTAGTAGTAGTATCGTATCGCATCATTCCAGATACTGGGCTAGCAGGCTGATTGCTAGTTGGACCGTTAGGTAACACTAGACTACCTTGTCCTGTTGGGTTTACATAGACGTTCGCGTTTGCTGTATCTGAATATAATGTTTGATCAAATATTGCACGACGACTAAGAGTTAATTGTTTTAAGAATCTCATTATACTGGTAATGTGCTTATGGTAAATGTTAATGTTGTTGCGGCCGAGCTAAATCCTTGAACTGTGTCGCTTGAACCTAAGACTAATTTTTCTTGATCTAAACTTACAGTTTCGCCCGGTGGTATTGTCAATGCATTTACTATCATAGTAGATGATGTAGCTGAACCACCGCTTGGAACTGCATATAGTGTTAAGTTAGCACTGGTTGAAGGAGTAGTGTTACAAATAATCATAGTAGTAATAGCGTTACCAATTTGAGTTCCGCTAACTGTGCTAGTATACAATGTGCTATTTGAAGTGCCTAATACTACGTTTGATATTGCCATTTTTAATCCTTATAATAAAATACTTAGTAGAACAGCTCTACTACGACTAATTAATTCGTCCGACGTATTTACATTTGAAACAAATAATCCTGTACGGCCTGGACCTGCCGTAGCTTGTGAAAATATTTTAGTCTTACCTGTAGTGCTTGTAGGTGCTACGCTTTGATCATCTAAGTTTAATATTGCGTTAACTTCAACGTTATTTGAGCTACCTGTTAATATTAAATTATTGCTAGTAGTATTTGAGATTGTGTCGCCACTGATATTAACATCATTAACTGTGAGACCGGCAGCACTGATACTAGCTTTTAAAACCTGATTGATACTAAACTGAATATTAGTTGCATAGGCTTCAACTAGAGCTGGGGTATTAGATGATGTATACCCGCCGGTGTTGTAGTATAGTCGATCAACAACTGCTATGCCGTTAGTGGCTGCTACATAATTATATAGATATTTTCTATTAAGAACATGGTTATCTAATGTAACGTAATTTGCATAGTTTGGACTGTTAGCAATTAATATTGCATGATTTCCGCCTTGCATGTCTATCACAAAATCACTAGCACCATCGTTACCGATAGTTTCGACTTGTAGGCCATTTAGTGTACCGTCAGCAGTTTTGGCTACAAATGTACCACTTAAATTACTGCTGGTTACTGAACTATAATGTGTTACTTGTTCATTAAAAACTAGTTGGGCCGGACTATAATTACCTCGCTCAACTTCAATACCTGATTGATAACCTAAAACGCTACTAATTCCATTACCGGTCTGTCCATAGTTCAATTGAATTATGTTGTCGGCGATAGTGGAATTGGTAGATTCTACCGTTGTCGTATTGCCTTTAACATCAAGATTGCCAGTAATTACCACTGTACCAGCAGTAGTTCCTGTATCCAAGGTTATAGTACCTCCAGACTGTGTCTGAATTCTATAATTTGCTTGACTTACTTTTAAAATTCTTGACATAAAGATCCTTCAAGGGGGCTTGCGCCCCCTATCAAGTTAAAGATTAACCGTTGTCAATTACAACTGAAACGTTAGCTACTGCTGTAGTAACAAAACCTGTTGTAGTTGGCAAGTTCCACTGTGCTACTGTTGTACCAGCTGATCCAGCTACTGTAAACTGTGTACCTGGGTTTGCACCGCCTGGCACTAGAGTAACTTTACGTCCAGTTAATTTAGCAACATAGTATGTTCCGCCTGCGGAATCAGTTGCGTTAATCCACATTTGACCAGCGGCCAAAGGAGTTGTTGTAACTAGTGTACAAACTCCAATACCGTCACTACCAGCTTCAACTTTGAATCGACGACCAGCTTTTTGGCTGATAATGTCTGCAAGTTCCCAAGCGCGAGAACCGTTGGCTAGATAAGCTGTTGCTTGAATAGCTGAATAACGACCAGAACCTGCTGTTGGATAACCAGTGGTAACCGCTGTAGTCAATGTAGCTGTTGCGGCTGCACTGCCTGAACTGAATGTTGCGATCAAGTTGCTTGTTACTGTAGTTGCTACTGATTGGCTTGTAGTTGTTGTTTGAACAACTGAGTTACCACCTGCACCGGTACTCAATGATATTGTATTAGTGTTTGGATTAGGTGTACCGATTACATAGTAGGCTGTTGAACCAGTTAAACCACCAACTGTTGAAGCTGGAGTAACAATCATACCAGCAACAATTTCATCAACTGTTGACAATGTTGTTGTGTACAATACTAATGATAGACCGGTAATTGCACCAGCTGTTGTTCCTGGTACAGGACCGTTAGCTTGAGTAATAGTAATTGTGCTTGCACCGTCAGTGGCAGTAACAATATATGTGTTACCTGATGAGTAACCAGTAATTGCACCTGCGCCGCCTGCTGTACCAGTAAATGTAACTGCTTGTCCAACATAGAATGTACCGGCTGCTTGAGCTGGAGTCATTGTAAGAACGTTTAAAGCATTGGCACTTAAACCACTTGCTGTGTATGTTGAAATTGTTGTTACTGATGTAGCAGTAATGGTTGGGGTCAATGACAAGTTTAAGTAACCGTCACCAGCATTAACTACTGAACCGTTTTGTACGCCGAATAATGAACTACCACCAGTTGATGTTAATGTTTGTCCAGTACCTGAACTTGTTGATTGAGTTAATGCTAATGGTGTAGCAATCATACTAGCAATGTTAGCGGCTGTAATACCTGTACCACCGCTTACTAATGCCAAGCTAACAATTGAGTTGTATGCGGCACCAACTACTGCGTTAGTACCAGTGATTGAACCAGTTGTTGTTGTAATAAACACACCAGCAATAGCGTTGGCGTATGAGCTGGACAATGTAATTGCTGTTGAACTTGCAACTGCTCCAACATAGTATGTACCAGCACTGATACCTTGACCGCCTGTACCTGTAATAACAACGTCTTGACCAACTACAAATGTACCACTTGCGATAGTGATTGCACCGTTGTTGTTTGTTGTTGCACTAATAGCTAACGAACCGCTAGCTGATGTTAGTGTTGGTGTAAATGTAATTGTTGTTGAACCAATTGCGGCTACAACTGAACCAGCACCAGTTGTATAGGCTTTAGTTGCTGAGCCAGTTAGTGTACTACCACTCAAATATTTGAATAGTGGAGCACCAGTAGCTGTAACAGCGCCTTCTGTGCTTAAAGCCGGTGTTGGATATGTTAATGTTAATGCTTGAGCGGCTGTACCAGTGTATGAACCAGCTGTACCAACTGTTAAACCAGTTACTGACTGACCACCTAAATCTGCATCGCCTGCTGTGTTTGCGGCGCCAAAGTTACCATCGGCACCTGGGTTTCTATAACCAAGATATTTTTTACTTAATGGACGTCCCATTTTGTTTCTCCTTAATTTGACGTTCTAGGTCGATACGCGGTGGGTTTCCGCATAAACTTGCCTGATGCAAGCTGACAATGTATTTAGCTGTAAGTGATGCGCATGGCTATGTTATCAATATATGCAAGGTCAGTATGCGGAATTACCACATTACTTCGTAATGCTATAACAACACCAAATGTAGGATCTATTGTGTTTAATAATGTAGCCCCACTATTCCATAAATTAGAAGAACTGCCATAAATTTTATAATTGCTAGTATCCGGTTCTGCTATATTATCACCGATTCTATTACCACCTAATACTAATTGCACAATGTAATCTTGTATTCGAGCGCCACGGATAGCATTAATTTGTACTTCAATACCAGTTAGTGTTGACCCGTTAGGTGCAAAAGGAAAATTAGTAAACCATAATTGATTAGTCATTGAAGCAAAACGTTCTTGCCACAAGCCCGATATAGTATGCAACGGTTTTGCTGTAACTGCATAGGCACTTGCGTCACGTCCTATAGTTGCTAAAGGATAAGTCCAGGCTATGCCGTTGTCTACACTGACTTGTGTTACAGTACCTGGAGTAATAAAAGATGTTGTAGTCATCATATATTTACCGAAAAAAAAGCACTCCAAAGAGTGCTTTTTAATTTTACTAAAGTAAAAGTTACAAGATTATTGGAACTTAACGTTAGCTGATGTGATTGCAACACGACCTAGATAGTCAGCGGCGTTACCTAGAGATGATGCTGTGTTTGACAACTCAACATATCCGTAACGTGTCATAAAGCTAACTACTGGTTCGAATGTGCTTGGATCCAATACAACACCGCTTGACATCAATGGGATGTATGGGCAGTAGAATGCAGGAGCATCACTTTCGCTTGCGCCTTTGTAACCGATAAGAATATCAGTTGTATCAGCGGCATAGCTGTTTACATAAACTTTCATTGCATTGTTCAATGTACCAACAAACTTGGTGTTTGTAGGTGCTTCGAATGTGCCTTCAGTTGTACGTGCAAATGCTGATGTTGTAGCACTTTGTAGGATGGTCAATGCAAATGGGCTTACCACTGCATAGTTACCAGCACCACGACGTGTACGTTGAGCGATCAAGTTGCTTACGCGATTGATCATAACTGCCAAGGCAGCATGCTCATCACCAACGAATGTAGCTGTACCACTTACAGACGCTTGGTCATAAGTGTATGTAGCTGTACCAGCTAGTGTGATTAGAGATTGGATAATCTCTTGATCGATTTCAGCAGTGATTTCTTGAGCCAAAGCAGCCATGATCTCAGCTTCAACGTCGATACCTTGTTGAGCTTGAGCGTCTTGAGCGGCTTCAAATGTCCAGCGAGCTGATAACTTACGTGTCTTAGCTTCAACTGTTTGCTTCAAGATTTGAATGCTTAAACGGTTACCAGCTTGACCTTCTAAAGTAGCTGTTGAAGCTGCCTTAGCTGATGCATCACCAGCTTGGTTACCAGAGTAAGACTGAGCAATCTTGAATGGGCTTAATGCCTCTTCACCTGCTGTTACACCAGCGCCAGTTGAAGTATCAGCATAACGCACACGTAATGTGTGGATCTGACCAACTGGACCAGTCATTGGTTGTACGCCAAGTAATTCGTTAGCAATAACGGTTGGCATAACGCGACGGATTACTGGAAGAATCACGCGATTTAATGTTGCGACGTTGCCGGCAGAAGTGGCACCAGCTGTAGCAGTCTCTGCCAAATACTTGCGAGTATTTTCTAGAGTCACGCCCATAACTGATTTTTTAGTGCCTTGTAGGCCTTCTAAAAGTGCTTCTTTTGTTTCCGACCAACGGCTTGTTAGTAGTTCTGACATTTAAATTCTCCTTAAATTTTTAGTCCTGCGAGCTTGCGAATATCAACGATGTTGCTATCGCTCTCACTGCTACGTGTGCTGTTGGAAATCTTATTTCCTGTTATTTCTTTAGCCTCTACAAGTGCCTGTTTCTTCTGCGGAGCCTTGCCATTAATTACTGATGGCAAGTACTTCTCGAATGATTCGTTAAGTTTTTCTGTTTTCACAGTTGTCATTAACTCACTCATGATAGCACGTTGCTCACTGTTAAGTGGGCTTAGTAACTCGCTCATGATTGATTTTCTTTCTTGACTCTCTTTAAGAGCACGGATCTCAGCTTCTTTACTTTCTAAGATTTTTTCAGCTTTTACAACAGCCTGAGCGGCTTCTTGCATTGCATGATCTTTCAAGTCTATGACTTTGAGTAATTTTGCTGTTTCCGATTTTTCATTTAGGTAACTGCTTTGATATTCTGCGGCAAAAGCCTCGAATAGCTTGCGACCAAAGTCTTGACGACGAGCTGCCTCAATGTCTTCTTTCAGTGATGTAATTTCAGAACTTAGGTTCTCTGTTACAACTGATTCAACCATCTTAGCGGCACGTTCAACAAACTGTTGTTTTACCTTCTTGATTTCTTGACGACCTTCGCGAACTAAGCGAACCTTAGTTTCAGCGAGATCACGTTTATCTTGCATAAACTCTGTAATTTCTTGAGCTAGAGCTTCAACTACGAATTGTTCCAATTTACCAAACTTAGTTGCCATTACTACTTGATCTTCGTGTAATTCTTTCACTTCAGAAGCTAGTTGACGAGTAACGAATTCTTTCATTACTTGTGAAACTTGTTGCTTTTGTTGTGCTAGCTTAACTTTCATTTCAGCTAGTTGATTACGATCATCAGCAAACTCAACAATCTCAGCGGCTAATTGCTCAGAGATCATGCGATCTACTGCTTCAATCATTGTGTTCTTGTCGTGTTCGTATTTTTGTGCGAATTCTTCGCGTAGTTGTTGAGTAGCAGTTTCCTTAGCTTCGTTGATACGAGCTTCGAATGCCTGTTCAATTGACTCTTTGATCTCTTCTGAAATCACATTGTTTTCAAATAACGATTTTAGTGCGTCCAACATGTGATTCTCCTTATTATTGGAGTTTGTTTATTATTGCTAATAAACTCTCTTTGAGATATTTCTGTGCCTTAGGATCACCTTTTACCTCTTGCGCTATACGCAAGGCACTTAATCCGCCCTTACTATTCATAAGGTGTTCATAAATTGGTGTAGGATATGCTCCCGGAGCACTGGGTTGAGCTACCATATCTACTGTGATAATCTCAAAATCTGATACTTCACCGGATCCGTCATCTCTGACGTTTCCGGATCCGCGACTACTTACGCCTAATTTAACTCCGCTTTCTAGCATCGTTTTAATTAGTTGTCCCATAGGGGTAGGAAGTATTTTCAACTTCCCATAACCATTTGGACCGTCCATCCACATATTAACTATCATGTGACTTACACGATCCAAATTAATTTTTAGATCATCTGGATGATCTACTTCTCCGAGAACTGAATAGCCGTTTTGAATCTGATCGTTAAGGGTTTTGACAGCCTTGCCAATCTCTTGCACCGGATAAACACGCTGATTAGCGTTTCTTATACCGCCCTGGATACAAATCCCGGACATGTATAAGTTTTTTCCTTCTTTGTCATCAGACTCAACGACCATTTTTGCTTCGTTGAAACTGAGATTCTCTCGGAGGTATAGTGACATATATTAGTATAGTCTCTGTTTATTTCTTACCAGCTTGCTTTACAGGACGCAATGTACTTTGAGTATTTGCATCACCGTGTGCAGAACCTTGAGCTCCAACACCTACTGATGGTCCTGGGTTATTGAAACCAGCTTGACGATCTATTCCGCCGCCTTTAACTTGTTTCTTGAAAGCTGTTTGTCCTGCTTTGCCGCCTGGAACATTAATGTTTCCTGACTTAAGATCTTGTGGTTTTGGACTAGCTAGACCACCTTCAGTACCGCCTGCTTTAGTACCAGCATCGCCGTGTACTTCTACATAGTTCTGAGCGATGTTAGCAGTTGTGCCGCCCATATCGTTCTTAAAGTTATCAATTGTTGATTTCTTGTTGATGCTCTTTGTTACTGAACCAGCTTGAGCACCTACAGGATCGCCTTCTGTTGTTCCAGCAATTCCGTTACCTGATTGGTATGGAGCGCCGATCTTGTCAACATATTCCATCAAACGTGAAATTTCGTCCATTTCGCCTGCTTCGTCATCGCCACCCATATCGGCTGCGATATCACCCATGTGTACATCACCATGGTCGCCAGCAATGCCAGTTTCTTCTTCGTGTTCTTCGCCAGCTAATAGCTGTTCAAATTCTGCTTTTAGGTCTTCCAATGCGTCTTCTAGGTCCATAACGCGATCTTCGATATCGCCGTCACCTTCGTCGTCACCTTCTTCTTCGCCGCCAAATTCAGTGTCGTCACCTTCGTCGTCACCTTCTTCACCGTCTTCTTCCTCTTCGCCTTCTTCTTCCTCTTCGCCTTCTTCTTCCTCTTCTTCAGGCTTATCTTCAAAACCTTCTTCTTCCTCTTCTTCCTCTTCTTCTTTAGAATAAGGATTGCCAGTGTCTTGGCTAAAATCTGATTCTAGTAGTTCAGCGTAAATTTCGCGTGATTTTCCTACTACGATATTGTGAAATATTTCTTTAGCTTGTGCTTGATCATCGTTAATTAACGCTTCAAGCATCGCTTCAAATTGAGCGCGGTCAGTCATGTTTAATTCTCCTGTGAAATGTATTGATACAAGGCTGTAATATATTTACATCTTTAATGTAAAAGTGGGTAGAAATAGACTAAAAATAGACTGTTTTTATCTATTTTTATATTATTGTGCCGGAGCAGCCGGTGGCATGTACATGGCTTTAATAAAATCAAGTTCGCTTTCTTGCTCTAATATGTGTGCTTCGCTGCTCTTACGTAGTTCGTTTAGTTGTTTAAGAGTTAATCTTGTTTTACGTGTATCGTTTCTATGTATGGCCGTAGAATCATTGCTAGGATTATATCTTAGATCGCTAGCATTAGATCGTGTGTTTGGATCAATGTAAAACAATTCTCTTAGTATCATACAGATATTTATGCTACTGGACCTGGATTAGCGGCTGGAGGAGCGGCTGGTGCTCCGCCAGGTGGAGCGGCATTTGCACCTTGTCCTTCATTATCTTCTCCAGCTATATCATCGGGTGCTGTTAGATCTGCGGCAGCACCTAAGTCTCCTTCAATACCACCTGCACTTAGACCTGCTGAACGCAATTCGCCAGCTGAGTCAGTAGTTGTAGGTTCGCCTTTGCCGTTTTCTTGACCCCATAGACGTTCGTTTTCTGCTAGCTCTTCATCTGTTAAGCCTAAGAATCGCTTCATAGCAAAGCGTTTTGATACGAATGGTATAGCTTGTATAGTGTTAAATGTATTAATACGTTCAGCATCAATAGTAGCTTGTCGTGAACTTGCAAAGTTCATTGGAGGATTGAATCTAATTTCAAAGATATCTGCGTCAATATTAGTGCCACGACTGTGTAGATAACGTTTAAATTCTTCATCAAATACATCAGATACTAGACTTTGCAAGCGTTCACAGTACTTGTTAAAACGTAGTTCTTGGATATAAGCAGTACCAACGCGACCATCATTAAATGTACTTTGACTATCTTCAGCACCTGTAGGCAAATAGCTACTAGGTATGCGCAAACCACGGAATAGCTTGTTAGTAAAGTATTTCAAGTCATCAATTTCACCAATATTCTTACCGCCTTCTAGCATTGTGACGTCCGATCCTTTGCCGTCTGCTGTTTTAGGGAAGAAATAATCTTCGTTAATGCTTAGAGGGTTGTATGCAGAGTCTATGACGTTCTGTCCTCCGCCTGTTTGCGAAGGAATACGGCGTTGATGGATTTCATTTTTAACACGTTCCACAAAGGCCATTGCCAAGTGACTAGGCATATTACCTACGTCAATATGGAATACACGGCGCTCTGGAGCACGTTGTATACGATAAATTAGAATAGCATCTTCTAATAATTCTTTTTGTTTGTAAACTTTGAATACATGTTCTAACAAACTGTTACCAAATGGAAAATTATTATCTAGTCCTTCTGATAAACTTAAATGAATGATATGTTTAGCATCAATAGCTGATTCGCGTTGATTTACACCAAAGCGTCCACTTGAATTTCCAGCACCTGCGCCATATGCACCACTTTGTCCGCCAGCTGTAGATCCCATATATCCGCCACCTGGCTGTGTTGCATTACCGCCTGCACGTGGACTTAGGTTAGGTACAATCTGTGTAGCTACTAGACTTTCAAAGTTAGGAGCAAGATCTTTAATAATGTACTGCTCTGGTTTCTTACCTTCGCTTTCATTTACAATGATCTTAACAACCTGCATAGGATCTATATAGTTCCATTTTTGTGTTTCTGGGTCACGGATAAAGAAAGCGTCACCGTATTTGAAAGTATTACGCATTATACGGAATATACGAGTTTCAAAACCATTCAGTTTGTGCCATTGTTGCATGTACTCGCCAAGGATTTTAACTTCTGAGTTAGTGCCCTTGTGACGCCAGTTGACAGTAAATGCGCTCTTACCGTCTTTTAACTTTTGTGTAGTAAACTCAGCTAAAATGTCTAGCGCCGCATTAACTTCGGGATCGCTGTCCATTACATCATACTGCTGATAACGCTCTAAACGATTAGGAGTCCCAGTATAAACATCGGGCAAATAACTAGAATAATTAGTACGTGCTGGGCCTGGACGATTACCAGAGTTTGATCCGCTGATAGTACTTAAAGAAGTACCTGTTGGCACTGGTGAAAAATACTTTTTCCAACTCATCTAATTAATATCCTTTAAACGGCAAGCCTGTTGCCGGTCATTTTGCCACTCATGTCAGCAGTTTCTCTAGTGTGTTCTTTCATTTCAGAGGTGTGGCCAACCATAGTCATTATACCTTTATTTAACTGTTCTAAACTATCATGCAGGTCTTTTAGAGTTATACCGCCACCTAAAGACGCTAGATTAGGTTCATTATCTCCAGTTTCAACAGGGGTAGCTGTAGCTGTAGGTATAGCGGCTTCTGATTTTGGTTTAAAATCTTTCAATGCGCCAAATAAACTATTAAAATCTGCATTTTCTTTAGGGTTAAGTACACGTTCACCTTTATGTAGTAGTGCGATCATATCCTTTGGTTCAAAAGTTTGTCCTAGTGTCCCTAGTGTCCCCAGTTCTCGTTTTTGATCTTTTCTAAGTTTAGGATTTGGTAGTGGAGGTTCTGATTCGGTATTTGGTTGTGTTTTGTTTTCTTCTTTTTTCTTTTCTTCTTTTTTCTTTTCTTCTTCAGTCTTAGGTATAGATTTAGATGGTGTTAGTAATTTTAAAGCATCTGACAATGCTTTAATTTCTGCAGGACTTTTATTAAGTTGAATGTTAAGTCCTTTCATAGCGTCAGCGGCCATGTTAGCGGCATTAACATTCCCTATCAGTATAGAATTTTGTAGTTGCAAATCTGCAGTAGTAGCGCCTTTAGTAGTTTTACCAGATTGTACATTAGATATTTCTTGACCTATTATACCCTGTGCTTCTTCAGCAGTAGCACCTCGACCTTGTACATAGGCTTGTCCTCCGGCTAATGCATTACCTTGAGGACCAAATGCTCTACTATATGCTCCTAATAATTCTGCTTCTTCTGGAAACAGTTCTGCGGCCAACGCCATATCAGCAAATTCTTTACTGTTAACACGTTCGTTATACATGCGTTTGGCAGTTTCAATGTCTGCCAATGCTAGCTGTTTTTCATGATCATTTGTTGCTTTGGATAAATTTTTAAGACCTTTTTCTAATAATATACCGCTTTCGCCCATAGCTGCCTGCGTTCCAGCAGTTTTCATCGTAGCGCCACCGTAGGCCGCTATGTCTGATGCAAGATCCTGTATGTCTTTGCCAAATCCCACTGTAGCGGCCTGTGTTCTAATGTAGGCTTGTTTTTCTGCATCAGTTCTTAATGATGCTAATATAGCTTGCTGTTTACTTTCAGCTAGTCGATCCATAGTAGCTTGTGCTACAACTGTTCGATCTTTACCAGTAGCAATGGCAACTTTATCAAATTCGTCTGCAAGAGCTTTAGCATTGGCAGCGGCTTGGCGTTGTCCAGTTTCTGATGCTAGATTAATAGTAGGATTACGTTGCATACTAAGGACTAACGCATTAGCTAAAGTTTCTGGGTCATTAGCGAATCGAGGATTATCTCTTCTCAACTCTGCCAAGACTTTTTGCATATTGTTAATACGCTCATCTTGCACTCCGCCTGCAAACTGACTACCTGTAGATTTTTGTAGAACTTTGTTTAGTTCTTCATAAGGTACTGCTGAACGAGTTTCTTGTTCTCTTTGTCTTAAAAATTCGCCAGTACCGCCTTGACGTATATAATTTTGATTTGATATCGCACTGTCTTTTATTATAGCTACTGCTTCTGATGCAAATTTATTTTTTAATCCGGGCACAATACTTGATATTGCCTGAAACGCTTCTAATACCGGTTGTTTTTGTCCACCAATAGCCTTTAGTGTTGCGCCAGCATCTAGGCCATAGCTGGCAACATCTTTTAATGCACTTCCAGCATCTTTAAAAATTGCTTGAGCATTTGGAGCCGTAAGATCTAATTTACCGCTAGAATTGACATTTCCGCCGCCTTTTCCAGTCTTAAGAAACGTTACGAGATCATCTAACGTTTTGTTAATTTTTTCTAATAAACCTGAAGGAACTGGTACTGTGGGATCAGCCATAAAAAAATCCTTGAAAATATACGTATATAAATACTATATCATATATTTATCCGGAGTATAATATGGCCATAAATCCCTTGCAACAGTATTTTAGACAACCAAAAATATTTGTTAACTTGCCTAGCCACGGGGCTTATTATCAGCCCGGTCTAATACAAGGAGACATCAATAACTTGCCAGTACACGGCATGACCGGTATGGACGAAATTATCATTAAAACTCCAGATGCACTATTCAGCGGTGAAGCCAGCGTTAAAGTTATAGAAAGTTGTTGCCCAAGCATTAAAGATGCATGGTCATTGAATGAACTTGATACTAATATGTTGTTTACTGCTATACGTATAGCTACCTACGGCAACACTATTTCAGTAACACATACTTGTTCAAAATGCAATACTCCTAATGATTACGAACTTGACTTGTCAGTTATTATTGAGCATTTTGCTTCTAGACACTACGAAAGTAAAATTGTATTCCAAGATCTTACAGTTAATATCAAGCCACTGACTTACAAACAATTAACTGACCACAATCTTAAAATCTACGAATTACAAAAACGAGTACAACAGGCCAATGCTATCGAAAATGAAGATGAGAAATCATCTGCAATCAATAAACTGTGGGAAGAACTGGCAGCCGTGCAGTTAGAAATGAATGCCAATCATGTTGAAAGCGTAGAAACTCCAACGGTTACAGTTACTGAACGAGAATTTATTGTTGAGTGGTTAAAAAATTGTGAAAAAGACACTGTCGATCGTATCAAAGAACAAGTTGAATACAATCGCAAACAATGGTCTGTGCCAGATTTTAAAGTAGAATGTAATGAACCGGATTGTAAAAATCCAGGATCAGTGCTACTTGAACTAGACAATTCAAATTTTTTCGTCTAGGCCTAATTGATAAATCCGCCTCTGAGATTCAACAAGAGTTAATTAGGCTAGACGAAGAAGTAAAAACATTCAAAGAAGAACTGTTTAGAATTGCGTGGTATATGAGAGGCGGTGTATCAGTAAATGATATGCTGTTGGTCTATAGTTACGAAGATCGAAAATTCATGTACACCATTATTAAAGAAAACATTGACGCTACTAAAGAAAGCGGAATGCCTTTAATTTAATTTATTGTCTAGGTATAGATTTGTAATAGCCAGGTTTAGTCCATGCTGTACCTGAGTCATTTAACTGCCATCCGTCACCCTTGGGCGGATTAGTTTTACTAACTGGGTTTCCGTCTGCTCCAAGATTGTCATTTTCTACGTAATCATCGTCGGCGTTAGGTTTAGCTGTTTTTTGTACTGATGTAGGCTGTTGATTAGTTGACGGTGCAGTAGAGTCAGTAGCATCTACAGCAGTATTTGGAGTATTAGGTGCTGTTTGAGTATTAGGTTCCGGAGTAGCTATAATTGGAGTAGCTCCATATTTCATATATAGATCATCAAGATACTTAAAGGCGTTGCTTATACCAGTAATAGACCATGTCACTGGCAACGCGGCATAGTAGAAATCATCGTAAGTTGCATTTAGCAAACGAAGACCGACTTGTTTAGCACCTGTACTGATGCCTTCTATGTTGTCCCATATGATACCGGCCCATTCTTGCGCGGCCTTGTCACTAGACATGTCGTTAACAAAATTATAAATCATAGCCACTTCAGCAAGACTCATGCCGTGCCATAATTTTTCGCCAACTCCTTGTTTATATTTTTCAAATGTTGGATAACGGCTAAGCAATTCTTCAATCCTAGCCATCATGGTAGAATTAAATCCAGGATGTTGGGTTTCAAGCGGAGCGGCCCACTTGCCTAGCAAGCCTTTAAAATTACGCCAACCAAAAAATTTAACTGCTCCCTTTAACAAGAATTCGCCTGTGAAATAGGCCGCTATTCCCTGTGTAAGACGTATCATAGCCTTGCGTCGAGCTTCGTCGTTCATATAGGTAGTATAACACTGTAGACGTTCAGCTTCAGTTGTGTAGTCGTGTTCAGTGCCTTTGTAGACTTTAGGATGCGCAGGCGCAGGAGGAAATGCAGAATCTTTATAGTCAAATTTAATGCTAGGTGCTGGACCTTGCTGGCCGTTGTTGGCCCACTCTACAGTCTTTTCTGTCAACTCCTTCAACATCATATTTTGATTGAGTTGATTGGTTTTTTGTTCGTCATCATACTGCTTCCAGATTTCTATAGCAGTATAGCCCATGGCTCCGAGATTGGCAGCATTGGCGATGTAACCACGATTAGGCACGTGAAAAAACTTCTTAAAGAATCCCTGCTTCGATGCGTCGTCAACTACCTTATCAGCAGAAGTATATTTTGATTTTTTCTTGTCATCAGTCTTGTCAGCGCCTGTGGCCTTTTCAGCGGCGGCAGCCTCTTGTTCTATTCTCAAGCTCCACTTGGCATCGCCTAGCGCCTGTAGATCTTCTAAAAAATCTAAATCATTGCCCAGCTTGTTACCGGGATACTTGCTCTTGAACAGTCTTTGAATACTGCTTGGTGTAAATTGTGGACCTTGCTCTTTGATTGATTTCAACATGAAATCAGAATATTCAGTACTGTAGTCTTCAAGCAGTTTAAGTTTAACAGGATCTTTGGCATACTTAGATGCTATCTGTTTTACTATCTGTTGTGCTTCTTTTTCCGACATTTTAACGCCAGCTTTGGCAGCGAGATTAGTGCCTTTACCAAAGAACCTTCCAAGGTATCGTTCTAGATAATCAGACACGGGTCCTTCAATCAAAGTGCTTTCTTGAATAGCTAGAGGACGTGGATCGATAATATCAAGGATTTTCATATAGAGTATTTATCGAGAAGAACGTAGTTCTTCTGTGTTTTTCGCTAGTCGCTCAAACACACTTTATTTCTTTAATGATTACATAATCAAGTGCGAAGCACTTAGATATTATCTAGATTGTTCAGTCACACTTTGCCCAGGCAGGGCAAAGTAACACGACATTATCTGAGTTGCACAATGTCACTGTAGCGGTATGGCATTACAGAGGCGGTCATCCGGTACCTCGAGCCAAGTCTTTATATGACGGCAATTAGCATACATTCGCTACCACGTATACTAATCCAGGGTTTTTCTCCCTTCTTTTAGCCTATACTGTCTTGTTCTCTACATTCTAAACGGGTTAAAGGCTTATCCCATCAACATCCTTGCGGGTAGTAGAATGCATCTCTGCGCCAAGCAGAACTACCTTACCGCCACACATCAGAGCGGATTTCGGGCACCTAACAGTCGCCGGTGCGGGCTTAATTTGGCGTTATTTTGCCTTGTTTTCTTGGAGTTTACGAATATGTGAGCCGTGTACACGTACTTGAATATGACCATTATAATAGTCATCGCTTTCTAGAACACGCCTACTAAACTGCTCACGAGCCTCGATATATGACATTTCTGCCTTGGAACTACAGTAAAAAAGTATCTCTCGTTTAAATATTTCTGGACCTAACTGCGTAACATCTTCGGTCAGTGCAGGCGATGAACCATAATAGTCACGCCAATCTGAGTCAATTTTGCTACGGATTCGTTTTTTCTTCTTGTTGCCGTTCTTGAGTTTTACTGTTCGAGTTGTGGTTTTTGAGAATTTTGCTAGTTTTTTGCCTATGTACATGCGCCCTGTCAGTGTGTTAGTGATAAGATAAACAAATCCCACACAATCTTCGGGTAATTCTTCTACTAGTTGATTCGCATAGTACCATGACATCAACTAGTTACCTGTTTAGGTCTTGTCGGCTCCTTTCTTTTGAGCGCGACGTACCTTGCGTTCATCCAATTGGGCTCGTTTTTGCACTTGCCACTCACGAATGTCCTTGCGTCTAGCCGAACAGATTGTGCGTATGTCCGACAACAAATGTCGTACTCGTATACTGCTGGCATAGGTACCAGAATTGATCCACTCTTGATTTTCCTCAAAGTAGAGCCTAAACACTTTCATCAGTGCGGCATGCAATTCTTCGTCTTGATACTTCACTCAACGACCTCTAGATCTGTAGCATAGCTGGTAAAGCCATTTTCTTTAATAACTTTGAGCACATTGTTGACACGCCCGATCAGCTCATCTTTGTGAGATATCAGGAATATGTTCTTTTTGCGTTCACGTGCTGTTTTCTTCAGCACTGCTAGAGCGCCTTCTACACCTGCGGCATCAAGACCGTTGTCTATGAGTTCGTCAACAAACAGCAAGTTGATGCTTTGATACAGACTTTCCCACACATCACGGAACGCCCATGACAAGCTCAAGATCAATCTATTGCGCTCACCTCGACTTAGATTGTCAAAATCTAAATCTTGCCCCAGCTGTGTGATCAACACTGACAGATCGTTTTGGAATAACACAGTATGAGGCAAGCCCATACGATCCAAATAATAAGTCAAGCGATTGTTCAAATAGGCTAGGTTTTGATCTATGATCTTCTTGCGAATAAAGCTGTCTTTTGATGTCAATAGTTTTAACAAGAACTCTTGATGCTCTTTGAGACGAGTCAGCTCGTTGATGTGATCCCATGAAATTTCCTGCATGGCAGTATGACGCAGTTCGTCAATTTGTTCTTGATAGGGATCCGTCTCTCCAGCTTTAACAGTCAGTTGAGTTTCAAGAGTTTTAAGATTATTTTGATGTTTCAGTGCCTGTTCCACGGTGTCATAGTAAGTGTTGGGACGAGTACTTAGCTCACCTAGGCCGTCAATTTCTGTACGTATTTTACCAAGGTCATTGGTGACTTTTTCAAAGTACTTGTTGGCTTCGTCTAGATGCTGTTGAGCCGTAGCAGTCATTTCTTCATGTTTGTGATCATGTAGCTCTTGTTCACAAGCGTGACATTTTTTGTCCTGCAACTTAGCAAGCTCGCTAGCGTACTTTTTTACGCTTCGCTCCGCTTGCGCTGTCGCGGCATCTAGCGTCGCCCGTTCCTTATTCAGGCTTTTCAGCTTCGCTGATTTCTCATCAAACTCTTTGAGCTCTGCATGCTTCGCAAGCTCTGCGTCAATATCCACGCTTTCTAATTCTACAATAGCTCGACCAGTTTTTTCTAACTCTTGACCGTGCTGAGTATTCCATGCACTTTGTCTAGTCAACAATGCATCAATACTTTGTTGTATTTTGTCATTGGATCTTTTAGCGGCTTCGATGTCAGCATTTTCTTGAGTAATTTCATCCTTAGTAATTTTAACTAACTCTTTTAATGCTTCCGCCTTTTCACTTAGTAGTGTAATACCTAACAACTGTTCAATGATCGCTCGTTGATCATTTGCCCGCATTGATAAAAATGGCTCAGTATAGGTGTTCAACGCAACAATATGCTTGAACATGTCGTGACTCATATTCAACAGATCATCTAGATCTTTTTGTGTTTCACGCATGTCACCTTGAGCATCATCGGTTTCTTCAACATCCTGTGCCTGATCGTTTACATAAAATTGTAAAACATTAGGCTTACGCCCACGCTCGATACGATAGTCTGTACCATCTTTTTCGAAACTCAAAGTAACCAACATATTCTTATTGTTAATCTTATTAATAAGATTATCTTTTTTAATGTTGGTTAAAGCGATACCGTATAGTGCATAACTCAGCGCATTAACAATGGTAGTTTTACCCGTACCATTACGTGATCCGCTGTCATCTCCGCCCTGATCTAAGTTTTCACCTAATACTAGTGTTAGGTTTTCTTTACTAAAGTCTACTGCTTGAGTCTGGTTACCCACACTCATAAAGTTTTTAACAGTTAATTCTTTTATTTTAATGGTCATAGGCTGTTGTAAATGGCTAGCAATACATTCTTGTCATAGGTATCGCTGTCAATATTAATAATTTGACTGCTGACAATTTGATCAACTGATTCAAATGCCTGCACATCGATGTTAGTATTAATTTCAATATCTTTCTTTTCAGCGATCAGTGTAAGTTCTCGAATGGCATAGTCTGCCATGAACTTTTCTTTAATAAAACTTGCTTCTTCGAATGTAATATCAATATCTAATGTTACACGTAAATGCTGTTTAGGAAGAATGATTTCATCTGCGCGATCAATTAACTCACTTAGTTTAGTAGTTCTAAAAGTAGGCTGATTAGGCCAACTGTGATATACAGGCTCACCACCCCACTCTAAGATCATCATACCACGCTCATCGTCCCACGCATCTGCATAGTTGTGAGGAAAAGCATTACCGATGTAAATCATGTTGCCTTTTTGTTGACGCTTATGGAAGTGTCCGCTAAAGCCTAGCTCATATTGTTTGAAACTATCTAACTGTATCTCACCGTGATCTGGCATTTGTACCATAGCGTTCATGAAAAAACTAGGCAATTCAAAGTGACCAAAAATATACTTGCCACCTTTCTTACCTATGCTTTTCCATTCGTCACCTACAAGCCATGGACAGAGTGTGACATCTCCAATGGTAGTCGGTTCGTGTACCACTGTGATTCCGGGAATATACTTGCCAAACTCGACTGAATGAATGTCCCGTTTATCCTTATAGTAAAGATCGTGGTTGCCAGGAAAAAAGAAAAAATTATCAAACGCTTGCCCCAGCTTTTCCAAAGCCCTAAGGCTATAATCCATAGTAGTGATGTTGAGACTATTGCGATTGTGGTGCCAATCGCCCATAAAAATTCCTGTATCACAGCCTTCCTCCTTTGCTTTGGCAATATACCAATCTACAAAATCTTCACAATCTTGATTGTGTACAGAGCTATTTGACTTTAAGCCAAAGTGAATATCTGTAAAACAAGCTACTTTTTTAAATAATTGTGTCATTCCTGACCTTCTTCAAATCGACGAACAGCATTAGCATGATCAGCGGCACCAGTTCGGCTATAACTAGGATTCATTCCATTCATTTCAAGAATGTCGTCTCGTATATTTTGATTACGTTTTTCAATATTGATAACACGCACAAATGAATTAGTAACAGCCGCAGTAAAATACGCAAACGGATTGTCTGATTTCGATTCATCAAATTGTAGTCCTATCTGTGTAAGTTGCAAAATAGCCTGACCTTTCATTTCGTCGTTGTAAGTGTAACCGCGGACGTTGCCACGTGTTGCATAACGTTCACATAACTTTAACATCATTCTTGCTAGAGTTGGAGTAATTTGGCCAGCATCTTTATCAAAATGTCCTTTCTCTAAATCACCCTTCCAATGACTCTTGCCAACACAGATAAGCTCGCCTTCGTCATTGAATTTCCAATGTTGGAATGGGGGAAAGTTTACTTTGTCCCTATGATCAGCTAGACTCTTGGGATTTTTCTTACGTGTATTGTTTAATGGAATATGATCGAATGTCATAATCCTAAAAACTAAATCTGTTTTTGGAATTTTTTTGTAATCTACTTCGCAATCTGCTTGTTTAACTTTTTCTCCAGCAGCCTTGCGTCTTTGATATTCTGCATCACCTTGTCTTTTGGCTCTAGCACGTTTAGCATCGGCAATAGTGCGTATATTAATTTTATCTATGCTTGGTAAGATTGCATCATATTGGTGATATTCTGGCTTAGTAAACACACAATACGTACTTTTTGAACGGTGTATTTCTAACAACATATCCTTGTTGTTTAGGTAATTTACTTTTGTAGTCATTAACTCGATCTCCGGATTGTTAATTATAAACTACGCACTTAATAAAGTCAACTAAATATTGTATCAAAAGGACAAATTAATTATGGCACAAAGTCTTCAATCAACAATATCAGCGTCTTCAAACGCAATAGCAGGCGTAGCCAATGGAGCCAGTGCAGTTACTAATCTCGGCGGTGCGCTGTCGACGGCACTAAATGGTGACATTGCAGGTGCGATTCGAAGTGTTAATTTGCCAGCGGCCGGCGAAGCAGTAGGTGATATTCTCAGTGCAGTAGCTACCTTTGGTGGTGATGCCAATCCTAATGATTGGCGTGTACGATTAAGTCTTGCTAACTGGAGTAGTTTTCAAACTAGTCCAGTCCTTGCTCCGTTAAAAGATGCCGGAGGATTAGTTTTTCCTTATACCCCAAAGATTAATATTAAAAGCGCGGCAAATTATCAAGCACAAAAAACCATACATACTAATTATGCCTTTCAGTACTTCCAAAATAGCGATCCTGGAGAAATAGATATCACTGCTCCCATGTATGTAGAAGATCCTACACAAGGCTTATATTGGATCGCTATGGTACATTATTTGCGCAGTCTAACTAAGATGTTTGCCGGCAATGATCCTAAAGCAGGCAATCCCCCTCCAGTTATATTTTTAAACGGTTACGGCAATTATGTCTTCAAGAATGTTCCTGTTGTAGTTAAGAGCATGAACGTAGACATGGATAAAGAATGTGATTATATCGGAGTTAATGTTGTAGGCAGTGCCGCAGGAGCAGTAGCAGGAGTAGCAGATTCAATCGGCGGACTATCTGATACATTAGGAAATGTGTTGCCAGGATTTGGCGGAGTAACTAGCGACATTACAGGTGCTGTTAGTACGATAGCTGGTGGTGTAGGTCAAGTAGCTGGATTGTTGGGAACATTTGGAGTAGGTGGAACTATTAGCGGAGGGGTGAGCCATGTTCCAACAAAGAGTACATTCACGGTTAAACTGCAACCTATATACAGTCGTGACAGTGCCCGCAAATTCAGTCTTGATCAATTCGTTACTGGCGGCTATCTAAATAATTCATTCGGATACATTTAATATGACAACGCTTTATTCCAACACTAGTCCCTGGTATAATACTCAAATAACACAAAATTATCTTGATGTGTTAACTATCAGACCAGTAGCGGCACAAGTAGATGATTTTCTCTATACTATAGAAAGTCAATATACATATAGACCTGATTTATTAGCATCAGACTTGTATGGCGAACCTAATCTATGGTGGGTGTTTATACAACGTAATATGGATGTACTACAAGATCCTGTATTAGATTTTGTACCAGGCACTAAAATTTATATACCAAAGAGTAGCAGTTTAAAAACTGTGTTAGGACTATAATATGGCAGATCAACCTACACTTGATCCCACTGCATCGACTAGTTCAACAGCTTCAATAGTATCAACAGATGCCAGTAGCTTTAGTTTAAGTACAGTAACTGATGCAGTATCTGGCGCAGTGTCTAGTCTTAATTCTTTTTTTAAAAAATTATCTGTAAAATTACCTTTACCTAATCCGCTGTTCGCCTATGCCAGTTATGATTATATTCTTGGATTGGGTATGTTAAGCATGAACGAAATTAATAATCCTGACACTACCTACATGGCAGGCAAGAGCGTTCATCTAGTAGCTAAGGATGCCAACATTGATCCTAATAATCGAGTCAACACTAGCTACGGTAAATTTGATTTTTTTATTAATAATCTGACCCTTAAAAGTGTAATTGGATTTGAAAGAAACCATAACACTAATGTTTTAACAGCAACATTTGAAATTATAGAACCTTACAGCATGGGATTATTTTTTATTTCATGTCAACAGCTGGCAACACAGTTGGGATATAGCAACTGGAGAGAAGCACCGTTTTTATTAACTATAGATTTTAGAGGTAATAAAGAAACTGGAACGATGTCTACGATTCCAAATACTAGCCGTAAAATTCCAGTTAGAATAATTACAATGGACATGACAGCCGGACCCGAAGGCTGCAAATATTTGTGTAAAGCAATAGTATGGGGACAGCAAGGTCATACAGATACTGTTAAGAAGTTTAAAACAGACGTGTCAGCCCAAGGATCTACAGTACAGGAAATATTACAAACAGGTGTAAACAGTGTTCAAGTGGCTATGAACAAATTTTACAAACAACAAGCAGATGATTTAGGATTAGACTACGCAGATGAATGTGTAATTTATTTTCCACAGGTACAAGCTTCGGCGACATCAACTCCTGCATCTGGCGGCGGAATTTTTGATTCTAATGTAGTGAATATAGGAAATAGTCCAACATTAACTGGCGCTAATTTCACCTCTAGTGATTCTATTTTTAAAAATCTTGGAGTTAGCCGCAGTACCATAAATGCTACTCTAGTTCAAGATGACGGTGCCGCCAACGAAATCGGCCAAGCAACTTTAGGAATGAACGAACAGAAAAAAGCCGATGTGGTTTTTAACGGTGATAATGCTGTATATGATTCTAAGAGCGGAAACTTTTTTCAATTTAATGCCGCTAAACAAGATACTACAAAAACACAAATAAAATTTCATCAAGATCACGATGTTATAATGGCTATCAATGCCGCAGTTTTTCAAAGCGATTATATTAAGAAAAGTTTAAATGCGTCAAACATAGACGAAAATGGATTTCGAAATTGGTGGAGAGTTGAAACACAAACTTTTTTCCTTCAAGGCGAATTAAATGTTAAAAATGGGCAGTATGCTAAATTACATGCCTTTAAAGTAGTTCCATATAAAGTTCACAACAGTAAGGTCAATGCAGGCGGAGTAAAACCTCGAGGATATACTGGTCTAACTACACAAGCCGCAAAGGTCTACAATTATTTGTATACAGGAAAAAACGTAGATGTATTAGATTTTAAAATTAATTTTAAAGTTAGTTTTTTAACTATGTTATCTGCTCAGTCACCTAGCAAATCAATGGATGCACAGAATACCGCAAGCCAAGGAGGCACTGATAAACAGCAGTCGAACCCAAATCCTCTACCAAAGGGCGAAGCGCCTGATGGGTCAATTGGTACAACTATGCTTAGTTTTGCTAAACGATTATTAAGTACAGACTTACAAGGTGGTGGCGGATTAGAATCTGCACAAACTAGATCAGCTAAGGAGTTCCACGATGTTGTAACTAAAGGAGTAGAACTCCTAGCACTACGATTAAAAATCATAGGTGATCCTTATTGGATCGTACAAAGCGGTACCGGCAATTATTCTAGTGCGGCAAGCCAATACAAAAATGTTAATAATGATCAAACTGTAAATTGGCAAAACGGTGAAGTTGATTGCCTAGTTAACTTTAGAACGCCGGTGGATTTAAATCAATCTACTGGACTGTATAATTTTGGAGGATCGAGTAAAAGCGCACCGGTAAATCATTACAGTGGCCTATATCACATTATTGTTGTAACTAGTAATTTTAGTGACGGACTATTTACGCAAGAATTAAAAGGTGTAAGAAGACCGTTGTATGAATCTAAGAAAGCAGAAGCTACTCCAGAAAATACTTACAATATATCTAACTCTACTCCGAATAAAAAAGACCCTGACAACACTAACGGATAACATATGGCAGATCAAGACGACTCAACGTATAGCTCGGACAGTGCAACGCCTAGAGAACCGGGCCCTTTTCTTGCTAAGGTAGTTAGCCATCTAGATCCTAGCTACATGGGACAACTACAGGTTGAAATTCTTAGACCTATCAGTAACAGTAAGACAGAAGGAGAATTGCGTATAGTAAGTTATATGAGTCCTTTCTATGGGGTAACTGGTGTTGCCTATGTTAATCAAGATCCTAACAACTACAACAACACACAAAAAAGTTATGGTATGTGGATGGTTCCTCCAGACGTAGGCAATACTGTTATAGTATTTTTTATACAAGGAGATCCTAAAAGAGGATACTGGATAGGATGTGTACAAGATGAAAATATGAATTTTATGTTGCCGGGGATCGCTGCCACTGAAAATAATGTCGACGGTGGGGGCATTGGAAATCGTGTACCTGTAGCAGAATATAATAAAAAAATAAACGATTCAAACGCAGATGCAACAAGTTTTTCTAAACCTCAACATCCATTTACAACTGTTTTACAAAATCAAGGACTACTACTAGACGACACTCGCGGAATCACTAGTAGTAGTGCAAGACGAGAAGTGCCTAGCATGGTATTTGGAATTAGTACCCCCGGACCAGTAGACAAAAATCCCAATGCTCCAAGAGGTGCTATTGGCAAAACAGAAAGCCAAATTCCTAATGCTTTTGTAAGCCGACTAGGAGGAAGTACATTTGTAATGGATGATGGTAATCCTGCCTTTTTACGTAAAACTCCTGCAAGTAGTGGACCTCCTGTCTATGCCGCAGTTGAACAAGGAGAAGCAGACGGTAATGTTAATTTTCCTCACAACGAACTTGTGCGAATTCGTACTCGCACCGGACATCAGATCCTTTTACACAACAGTGAAGATTTAATCTACATAGCAAATGCTAGAGGAACTGCATGGGTTGAATTAACAAGCAACGGTAAAATAGATATATTTTGCCAAGACAGTATAAGTGTACATACAGGTAATGATGTTAATTTTACAGCCGATAGGGATATTAATTTTACTGCCAAGGGCAGTATTAATCTAAATTCTGCGGCAAATATTAATGTAACAGCAACAGGTAACACTAATATTAACAGTGCGCACCATTATGAAACAGCAGGCAAAATTGATATGAATGGCCCAACGGCGGCCAAGGCGACCAAGACAGCTAGGGTACCAACTGCCGAACCTTGGGCCGGCCACGAGAATCTAAACCCTACACAATTTACACCTACTAACACAAAATCTGTAGCGTCGCCTACTGCCGTTACACCGCCTACATATTATCAAAAGTATACAACTAGTTTAGATCCATTTAAGCGAGTACCAACTCCTAATCAAGGACAATAATCATGCCATCAAATTCAAATTTATACAACAAAATAACATTGCCAGCCGCCCTACTGCCTGACAACATTGGACCTAAGATGTACAAAGGATTTAGTACTGTAAACACTAATACTGAAAATTACAACCTCTATGATTTTGAATTGATTAAACAAGATCTATTAAATCATTTCAATACCAGACAAGGCGAACGTCTAATGAATCCTCGATTTGGCACAGTAATATGGGACTTGTTGTTTGAACCATTAACTGACCAAATTAAAAACATTATGCTTCAAAATGTCAACGAAATTATAAATTATGATCCTAGAATTAAAGCAGAAAGTGTGATAATAACAGCGTACGATCAAGGCATACAGATACAATGTACGCTGACCTATGTTCCTTATAATATTCAACAGACATTGCAGTTAAATTTTGATCAAGCTAACGGATTGTTAGTTGCGTAATTAACTACACACATAATACAATCAAATAAATACCATATTAGGATAAATCATGAGTTCAACCGATAGACAAAATAACCTGCTGATATCTGAGGATTGGAAGAAAATCTATCAAAGTTTCCGTAATGCGGACTTCCAAAGCTATGACTTTGAAAATCTACGTAGAACTATGATTCAGTACTTACGTACTAATTTTCCTGAAGATTTCAACGATTATATCGAGTCTAGCGAATACCTTGCTCTAATCGATCTTATCGCATTTTTAGGACAAAGCATAGCATTTCGCGTTGATCTAAATGCTCGTGAAAACTTTTTAGAACTTGCAAGTCGTAGGGACAGTGTGCTACGTCTAGCACAATTAATCAGCTACAATGCAAAACGTAATATTCCTGCACAGGGATTATTAAAAGTTACCACGGTTCAAACTACAGAAACTGTAATAGACAGCAATGGTAGAAATATTGCTAATCAAGTAATTACTTGGAACGATTCAAGCAACACTAATTGGTATGATCAATTTATTAAAGTGATCAACGCCGCACTGCCACAAACACAACAATACGGTAATCCAATAGCTTCTGCAACAATTTATGGAATCCCAACTAGTCAATATCGTTTTAATGCAACTAACGCCAATGTTCCAATTTTTACATTTAGCAATTCAGTTGCTGGACGAAATATGAACTTTGAAATTACCAGCACAACATTTAGCGGTCAAAGTTATATCTATGAAGAACCTCCTAAGCTAGGTACAAGTCCTGCATTTATCTATAGAGATGATGGCCACGGTGCCGGCAGTAGTGGATCTGGTTTCTTTTTTAATTTTACCCAAGGCAACTTGCAAGTTGGACAATTTACTATTACTCAACCTAGTAGTAATGAAAGTGTAGATATTGCTACACAAAATATCAACAATAACGATGTATGGTTATATCAATTAGATCAGAATGGTCTTGAAAGCACATTATGGACACAGGTTAGTTCAACAACTGGTAATAACATTATCTACAATAGCCTAAATAAAAATATCAAAAATATCTATACGGTGATTACTCGTACAGGCGATACTATTAGTCTAGCATTTAGTGATGGCACGTTTGGTAATTTGCCAATCGGTAATTTTAGAACTTATTACAGAATCAGTAACGGTTTAAGTTATATAATTAATCCAGCAGACATTAGAAATGTTGCTATCAGCGTTCCGTATACCTCAGCATCGGGAACAGCAGAAACAATAACATTAACTCTTGGCCTAGCATCTACAGTAAGTAATGCAGTAGTGTCAGAAGACAATACAAGTATTAAAACAAATGCACCGCAAACATATTATACACAAAATCGTATGATTACTGGTGAGGACTATAATATTAGTCCGTTAAGTGCAACACAACAAGTTGCCAAAGTCAAAAGCGTCAATCGTGTAAGCAGTGGTATTAGTAGATATTTTGATCTTGCAGATCCTACTGGCAAGTACAGTAGTACTAATTTATTTGCCGATGACGGTGTTATATATCAAGACTATTATACATCTGGCACACAATTTACCTACACAACTAAGGTTGATATCCAAGGAGTCATACTTAATACTGTAACTGATATTTTATCAAGTCCTGATCTTGCAAATTTTTATTACAGTAATTTTGTTAATTTCTTAACATCTAGTCTAAACATTGCATGGTATCAAACTACTAAAGACAGTACATCGTCGACGGGATATGTAGGAGCAACAACTGACAAGACAGCCTATAAAGTAGGCAGTTATACTAATACTGATTTAAAATATCTTACAGTAAATGCTCTAGTAAAATTTACAGCACCTGCCGGAAAGTATTTTGACACAACTAATAGCAATGCATTAGTTACTGGCTCTGGAACAGCATCCGGAGCGTCATCGTATGTCTGGGCACAGGTAACTGGAGTAGTAGGAGATGGCACAGCTAATAACACAGGGGTGTTATCTACAGGACTAGGACCTATAACATTTAATCAGCCAATTCCGTCTGGTGCAATCCTATCAAAATTAATTCCAGAATTAACCACTACAATTAGTTCATCAGTAGTTACTACTATGACTGATTTAATATTTGCTAATAAACCATTTGGTCTTCGATACGATGCAGTTTCTCAATCGTGGCAAATTGTATTTGAAGCAAATTTAAATACTACTTCAAATTTTAGTTTAGGTAATCAAGGAGATACTACAAATTCTCAACAAGATGCCAGCTGGCTTCTAAGATTTTCAACTGACAATGAATTTTATACAATAACTGCAAGATTACTTCGCTACATATTTGAAAGTGATAAACAAGTACGATTCTATTTTGATAGCAATAATCCGATTTATGATAATTCAACTGGCACAATAATATCAGATCAAATTAATGTTCTTAGCATTAATACATTGCCAGACAGTACATCTGCGTTTACACTTGATCAACAGTGGTTAGTAACTAAAGAATATAGCGGATTAGATGGATATATCGACAACAAAAAAATTCTAATTACATTTAATCGCGCATCGTCGAATGGAAGCATTGCTGACCCGGAAACATTTATAAACATTGTATCTCCATCGACAAATCCGTTAACAAAATATATTTTACAACAACGCTACACTCTAGGTGACGGACAAGAAGATTACCAATATGTAGCCAACACAGGTCAAGTAGTAATTGCAGCCACTCAGGCATCTGTTCAAGGATCGCTAACATCATACCCTGATGGACAATATTTTTATTTTGTTGACACGGGTATAGTGAAACAACTAACATTGTCTACTGCTAGTCTATTACCTACATTAGACTATAAGGTCTATATTGGACGAGATAATTTAAAATTTCAATATACTCACAGTGCTGATTATAATTCTAGAATTGATCCAAGTGCTAGCAATATTATTGACATATATGTATTAACTAAAAACTATGATACTGCATTTAGACAATGGCTGGCTGGAAATATAGTTACAGAACCTTTACCTCCTAGTTCAGATCAATTAAACGATTTGCTTTCTTCAAATCTAAATTTAATTAAATCTATTAGCGATGAAATAGTATATCATCCGGTAACCTATAAAGTATTGTTTGGATCAACTGCTGACCTTGATGTTCAGGCTACGTTTAAAGTAACTAAAAACCCAAGTAGCGTAGTAAGCGACAATGATATTAAAGCAAGAGTAGTGGCAGCGATCAACACTTTCTTTAATTTAGATAACTGGGACTTTGGTGATACATTTTATTTTACAGAATTATCAACTTATGTAATAACTCAACTAGTACCAGATGTAACAAACTTTGTAATTGTTCCTAAACAATCTGGTTTGTATTTTGGTAGCCTATTTGAAATAAAATGCCCAAGCAATCAAATTTTTGTTAATGGCGCAACAGTGTCTGATATTGAAATTATAACAGGTATTACTAGCGGTAATATTAAATCAGTTACTGGAAATGCACTAACCGCGATCAGTTCAAATCAAAATGTAACTAGCGCAAATTACGGAGCTAATAGCTAATGGCTGATAGTATTAACCCTAACGGTACTACTGCAATCGCAGTTAATTTCTTACCTAATTTTTATAAAACTGATTCTAACAAAAAGTTTTTACAAGCTACTATTGAACAATTAGTTCAACCGGGAACAGTAAAGAAAATTAACGGATATATTGGCCGCCCAAACGCCAAGGCGGCTACGGGCAGTGATGTATATCTTTCTGCTCCTACTCAACAACGTCAAGATTATCAACTTGAACCAGGTTTCGTCGTCCAGGATACACTAGGTAACACTACATTTTTTAAAGACTATATTGATTATATTAATCAATTAAATGTATTTGGCGGAAATACTCTAAATCACAGTAGGGTCAATGCACAAGAATTTTATAGTTGGGATCCTCATATCAATTGGGATATGTTTGTTAATTTTCAAAACTACTATTGGTTGCCATATGGTCCTGACACAATTACAATACCAGGACAGCAACAGGCAATCGTAAGTACGTATACTGTTACACTTCAAACCGAAGCGGCAGACTATCAATATGTCTTTACTCCAGACGGATTTAGTCCTAATCCTGTATTGAAACTATACAGAGGACAAACTTATACATTTGACATTACAAGTTCAGGAAATCCTTTTAGTTTTAAAACTGTAAGATCTACTAACATTGCTGATAGATATGTTATTCCAGGAATAAGTGCTTATGGTGTTACTAAGGGTACAATAACATTTACAGTTCCTCTAAATGCACCTAGCATTTTATATTATCAAAGCGATAACGATCAAAATGTAGGAGGCGTAATAGAGATTTTTGATATTACGGAAGACACATTTATCGATGTTGAAAAAGATTTACTAGGCAAACAAACTTACACATTACCTAATGGTCTTGCATTAAGTAATGGAATGAAAGTTAAATTCAGTGGTAATGTTTCTCCAACAGAATATGCCGCTGGTGAATTTTATGTAGATGGTGTCGGATCTTCAATTAAACTTATTAATAAAAATATTTTAGAAATTGTAACATCGTACACTAAAACAGAAGCTGTTTATTTTGATAGTGTGCCATTCGACACACAGCCGTTCAGCGATTCATCAGGATTCGCCAGTACAAAAGATTATCTAACAATAAATCGTGCTAGCAGAGATCACAATCCGTGGTCAAGATATAACCGTTGGTTCCATAAAGATGTAATTAATGCATCGGCAAATTTTAACGGACAGATAGCAAGCCTTGATCAGGCATCTAGAGCTGTACGACCAATTATTGAATTTAATGCAGATCTAAAATTATTTAATTTTGGAACTAATGCTATCACTGATGTTGATTTAATTGATACATTTACAACTGATGTATTCTCAACTATTGAAGGTACTGCAGGCTATAATGTCGACGGCACTCCATTGAGTCGAGGTCAACTAGTTTTGTTTACAGCCGATACTGATAGACTAGTTAATGGACATATCTATCAAGTAACATTTATTAATATCAGCGGATATAATCAAATTCATTTAGTACCTTATGCTGTTCCTTCGGTTAATCAAGTAGTGCTAGTTAAACAGGGTTCTAAGAATCAAGGACAGATGTATTGGTATAACGGTACATCTTGGCAACTAGCCCAACAAAAAACAGCAGTCAATCAACCTCCGTTGTTTGATATTGTTAATTCAGATGCAGTGTCTTTTGGCGACACTTCAGCCTATCCAGGAACTACATTTAAGGGCACAAGTATATTTTCATATGCGATTGGAACAGGGACAGCAGACACTGAATTAGGATTTCCTTTAAGTTATAAAAATATTAGCAATGTTGGTGATATTGTTTTTAATTTTAATTTGTTGTCGGATACTTTTCAATACAAGCTAGAAAATACAGCTTTATCAACAGTTAATATTAAGACAGGATACCTAACAAGTCAGGACTATGCCGGCAATCCAGTTTATCAAAATGGCTGGCAAGTTTGCACCTTATCTAATACTCAAGCCGCGATTAGAATTTACAAAAATTCTAAATTAACAAATAATTTTCCTTTAGATATTTTTGATGACATCACTAATCTTAGTGATTTAATGGTACATGTCTATGTAAACGGTGTTAGATTAGATCCTAGCTTGTGGGCAGTAGTTGATAGCAATGTTTATAAAAAAATAGTTTTAAAAACTGCAATCAGTACAACTGATATATTAACTATCAGAGCATTTGCCAGCCAACCAATTAATTCTAATGGTTATTATGAAATACCGGTCAATCTGCAAAACAATCCACTAAACGAAGATGTCAAAAATTTTACTTTAGGCGAAGTTATTGACCATGTTGGTTCTATTGTTGATAATTTAACAACATTTAACGGTATCTATCCAGGACCTGGTAACCTAAGAGATTTAGGAAATATTACTCAGTTCGGAACAAAATTCTTACAGCATAGTGGTCCTGCCGGTCTGTCAGTTTATCATGTTACTAGCGAAACAAATAACATTGTAAGAGCTATTGAAAAAAATCGAGAAGACTACAGTAACTTTAAGAGAAATTTTATTAGTGTTGCTGAAACACTTGGTATCGATGCTGATTCCGCTACACAAGTAGATGCAATTTTAAATAAAATTAATTCTAACAAACCAAACACATTCCCTTATTACTTTAGTGATATGGTGCCTTACGGCGCTAGTGTCAAGACGAATTTAACTGTTGTTGACTATAGAATTAAAAATTATCCATTGACTAATGTATTTGATTTAACAACATTATCAAATAAAGCAGTTGGCATTTATCTAAATGGTACACAACTTTTATACGGTTCACAATACACATTTAATAGTCAAGGATTTGTAACTATTGATCCAAGTGTTACTTTAAATAACAGCGATACAATTACTACCGTTGAATATAAAAATACTGATGGTTGCTTTGTGCCAGAAACACCTACTAAATTAGGGCTATGGCCAAAATACGAACCTAAGATATATCTAGACACAACATTTGTTACACCTACCCTAATGATCCAAGGACATGACGGTAGTCTAACAGCGGCCTACGGCGACTATCGAGACGGAATTATTTTAGAATTAGAAAAAAGAATTTTTAATAATATTAAAGTACAATATGATAAATCGATCTATGATATAGCTGATGTAATTCCAAGTTACAATAGATCTAATGTATATAGTCGTGTAGAATTTGAACAAACTCTAGCACCAAGTTTTTACAAATGGGCCAGCTTAGTAAACCAAGACTTTACTAAACCTTTACGTTATGATATTACAAATAGTTTCACATGGAACTATTCGGGGCATTCAGCACCCAACGGTACTACAGTTCCGGGCTATTGGAGAGGCATATATCGTTATCTTCTAGATACTGATCGTCCTAATATTTGTCCTTGGGAAATGTTAGGTTTTAGTATAGAACCTTCGTGGTGGACCAGCACTTACGGACCAGCACCTTATACCAGTGAGAACCTAGTCATGTGGCAAGACATTGCCAATGGTCTAGTTAAAGGTGATGGCACGGTTCCAGCAGTAACTTTAACAAAATATGCTAAACCATTTTTAACAAAGCACATTCCTGTCGATTCTAACGGAAACCTAATTAGTCCAATAGCATCTGGATTAGCCATAGGCACTGTTACTTTAGATAGCGACGGAAGTTTTGTATTCGGAGATGTAGGCCCGGTTGAATCAGCTTGGCGTCGTAGTAGCCATTTTCCTTTTAGTATAATATTGACTTCAATACTACTAACTCCTGCAAAAACATTTGGCGTACTATTAGATAGAAGTAGAATCGTTCGTAATTTAGCAGGACAATTAATTTATAAAGATACTGGATTACGTATTCGTCCAGCAGACGTAGTATTACCTAGCATTTATTCAAGCACTACTAGAGTGTCAACAGCTGGTATTATAAATTATCTAGTAAATTATATTCTAAGTGATAATTTAAAATCTTATAATGCATATCAATATGATTTAACTAATATTGATGCAAGATTAAGTTATAGAATTGGCGCATTTACCAGTAAAGAAAAATTTAATTTATTATTAGATTCTAGAACGTATGCCGCTACTAGTTCAGTATTTGTCCCTCAAGAAGATTACAGCATTGTATTGAATAGTTCTAGTCCTATTAAGAAGATTACCTATAGCGGAGTGGTTATTACAAAACTCAATGTCGGGTACGAAGTTAAGGGATATAGCACTACTCAATTATATTTCAAATATTATCCATATACACAATCTGGTACTACAATCAATGTTGGTGGAATATCAGAGAGCTTTACAACTTGGACTGAAAATCAGCAATTTGCGGCAGGGACTTTAGTCAAGTATGGAAATAGTTATTATCGAGTAAAAACAACTCACACGACAACTACTTCTTTTGTAGGTTCTTATTACACAAATTTAAGCACCTTGCCAGTTATTGGCGGTCGAACTGCTACATTTAGAAAAGCATGGAATCGTAATAGTCCTATAACAGTGCCATATGGTACTGTGTTTAATACTGTACAGGATGTAGTTGATTTCTTATTAGGTTACGGTGAATATTTAAAAGATCAAGGATTTATATTTGATGAATTTAATTCAAATTTAAATGCAGTGACTAACTGGGAAACTAGTGCAAAAGAATTTATGTTCTGGACTACACAAAATTGGAGTGCCGGACAAGATAAGTGGACTGATTGGATTCCCAACACGTCAATACCATTTAGTAGCATTGTAAGATATCAAGGCGAATATTATCGTGCAGTTAAATTGATACCGCCATCATCGACATTTACCGCTAGTAATTTTGTTAAACTAGATGGTCTTAGTTCAGTTGGTAGTGGTGTTATCAGTCTAAGTCCTAGTGCTAATAAAATAACATTTAAAACAGACTTGTCAGTAGTCGATGATATTACTAATTCATTTAACGGTTATGAGATTTTTAAAGTTGACGGTACACCGTTAGAATCTGTGTTTATTAATTCTTACAGAGAAGACACAGCAGTAAGTTATAGCAGTAGAACTACCGATGGTATATACGGTGCAAGTTTCTTCTTAGTACAAAAAGAACAAGTAGTAATCCTTAATAATTCTACTATGTTCAATGATACAATTTATAATCCGCCTACCGGTTATAGACAAGAACGAATCAAAGTATCGGGATATGTCAGCGCCAATTGGTATGGCGGTTTTGATGTTCCGGGATTTATATTCGATGAAGCAATTATAAACGATTGGCAACCTTGGCAAGATTATAATCTAGGTGATATTGTCAAATATAAGCAGTTCTATTATAGTGCTGATACGTTTGTTAAAGGCACAGAATTTTTTGTTCCATCCAGCTGGGTTAAGTTAAACATAGCACCTATGGCCGAATTACTACCTAATTGGAGTTACAAGGCAGGGCAGTTTACAGATTTCTATAGCCTCGATAGCGATAATTTTGATTCTACACAACAAAAAGTTGCACAGCATTTGATTGGCTATCAAAAGAGAACATATCTAGATAATATTATTAAAGATGACGTTAGTGAATTTAAATTCTACCAAGGAATGATTCGAGAAAAGGGCACACAAAATGTTTTAAATAAACTGTTCGATGTTCTAAGTGCAGATAATTTAGATAGCTTAACGTTCTATGAAGAATGGGCGATTCGTGTAGGGCAATATGGTGCTAGTGAAGCATTTAGTACTATAGAATTTATTTTAGACGAGACACTATTTAAAAATAATCCTCAAGGATTCGCATTAGTTAACCAACCTAATCTAAATGCCTATGATTTTATTATTCGTCAAACACCTAACGATGTTTACTTAAAGCCATTAGGCTATAATAGCCAACCATGGCCGGCATTATTAAATTATCAACCATACTTGCGCAGTGCAGGATATGTAAGATCTTCAGACGTATTTTTAAGTTTAGGATATCTATCAGATATCGTAACCTATGATGTAACTACATTTAAGAATAGTGCCTATGTTTGGGTAGCGTTTGAAAATACAAGTTGGAACATATATCGATACACTGATGTAAATTTACAAGTTACTGGAGTAGCCTACGACGGCGCAAGTGTTTTAACTATAACAGTTAAAAATGATGTGACATTGTCAGTTGGTTCGTGGATAGGAATTACACAAACAACACAAATCAACGGTTTCTATCAAATTGCCAGCGTAACTTTAAATTCATTTACAGTGTCTGCAACAATTTCAGGATTTACAACACCATTTCCTGATCTTTCTAGAATTACTATTTCAGCATTGTTGAGTCAACGCACAGCTACAATCGATAATATTGATTCAATCATTCCAAGAAAATTATTATCAGGTGAGCTTTTGTGGACTGATGATGCAGGAAACGGACAATGGGGAGTATGGCAGTATAGTCCAATATATGTAAAATCTTCTTTAACTAATACATCTCCAGCAGGGTTATTAAATTACGGTAGAACTATTGGCATTAATTTTAATGGTACGATTTTAGGTATCTCTACAGCTAATGGGGAAGTTATTACATGGGATAAAGCCGGACCTAAGTCTCCATGGATACAACGAAGTGTAGTTCAAGTACCATTTATTGCAACATCGGCTCATGCACCTGTACCATCTACTATAGCCACAGTTGTATCCTTTAGCACAGACGGAACTTGGATGGCAACTGGAAGCCCAGGAGTAGGATATGCATATTCAAACTATGCAGGCGAATACAATACAAATAATACATATACTCAAGGTTCAATAGTTTCAGTATCTCATTCAAATTTCTATCAAGCATTGCAGGCAGTTCCAATTAATACTGCTCCGGGAACCGGTTATGTATCAAATGTATTCTGGGAAAGTGTTCCTTATATTCCGGTCATACAAACAGGTACTACAAGCAATTTAATTGCACAAGGAGTAATAAGTCTTTATAAGAAAGACGCAAACAACATCTACAATCTAGTAGACACGATTATTAGTCCAAATCCGCAGTCGAATGAACTATTTGGTTCAAGTATACAGTTCTTCAATCAGTCTGCAACATCAGCTAACCTTTTAGTCGGCGCTAGCGGATCTGGAAAGATATATTCATTCGTGTATGGTACTGTACAAGAAGCAAGTTCTGCATATAATCCTGTTGGCAGTAGTAATGCTACCCTAGTATTAACCAGTACAGCAGGTATATTACCAGGCATGACAGTGTCCGGCACCGGGTTTACAAGTGGACAAACAGTATTGTCAATCGCTAGTGCAACTACTTTAATACTCAGCGGTAGTCCCGATAGTCAACCATCTGGTATAATTAAGTTTTCAATTAGCGGCTGGTTCTATAATTCTGTATATGCTACACAATTTAATGGCAGCACTTTAGGTAATGTTATTGTAGCAAGCGGTGATTCTCAATCCGCCTATGCGATCTCAGCTTTAGGCGGCACCAACGGTGTTGTACAAGTTATTTCTCAATCTAACACATATACTATTACTGGAACCACAGCTACATTTGGAACTAGTATTGCATTGTCAAATGACGGTACCTATATTGCGGTAGGTGATCCGTTAGCTACCGGTATCGACGTTAATCAAGGTGCAGTTGTTGTCTACAAATTAGTTAACGGATCATATAAACTATACCAAACAATCATTAATCATGCTCCACAAAATTCAGGATCATTTGGTAAAAAAATAGCCTTTATGTCTGATAAGACACTGGTAATTTATAGTTCCAGCGGCGATACAAATCGCGCTACAACATTTGACAATAATACAACTACATTTGATAAGAGTAGCACTGATTTTGTTACTACGAATTCTCAAAGCGGTCGAATTGATGTATATGATAACTATTCTACCAAGTGGGTCTATAGCGAAAGTCTATCTACTACTAATATTAGTAGTGACGGTTATGGTACCGGCTTTGCAGTAGGTAAGAATCATGTTATAATTAGCGCACCATATGCTATTGATCAAGGCCTAGCTTCTGGTCTAGTTTATGAATATAGCAAAACTGCAAATACTTACACTTGGTCAGTGTATAATACTGAAGAATCAAACGGTAGCAAGCCAGATATAACAAAAATTAAGAAAGCATTTTTATATGATCGAACTACTGGAGATTTAATTACTCATCTTGATGTAGTGGATCCGCTACAAGGAAAAATTCCCGGCATAGCCGCAGAGGAAATCACCTTTAACGCATTTTACGATCCAGCAGTATATTCCGTAGGTGACTCTACAGTTACAGTTAATTCTGTTAAACCTTGGGGTAAAGATCAGGTTGGTAAACTATGGTGGGATCTAAGAACAGCTAAATTTATAAATGCCTATGATAATGATGTGGTCTACAGAAATAGTGCATGGAATACATTAGCCCCAGGCGCAAGTATCGATATCTATGAATGGGTTTCTACATCTTATCTTCCAGCATCCTGGGACGCATTAGCTGACACAGAACAAGGCCTAGCATCCGGCATCAGCGGAAAGAGCTTATATGGAAATACATCATATAGTATTAGTCAGGTGTATGATACAATAACTCAATCTTTTAGAAATACATACTATTTCTGGGTAAAAAATAAAACTATTATTCCAAATGTTGCAGGAAGATATATTTCTGCGGCAGAAACTGCCAGCTTAATTGGTAACCCAAGAGGACAAGGATATCAGTACCTAGCTATAACAGGATTAAATTCTTTCAGCTTAGTAAATGTAAAACCTAATCTTAAGAATACAGATGTTGTTTTAAGTGTTGAATACTGGAATATTAAAAATACTAAACAAAATGTTCACAGCCATTGGAAAATTATTAGCAATGATGTTAATACAGTATTACCTAAAACTATTGAACAAAAATGGATAGATAGTTTATGCGGCAAAGACATTAACGATAGACCAGTTCCAGACTTAACTCAACCTATTAAGTTGCGTTACGGAATAGAAAATCGCCCTCGTCAAAGTATGTTTATTAACCGCTTTGAAGCTCTCAAGCAGGTAATTGAAAAGACTAATATCTTATTGGCAAATAATCAAATAGTTCATTCAAGAGATCTAACAGCTCTTAACAGTTTTGACACTCCACCAACAGAAATAACCGGTCAGTATGATACTACTATCAACGCTGAAACAGATTTAGTCTATGTAAGTGTAAGAGCGTTTAGAAGACCGTCATTGTCTGCACAAGTTTCAACAGATGGAAAAATTACAGGAATTACAGTGTCTTATCCAGGAGCTGGATATTTGTCAGCTCCATATATTGAAATTCATGGTGCAGGTCAAGGTGCGATTGTACGAGCTACTATAAATTCGTTAGGACAAATTATAGGCGCAACAGTTATTAATGCAGGAGAAGGTTATATTGCTAACAGTACTATAGTTACAGTTAGAGATTATTCTGTACTAGTTGCCAGTGATTCTACAGTCCAAGGAGCATGGTCGATATACAGCTATGATCCAACACAAGAAGTATGGTCAAGAATTAAATCTAAAACTTATGATGTTAGAAATTATTGGTCATATATTGATTGGTATGCTACTGGTTATAATCAATATTCTGCTCCAGACGTGTTTGTTGATACATTTGCAGATTTAAGTAGTATAAATCCATCTATCGGTTCTTTAGTGTACGTTGCAGTAGGACGTAATAGCGGTTGGGAATTATTATATAAATTTGCCAATTCGTTATCAGTTGACTGGACACAAACATATCAAGTAGTTGGAATACAAAATGGAACTATTCAATTCAGTTCCACCTTATACAGTTTTGCCAATACTAACATTGGATATGACGACAGTACCTTTGACGGAACAGTGTTTGATAACATTGGAACTAAAGAACTACGAATTATTTTGACTGCCTTAAAGAACAATATTCTAATAGACGAATATAAACAAGATTATTTAAATTTATTCTTCACTACAGTTCGATATGCTCTCAGCGAACAAACGTATCTTGACTGGATCTACAAGACCAGCTTTGTTAAGGCGATACACAATCTTGGAGGATTAAATCAGCCAGTTAATTATCAAACCGATAATATTTCAAACTTCCAAGATTATATTGCTGAAGTTAAACCTTATAGAACTAAAATTAGAGAATATATCAGTAACTACTCTAAAGTTGATCCTGCTGAAATACTAATTACTGACTTTGATTTACCACCAACTTATCTTGGTTCAAAATTAGTTCCTGTACAAACTTCGATGATCAACGGTGCAGTAACATCAGACAATCCAGTAATTCAAACCTATCCTTGGAAGAATTGGTTAGACAATCTTGGTTTTGTCGTAACAGAATTGAGACTAGTAAATGGCGGTAGCGGGTATGTTACAGAACCGACGGTAGTTATCTCAGGTGGCGCCGGTTCGGGTGCGACTGCAAGAGCATTCTATTCAAACGGAGTAATTAATAGACTTGTATTGTTAACTCACGGTACCGGATATTTGTCAGCACCTACAGTTACTATTAACGGTGGACTTAGTGCTAATGGAGTTGCGGCCAAAGCAGTTGCAATTATTGGCAACAGCTATGATTCTACTCAACCACATGGAGTTATCCGTAGCAATTTAATTAAGATGAAACTTGATAGAATAACTCAAAGTTATTATATTACAGATTTATCTCAGACTGAAACATTTAAAATTTCTGCAGGTTCTCAAATACAATTTACTCTAACTTGGGCACCTGATGTAAGAATTATTTTTAACACAGTAATTGAAAATGGCATAGAAGTGCGTAAACCTATCACTTCAGTTACTATTACTAATGGTGGCAAAACTGTTGAGGTACTTCGCGATCTATATGAGCTTACTGTAAAAACAGATACTACATTGGGCTATACTCGTTATTACGGACAGCTTACATTTAAAAATTCCTCAGATGCCCCTACAGTGGGATCAACAGTTATAATAACATACCAAAAAGATTGGTTGTTGTTGAATGCCGCTGATCGTATTCAATATTATTACGAACCAGTTAGCGGACAGATAGGAAAAGATATATCTCAGCTAATGACAGGTATTGACTACGGTGGTACTATAGTCAACGGTCTCGGCTTTAGCGTTGCAGCCGGATGGGACGCTTTGCCATATTACCAAGATAAATGGGACACGTTTGATTCAACATTTAGCGATTATATTGTTACAGTTACAGCCGGACAACGTACATTTACCTTACCTTATGTACCACCAGCCGGTACACAATTAAATGTATACTATCAACAGGCCAATGTTAATAGTTACACATCTGACGGTGTAACTCTAGTATGGCCATATAATTACTACGATTCATATCCTACTGTAACTGTAACGACGACTCTTGTAGCAGATAATCCATCCACAACTGTAAACATATCAGGTGTAATTTTATTAAAATTAACTAACATTACCGGAATTCACATCGGAGATACTGTTACAAGTAGCTCATCAGCAGTTGCATATAGTACAACTGTAACAGCGATCAATACTGGAACTAAAACATTGACTCTAAGTCAGATCCTTTACGGTAATGTTGTTGCAGGACAGTCATTTATATTCACTCGACAACTTAATCAGCCAGTTGATGTCGACATACTTGGCAATGGAACGATTGTATTAACTAATCCAATTACAGCAGGTAGTGTAATAAACATTTATGGAACTTATGTTCCAGTTAGAATCGATGATCCTAATTATGTTCCTCCGACTACCATTGACGATGGGGGAGTAGCATCAACATCAAGTATTGGAGAAATAGCAGTTGACGACGGAACAGCTAGCAGTACATCGAGCAGTGTTGCCGACGGCGGCGGAGCCAACAATCAAGTAACTGTATTCGGTAGTACCGTAGTAATGGTAACTCCAGTCGCCGACGGAATCACAAATCCTGTAATAACTATACCAAGTGATTACCCATCAAACACCGGCGATACATTTATCATACGTCAAAGTACTAGTGATGGCTCAATTAGACCCCAAGAATCAGACTATGATACTGCTTTAACTGGTGGCGATTTAGCCTACAGTACTGCAAGCGGACTATTGGCCGATGACATTATTGTTGACGGTGATGGGCTAGTTACACCAACCACTAGCCCTGCTCCAGAAGAAGTTGTTCCTGGACAGGTAGTAGATGCAGTAGCAATTAAAGTATACGATACTCCGGCGAATGGAAGTGCAAATATTAAAATTGATAATTTTATCGCAGATGGATCGACAACAGCATACAAAGTAAGCCAAATACCTTCAAGTCCACGAGCAATAATTGTTAAATTAAATTCAACTGTAAAAACTTATGGTACAGATTATACCGTAGATTATAAAAATCAGTTGGTAACATTCAATACTGCTCCCTCAGTTAACACAGCAGTAAGTATCTTTAGTCTTGGATTTAACGGAAGTAATATTTTAGACTTTGATCATTTTGTGGGTGACGGTGAGACAACTGAATTTGTTACTAAAGCACCTTGGTTGACCAGTGTAACTAGTTTAGTTTATCAAGACGGTATAGCAGTTAATCCGCAGTTATTTAAAACAGACAGCACTTATGTGAGTGCTAATAGAATTGGTTTGAAATTTGCTACAGCTCCTGCAGCCGGAGCATTGATAAACTATATCATTGTTAGCGGAAGCTCACAGACATTTGCAGTTACTAAAACTGAAACTATTGTGCCAAACGGTAGCACAACATACAAACTACAATATCCTATCGGAAACAGTTTACCTTTAGAATCAAGCATGTTGGTTCGAGTTGATCAAAATATTCTAACAGGGCCAAACAACAGCTACTTTACTATTGCTAACAATCAATTAGGCTACACTATTGATCCTAATCAATTCTTGCCTTATAGTGTAACTATTAATAATATTGTAGTCCTTGCAAATGGAATATCTCTAGCGATTGGTAGCGACTATACTGTAGACCTTAGCGGTATAACTATTAATATCAGTCAGTCAACATATAATGCGTATGTAGGACAAAAATTAATTGTTAGTATAACAACTAACGAGCAGTATACATACAATGCATCAACTGGTCAAATTACATTTAATCAGGCGTATGATAATACACACACTATTGAAGTAATCAGTTCATACAATCATGATATTTTAGATATTGAACGATCAGATGTTAACGTCAGTACTAATCTTACACTAGTTCCGGATACTGTTCAGTTCTTCAAATACAAATCAGTAACAGGAGGAATTTTACAATTAAGTCGTCCTGTGATTACTGATAGTTATATTTGGGTTATTAAAAATAATAAATTGTTGACTCCAGCAATTGATTATAAACTGAATGATGATAAAATTTCTATAACATTATCATCTACAACATTAGTCAGTGATCAAATCACTTTGATAACATTTAGTAGTAATGTATTGCTACCGGGTATTTCATATATGCAGTTTAAAGATATGTTGAATCGTGTACACTTTAAACGGTTAAATCTTAACAAACAAACATATTTGAAAAAATCTCTACACTTTAATGATACTACGATTACAGTAGCTGACGCCAGCAACTTTGATGCACCTAGCACAGTTAACAATCGTCCGGGTATTATTGAGATTAGAGGTGAACGTATTGAATTCTTTAGTCTAAATTATGACAGTACAAATCAAGATTGGGTATTGGGACAACTACGAAGAGGTACTCTCGGAACAGGAGTTCCTCCTCTACACAATGTTGGATCGTGGGTACAAGAAATTGGCGCCAGTGAAACTATTCCTTATACAGAAACTACAGTCACTGAACAAATTTCTAGCACAGGCAGTAACTTTATTAATTTGACATTTACTCCAACTCTAAGTAAAACTTCTTGGTCTTATGCATCGGGCTATGTATCTAGTATTCCTGCCGGGTATGGTCAATCTAATGATATAGAAGTATTCGTTGGAGGATATGACAACAGCGTAAGCTGGACTGCTAATACTAATTTTACCGCAGGAACAATAGTTACAAATGGAACTTATACCTACACTTGTGTGACGACTCATACAAGTTCTTCTAGCTTCAATTACGACTTCGTTACTAAAGGTTATTGGACATTCTTTATAGGTAATATTAGACTTAAGAAACAACCATACAAGGTTCACAATATTAATATCGCACCCGATAGCCCAGCAGGAGATTTACAATTAGATGCTGATTTTGCAGTTGACGGAGTATCACAGGGTATTTGGTTAACCACACCTCAGAAGATAGGTAACACAATTACTGTAGTTAAACGTACTGGAAAAGCATGGGATAGTTCAATAAGCATACTTGCTGATGACAGCAATATTGCTAAATTCCTCAAGGCAGCTCCGGGCGTATGGTATAAAGATTTTAAACAGGTAAGTACATTAGTATCGACTGGACCTTCGTTGTTTGACAGTGATGGAACTACGTTAGATAATGGTAATATAACATTCGATCAAGGATAAAAAAAGATGACGCAACAATTATTGAGCATAGGTACAGTGGCCAATGACGGCACAGGGGATACGTTAAGAACTGCTGGTACTAAAATTAACAGTAACTTTACTGAACTTTACCAACGTGCCGCTATCCCTTCAATTGCTGGGCAGACAGGAAAAGTCTTAAGCACGGACGGCACCGGCATTTTTTGGACGTCGTCTAGTACCGTTAATGCTGTACAAACTACAGGATCTTATAATGACCCAACATGGCTTACTGGTCTAAGTTATAGCAAATTAATTAATGCTCCTCAGCAGTACACTCTTCCTACAGCGGCTACTAATGTACTAGGCGGAGTTAAAGTTGACGGTGCAACAATTACAATTAACAGCGGAACTATTAGTGCTGTTCAATACTCATTACCAACTGCGACTACTGGTGTATTAGGAGGAGTTAAAGTTGATGGAACTACAATTACAATTTCCAACGGAGTAATTAGTGCTCCAGTAGCAAATTACACATTGCCTGCGGCAACAACGTTAGCACTTGGAGGTGTAATTATTCCAGCAGTAGCTACTAGTGGTATTACAAATACTAGCGGTAGTATTGGTCTTGCTGTAGCAAGTAATACACAATTAGGCGGTGTTAAAGTTGACGGAACCACTATTACTATATCTAACGGAGTAATTAGTGCACCATACGTTGTTCCTACTGCAACAGTATCTCAGTTAGGCGCAGTAAAACCAGATGGAACAACAATTACAATCAATGGCGGAGTTCTTACTGCCGCTAATGGTGCATATTCATTACCGACTGCTAGTACAAATGTACTAGGAGGTGTTAAAGTAGATGGTAGTACAATTACAATAGCTAATGGTATAATAACTGCAAATTATACTAATTACATATTGCCGACTGCTAGTACAAGTGCGCTAGGTGGTGTTAAGATTGACGGATCAACTATAACATTAAATGGCAGTAATCAGCTAGTAGCTACAATCCCAACAGCAACTACTAGTGTGCTTGGCGGCGTGATTGCTGACGGTACAACAATTGGTGTTACTTCGGGTACAATTAGCGCCTTGGCTAGTAACATACGAGCAGTGGCAGCCGCAATGTTTACTGGAGGATCAAATACCGGACTAACATTTAGTTACAATTCTGGCACAGGATTAATGACATCGACAAATACTGGCGGTTCTGGCAGCGGAATTCAAGGTGTTACAATTCAATCAGGCGGTGCAACTCAAGGAACATCAGCCGGTATTACAACTGTTAATTTTACAGGAACAGGTGTTGTTACTACAGGTTCAGGCAGCACAGCAACAGTAACAATTAATGCGGGTAATTATTCTTTACCAGCAGCCACAAGTTCAGCACTTGGTGGTGTTATTGTTCCAGCAGTAGCCACTAGCGGTATTACAAATTCAACAGGCACAATCGGTCTAGCAGTAGCAAGTACTACCCAGTTAGGCGGAGTTAAAATTGACGGAACATCCATTACATTAAATGGTAGTAATCAATTAGTAGCGACCGCATATACATTGCCAGCGGCAACAACATCAGTACTCGGTGGTGTAATTGTTGACGGTACAACAATTACAGCTTCTGGCGGCACAATTAGTGCGGTTGGAAATTCTCGAAATACTGTATCAACTACTACAACAACATTATCTAGTGCGGCAAGTGTTAATGCTACTGTAACAATGGCCAAGGGTTATGCCTTATACAGTATACAAGTTTCAGCAGGAGCATGGGTAACACTATATTCAAGTTCTACTGCACAATCAAACGACAGCGGTAGAAGCATCACAACAGATCCTACACCGGGTAGCGGAGTTATTGCCGAGACTATTACTACAACAGCAACAACTACATATTTTAGTCCGGCAGTGTTTGGATATAATAGCGATGGCACAGTTTCAACTAATGCATATTTGAAAATTTATAATAATAGCGGTAGTTCAACCGCTATTACTGTAACCTTGACATATCTAAAATTGGAAGTATAACATGGACTTTAAACCGGCTAATCTTGTTCCAGTGGATGCAAAAGATCCTAATACAGGAGCACCTCTTTCATCTATTGTAAGTGCCGGATATTTAACTCCGCCACAAATTGCCGCGGCATACGGACTTCCTGCTAGCACTGGTTATGGAATTAAGATTGGAATTATTAGTTTTGGCGGAGGATTTTTACAAAGTGACCTTAATAAATCCTTTGCAGATTTACAGACTGCGGGTTTAATTTCGTCTTCCCTAACACCGCCTACAATACAACAAAAATTATTTGATGGACAGACAGGTACATTTAGTACTAGCGATGGTGGAGCCAGCGGTGAAAATACAGTTGACATTTATTGTCTAGCCACTATGGCTCCTCAAGCTAGTATTACTATCTATATAGGAAATACCTGGACGAGTCAGTTTAATCAAGCTATAGCCGATGGATGCCATATTATAAGTGTAAGTTGGTCAACTTCAGAATCTAGTGATTTTTTATCAACACAATTTGCTACGGCATCGACAAACAAAGTATCTATCCTAGTAGCTTCTGGCGATCATGGATCGGCATGGTACAGCGGAGCAAATTCATTATCGGTAGGATATCCGTGTGCAAGCCCTCAAGTAATATCTGTAGGCGGAACAAAACTTATATTGTCAGGAAATTCTAGATCTTCAGAAACAGATGACAACAGAGATGCAAGTTTTGGATCCACATGGGGCGGTGGCGGCGGGCTTAGTACGCTGTTTTCTCTTCCGAGTTGGCAAACAGGATTACATTATACCCCTATAACTAACGGAGTCACTGGTAGCTCTACATCATTATCTGTAAGAGGTATTCCAGATATATCCGCACCAATGAATGTGTATTCAGTATATTATAATGGTTCAATTGGCGGCTTTGGAGGCACGAGTCTAGCTTGCCCTGTAATGGCAGGTATGTTAGCTAGACTTCAACAGTTAACTGGCGTACAACGATCTAGTGTCGACTATAATACATTATTTTATGCCAACCCTGGCGCATTTTATGATATAACAACTGGTACTAACAACGACCAAATAACTTCAGGATACGCAGGAACATCAGGGTGGGATTGTGTAACAGGATTAGGACCTCCGATAGGAACAGCCATATATCCGCTATTTCGTCCAAAAGCAACTTTTCCTAAACAAAATTACGGCTTTAGACCTGCAAGTGGTTCAGCTTATCCAAGACGTACTACTGGTGCTAGATGATTAAACTAGCACATAATAAACATTGATAAATATAAGATAAAGAGAGTTAACTATGCATAAAGACCAAACCGGAGTCCATATAGAAGGACACATTAAAATCTGGAATCCCGAAACTCAGGAAATTTTTGTAAACAAACGCAATGCGATTCACTACGAAAATATGAGTAATGCTCTAGCGCAGAGTCTAGCTAACAGCGGTCAGGGGTTTATTCAACAGATGGCCTTTGGCAACGGGGGTACATCAGTAGACCCTACAGGAATTATTACATACTTAACTCCAAACACTAGCGGAACTAATGCTAGTCTTTATAATCAACAGTATTTTAAAGTCGTTAATCAGAACTCAAGCACTAATACAGATCCAACTCGCAATTATATCGAAACTCGTCACGTTACCGGAACAAACTATACTGATGTTTTTGTAACTTGTTTACTAGACTACGGTGACGGTAGCAGTGCCGGACAATCAGCATTTGACAATGCTAGTTCAAATTCTAGTACATTTGTATTTGATGAATTAGGTTTACAAAGCTATAGTTCAACTGGTAATAGTTTATTGCTGACTCATGTTATATTTCACCCTGTGCAGAAAAGTTTAAATCGTTTAATTCAAATTGACTACACAGTACGTATTCAAAGTCTAACCGGCCTAGTGGGAGTGTAATCAATGACTTATCAAGTTACCTATACCGAAACAACTAATCCTTCTAAGGTACCTATTGTTGTACAAGATCAAAGTCTTAATAATCAAACTAGCATTACTTTTGTAGGAAAAAATTATTCAGGTTATGCTCCTGTAATAGCTACCGATCTACTACATTTATTAGAAAATTTTGCTAGTCCTACTGCACCAAGTAATCCGGTACAAGGACAATTATGGTATGACAACGGCTCTAGTACTTTAAAAGTATACGACGGTGCCGGCAGCTGGAATGCCGCTGGTGCAGTTAAGAAAGCGAATTCAGCTCCAGCAGTATCATCAAGTACTACAGGCGACTTATGGGTTGATACTACAAATAGTCAATTATATTTGTTCTCAGGTTCTAATTGGTTGTTAGTTGGTCCACAATTTAGTGCAGGTTTATTAACAGGTCCCCAGGTAGAAACAATAGTTGATACCAGTAATACTAGCCACAGTGTTATTAGTTTTTATTCTAACAATTATAGAATAACAGTTATTAGCAAAGATAGTTTTACACCTAAGACTACGATTCCAGGATTTACTACAATTAATGAAGGTGTCAATCTCAGCTCAGTTGACAGCGGACTTTCAAATAGCCCAACAAGATTTTACGGAACTGCAACATCAGCTGATGCATTATTAGTTAGTGGACAAGCAGTTGCGGCAGGAAATTTTTTAAGATCTGACAGCAGTACTCCTGTTTGTACAGTTCCGTTCAGTGTTCGCAGTGACGGCGGTATTAGTTTAGGTAGTAATTTAAGTTTCAATTTAGGAACATCGGGATCAACTGCTATAGTTTATAACAAAGCCAGCGGTAGCCCAATTGATTTTACATTAAACAACGCAGGAACAAACAATACGGTATTGCATCTTGATCCAACTGGTAAGGTTGGTATTGGTAGTAACAATACCAGTCCGGCTAGCACATTAGATGTTGGCGGACAAACAACAACTATAGGTATCAATGACACAGGAACCACAGATAGTTCGGCACTTGGGATTGGTAGTATTATAACCGCAGGTGGAATCAGCATAGCGCAAAATGTTAATGTAGGTAAAAATATCACATCCTACGGACAACTAATATTAAACAATCTAGATTCAGGTAATAATCCTGTCGCGGGAACAGTAATAACTCCTGGTAGTGACAGCGCAAATCAATTATATGATATTGGTTCGTCAAGCAGACAATTTAGAAACATATATGCTCAAAGCTTCGTAGGTAACTTCAATGGAACATTCACTGGTAATTTGAGTGGTAATATTACCGGAGCGGCAGCTAGACTAGCCAGTCCTACAGTATTCAGCTTAACAGGCGACGTTACTAGTAACAGCATCAGTTTTACTGGACAAACTACTAACGGAACTGCTACTTTTGCAACTTCGATCAGTTCAAGTATTATTTCAGCTAAAACTGCGGCAACAGATAGTCAATCAACTGACCAATTACTAGTATATCGAACAGGGACAGGACTGGTCAGCATGACTAAGTCGGTGCTATTCAACCATGTACCATTGCTTCCGGTTGGATCAATCTTACCTTATGCAGGTTCAACTCCGCCAACAGGATTCCTATTCTGTGATGGTAGTGAAGTTTTAATTAGTACATACGCTACTTTATTCAGCGTTATATCTTACACTTATAAAGCATCTTCGCAATTACAAGGTGCAGGAACGTTCTGCTTGCCAGATTTCAGAGGACGTTTTCCTCTCGGTGCAGACAATATGAATAACAGTTTAACTGTACCGTATAAAGATGGTTCAGGTACGCTAGTAAGCGCAGGCGGCGGACAAGCTAGCAGAGTAACTGACATAACAGCAAGAACAGTTGGTACCGGTTCTGGATCTCAAGCAGTGACACTTGCAACTTCTAACTTGCCAGACCATAAACATAACTTAGCTAGTTCTAATGCTCAATACTATGCCGCAGGTTTACCAGGAGCGGCCGCAGATCCAAACGCTATTCCTGGTTTAGGATTACCTGCTACAAGTACAGGATCAGGATTACCTAACAGCGGAAGCGTTATTGCTAGCCAAACTGGCCAGGCATTAAATGTAATGAATCCTTATGCAACTATAAACTATATTATCTATACTGGTGTAATCTAATGAGCTATACAATAAATCATTTTAACGGAACTAACCTTACACAAATTGTTGACGGATCAATTGATCAATCTGCTACTAGTCTTACCCTTGTAGGTAAGAACTCTAGTAGTTACGGACAGTATATTAATGACAACTTTGTATGGTTATTAGAAAATTTTGCTAACACTAGTCAACCTTCACATCCAATTACAGGACAACTATGGTTTGATACTACACAAAATAGACTTAAAGTCTACGACGGATCAGCGTTCAAGGTCAGTGGCGGAACTGTAGTATCAAATTCTATTCCTAGTAGTATTACAACTGGTGATATATGGATTGACAGTAAGAACGAACAGCTTTATTTTAATGACGGCATACAAACACTACTAGCAGGACCTATATATTCTACATCTCAAGGACTTACTGGATTCCAAGTTCAAACAGTTTTAGATACTAATAATATTAGTCATACTATTGCATTGCTGTATGTTTCGCAAACACTAATTGGTATTTTTAGTAAAGATGCATTTACTCCTGGTAGTGCTATTGCTGGATTCACAGGAAATATTAGTGTAGGATTTAATGTATCATCAACGACTGGTATTACATTCAATGTTCCGGTATCTGAGTCATACGGTCTGATAGCGGCCGATGGAACTATTAAAACTCCAAGCAATTTTATTAATACAGTTGGCAATGCCAGCATGACCGGTACTCTTTCAGTACAAAATGCTACTCCATTAATACTAGGACAAAATGCCAGTACTGAGATTGATGTTAATTCAGCATTATTCAACATTAAATCTAACTCAAGTAATCAAAATTTCCAAATTAGTACACTAGTAGGCAGTTCACTATCACCGGCATTGTTTATTAATTCAACTACTCAACGTGTAGGTATCTTTACAAATACTCCTGCAAGTACTTTGGATATCGGAGGAGATTTAACAGTCGAAGGAAATCTAACAGTATTAGGAACAACTACTACTGTTAATACAGTCAATGTTAATATTAGCGATAAAAATATTCTATTAGGAAAAGTAGCTAGCCCAACAGATACTACTGCTGACGGTGGTGGCATATCACTAGCTGGAGCAACTACTAAAACATTTGCATGGAATCAAGCTAATTCAGCTTGGACCAGCAGTGAAAATATGAATATTGTTACAGGTAAGACTTATAAAATTAATGGATTCGATGTTATTACTGCTACTAGTTTAGGTAATGTCATTACTAGTGCTCCTGGTATTACAAGTGTTGGTGCATTGACTAGTCTAACAGCAGGTTCTTTAACAATTACTAGTAACACTCTTAGTTCAGCACAAGCAAATACAAGTATTATAATAGCACCAACAGGAACTGGTAGTGTTAATGTAAGTTCAGCAAACATTGTCAATGTAGCAACTCCAGTAAATGCTACCGATGCCGCTAATAAATCGTATGTTGACAACAGCGTACAACTAGCTAATCAAAGTTGTAGCCTAACTACAACTGGATTCACTAATACCCAAATAGGAACAATTTTTATTACTAAACTGTTTTCAATTACAGAACATCAAAACAACATGATTGTTAGAGCGTTTTGTATAGATCAAGGAAGCACTCAAACAATTACAGCAGGTAGTTTTGTAGTTGGTAGTGTTTATCAAATTGTCAGCGTTGGATCTACAGTTTTCACCAGCATAGGCGCTACTTCTAATGCAGTAGGTACTATATTTGTTGCAAACGGAGTCGGTACAGGGTCAGGAACAGCGGCTCCTGTAATTAGAAATTTCCAATTAACTGCTGGAGTTTGGACTTACTTGAGCTATTCATAAGCCAAAATAGCATAAATACACTAGAACTAAGGAAACGGGCGAAATGTCATACACTATTAACAGATATAACGGAACTCAAATTGCAGTAGTTGCCGACGGCACTATTGATGCTACTCTTGATCTTAAAATTATTGGTAAAAACTATGCAGGATACGGAGCCGTACAAAACGAGAACTTTGTATATCTTCTAGAAAATTTTGCCAACACCACTCAGCCACCAAAGCCGCTTCCAGGTCAAATCTGGTTTGATAGCGGAAACAGCAAGTTAAAATTCTTTGACGGAAATAAATTCCGTACAACAGGCGGTGCTGAAATTGGAACAACTGCACCAAGCGGATTGACCATTGGTGATTTCTGGTATGACAGCAATAACCAACAGCTTTATGCATATAACGGTACTGGATTTACATTAATCGGCCCACAAGCAGTTGCAGGATCAGCAACAACACAAATGAGATCTGTAAGTTTAACAGATAATACTGGCGCAACACACGCTGTCATCGAAGCGATCGACAACGGTAATGTTATTTTTACAGTTTCAGCTGACAGCGATTTTACTTTAGATAACACTATTAATCCTATTACAGGGTTTACAACAATACATCAAGGTATTACCCTATGTTATACAAACAATAGCGGTACACCAGGCCAAACAACTTCAAGTCACAGATTCTATGGTACAGCAACTAACGCTGATCGTTTAGGCGGGTTAACAGCAAGTAGTTTTGTACAAGCAGGAAGCGGCAGCTTTACTAACCAAGTTAACTTTGCCGACGTCGGTTATACTGTTGGTAATCCAGTTGCACGTTTAGCAGTATTCAATGCCGGTGCTCTAGTTCCTACTATTGCTAATCAAGTAAGCAATACTATTTCATTCCAAACAACAGTAAGTTCTGTAACTAAGACACCTATGCAATTAGTAGGTACAGATGTTCTTCCAGGTGTTACATTAACCAGTAATTTAGGTTCTAGTGGTTTACAATGGAACAATGTCTATGCGAATTATGTATATTCAACTGCACAACAAGCAGATGCATTAAGTGTTGGCGGAATATACAGAACAGCTAGTACTAGTGCTACTGCAAACACGATTGCAGCCAGAGATTCTAGCGGTAATTTAACTGCTTCATTATTTTCTGGCATCGCATCGGCAGCTAACTATGCTGACTTGGCAGAAAAATATCTAACAGCCCAAGAGTGGCCAGTAGGCACTGTTATGCAAGTCGGCGGTGGCCCGGGTGTTGAAATGATTCCATGTGTAACCGGCGGCTATGCAGTCGGAGTTATTTCTGCTAATCCAGCCTACTTAATGAATAAAGACCTGCCAAATGGACAAGCAGTAGCTTTAAAAGGTCGTGTACCATGTTTAGTAACAGGTCAAATTAACAAAGGCGACACTTTAATTGCATATAACGGCGGAGTAGCGATGAGTTTAGCCAATTTAGATGATGTTGATGCATCAACTCAGTATCCTTTTGCAGTGGCATTAGAGGCATTTGATGGTAGCTCACAAATAGGTACTATCGAAGTTTTAGTACTATAAATAATTCACTAAAAGGTTTACAGGATGGCTGGTCAAAATACATTAATATTAGCATTAGATTATAATAATATCCAATCTAAAATTTCTCAAATAATGGGTGTTGGATCAGGTAACTACGGATATAATCAACAGGTACTGAGTAGTCAAGTAAGTGTAAATCAGGAAATAACTGCATTACAGTGGCAAAATCTTTATAACGACCTTATAAAAGCTAGAGCTCATCAAACTGGTGCTAATGAAACTACTAGTATAACATATCCTACTACAAGTATTACAATTAAAGAAAGCGATCGTGCCGCATATCAGGCCTATGTTAATCTCATCGATACACATAGATTAGATGTTCCTCCAAGCGGACAAGCAACTTTAGAAACTTATGCTACCGGAACACGAACACAACAATGGAACGGCACAGTTACCCATTCGGTATCAATAACTTTTGCAAGCCCAGATACTGCTAGAGCATTTTTTAATGCAGGTGGGTACATTCAATTTTCAGCTGGTGAATTACCAGACGTAAGCAATCTTAAAAATAACTCATGGCAAACTATGTTGTCCAATATGGGTTATATTATAATGAATTATAATTCTACTACGAATACAGGTAATAGCAACGGTGTAACAACTACATCAATTGGTTATTTAAATTTAACTACAAGTCCTCAATTAATATTTCAAAAATTAACTGAGACTCCTACTTATAGTCCAAATCAATACGATATTTACGCTAACGTAAATGCTACCGGCTCTCAATTAGTTTTTACTATACAGTTTGCTGATCTGTCAGTCGGATCTGTGGACGAAAACGTAACAGGAACGCTAACTAGTATTGTACAAGGTTACAGACCTACTGGCACAAATGTATCCGTAACTGCGCCGGGCGTTGCTCAGTCTGGACCTTAAAGATAAAGGTTAAACATGGCCGGCCAAGGTACTAAAGTATTATCGACAGATTATAACTCAATCCAATCAATCATAAGTCCAATTCTTGGAACTGGATCTGGGACAACTGGTTACGGCCAAACAGTATTAAGTAGTCAATCTGCTGTAAATCAAAAGATTAGCTCAACTCAGTGGCAAAATTTATATACTGATTTAATTGCGGCTCGTACTCACCAAACAGGTGCAAATGAAACTAGTAATTTAACTTATCCGACTACTAGTACAAAAATTACAGAAGCAGATCGTGCGGCATACTTAGCGTATGCTAATACTATCAACTCAAATAAACTAGCAACTCCACCGAGTGGTCAGGCTACCTTTGAAACATGGGCATCGGCATCACATACTGCATCTTGGAATACTACTATTACTCATACAGTAACCGCAACATTCGCCAGCGCGACTTATGCTAGAGCGTTTTTTAACGCAGGTGGGTATGTACAAATATCGGCAAGTCATAGTCCAGACGTAAGCAATCTTAAAAATAATTCGTGGCAAACTATGTTAGCTAATATGGGAGTGGTTACATGGAAATATAATGGTACTACGAACAGTGGTAGTAGTACAGGTACAACAAATACAAGTATTGGTTATATTAATCTTAATACATCATTACAAACAATATTTACTAAGTTAACCGAAACACCTACTTATAGTCCAAACCAATATGACATTTATGCATCAATTGATGGAAGCGGTGCTAGCATTACATTTAGTATTCAATTCCAGGACAATTCTGGCCAACCAAATCCGCCATGGGGTACTGACGAGCTTGTTACAGGAACTACTCTAAGTATAGTACAAGCATATAGACCCACTGGTGCATACGTATCAATACCATTGCCTACTATTTCATCTTCATTTCCTGCTTAACCTAAATACTTGACCTGCTAACTACTATAGTGTAATATTGTACACTACGGAGTTTGTTATGGACGAAAGAATCGAAAAAGCGTTTAGTGTTGCCAATTATATGTCGACACTATCTAATCAACGACGCATAATTTTAGAAGAATACAATCAAAAACTAGTACACTATGTAAATGGTGCAACTTTTAAAATTACCCAAGAGCTTATAAATTTTACAAAAACTACATTGGATTTGGGCTACACAGAAGACATTCCATTTATTGATGCTAATAATTTTCCTGTAATTATAAACAACGTACAGGAATTTTTTGATAGTATTGTATCTGTGTATTATGAAGCTACTAACGAATATGCTACTAAATTTGCAGAAATAAAAAACAAAAGAAAAATTTCTGATATAGTTGAGCTATGAACGGTGCTGTAATTTTTGCTCAGAACAATACATCGATTGACTATATTAAGTTAGCAATTTATGCCGCACGACAAATTATTCTATATTTAGAATTACCGGTAAGTTTAATTACAGATAACAAGCAATGGTTAGATTCTAATTATCCAAATCATCCGTTTGATAAAGTTATCGAAATTCCTAATGAGACAGCAGTACAAAAAAAGTTCTTCCATGACGGTGCCCTAGCATCACAAAAATTAGACTGGCGAAATCATTCAAGAAGCTCAGTGTACGATCTCACACCATATGATAGAACACTAGTAATTGATAGTGATTATATCTTAAATTCTTCTGTTCTTAAATCAGCTTTCCTTAATGATCACGAGTTTCAAATTTATCGTAATAGTTTTGATTTGTTAGAATGGCGTCCTGGCACAGAATTTAAACGTATCAATCAGTATAGTATTCCTTTCTATTGGGCCACTGCTTTTGTGTTTACTAAGAATGACACTATGAAAAGTTTTTTTGATCTAGTAGCCTATATTAAAAACAATTGGTTATATTTTAGAAATTTATATAGTATTGAAAGCCCTACATTTAGGAATGATTTTGCATTTAGTATTGCAATACATATTATGAACGGGAAAACCAACGGCGGCTTTGCACAAGAACTTCCGGGGACAATGACTTATATTACTGATAAAGATCTACTAGTTGATTGCAATTTAGACAAGATGAAATTTTTATTAGAAAAGAAAGATCATCCAGGTGAATATATTTTAGCAAAAACACAAGGTATTGATGTACATGTTATGAATAAAATAAGCCTTAGTCGATGGTTAGATGGAGTTGCAAATGTCTAAAGGTTTTTTAGTTTTTGCACAAAATACAGATACTGTTGATTACGTTCAACAGGCCTATGCCTTGGCGTTAAGCATTAAGTACAGTCAAACAACAGTTGCAAATATTTCGTTGGTTACTAACAATTCCGTACCTAAAAAATATCAAAAAGTATTTGATCAAATAATTCCTATTCCGTGGTTTGAAACTACAGGTGATGATCCCCTTAAAGCAGAGCATCGTTGGAAAATGTATGAAACAACACCTTACGAAGAAACTATTGTATTAGATGCAGATATGTTGTTATTAGATGATATTAATAACTGGTGGGAATATTGCAGTAATTTTGACATTAAGTTTTGTTCCAATATAAAAAACTACAAATTAGAAAGAGTAATAGATACATATCATCGAAAGGCTTTCATTGCAAATAAATTATCTAATCCATATTTTGCTCTTCACTATTTTAAAAAGAATAGACCTGCATACGAATTTTATAAAATCTTAGAATTTGTTTGTAAAAATTGGGAATGGTGTTATAACTTATATGCACCGGTAGAATATCAAAATTGGCTTAGTATGGATCTAGCAACAGCTATCGCTATTGAAATGTCTGGTATGTATGATATACTTGATGAATACGGCACATTAGAATTTATTCATATGAAAACACCGATCCAAGGATGGTCTCCAATTCCGGCCAGTTGGCAAGATACAGTTCCGTGGGTATTAAACACTCAAGGAAAACTAATTGTAGGTAACATTCAGCAAACGCCTATATTTCATTATGTAGAAAAGAATTTTATCAATAACAAAATATTAAAAAAAATGGAGGTATTGGCAAATGCCTCGTAAACCTCCTAAGTATATTCCTCCACAATTTTATCTACACTACGATAAAAAATCAGGCGAGATAATAAGTGTAGGTAATGAAATTAGTACAGTACATCAACATAGAATTAAAATTAGTCAAGAGGAACATGACAGGTTTATTTACGGTCAAGAAAAGTTCCAAGATTGGCAAGTTGGATTTGTACGTGCAGAAAATAATAAAACAGTTTTAGCCTTAACTCCAAAGTCGGACAAGGGTTATACATTTAAAAATAATGTGTTTGAGTGGATAGAAAATCCGCCAACTAAATCTACTGAATTAACAGTTATATGGGACAAGCAAAAACAACAATGGGAATTTACATTGTCGAAATCAGCTAAAGAACGATTAAAAGACACTCCAAATGATAGCATAATATTTTTTGTAATGTTAGCAAATGATTTTGATTTTTTAATCAGAACTATAGTAACTAGTAATCAAGAATTAATAGCGATGGATTCTATTTCACGACCTTTTGAATCTACCCTAGAGCAAGACATAAGTAAGATTTCAATTGCTAGTAGAATCTACTTTCAAAATTATGGATTAAAAATAAATGATTAAAATTATAGAACAAGATATTATTTTCCTTAGCTATGATGAACCAAACGCTGAAAAAAATTATGCAGATTTATGCAGTAAAGTTCCTTGGGCAAAACGTGTTCACGGCGTTAAAGGAAGCGACGCCGCACATAAAGCCTGCGCCGCATTAAGCGAAACTGAATACTTTGTTACAGTAGATGCAGACAATATTGTAGATCCTAAATTTTTAGAAGTTGAAATAGATTTAGATTCAATTGGGTGTAATTCAGAAAATGTGTTTTCGTGGTGTGGCAAAATTCATGTCAACGGACTTATGTACGGCAACGGCGGATTAAAATTATGGACACGCAAATTTGTTAACGAAATGCGAACACATGAAAATTCGGTCCCAGGTGACGAGAAAGGCAAAGTTGAATTTTGTTTTGATAATAGATATTATCAATTTAATGAAAATTATTCAGAAAGTTTTACCAATGCTACACCTTTTCAGGCATGGAGAGCAGGATTCCGTGAAGGTGTGAAAATGAGTTTAGATCAAGGTACCAAGGTAAAAAATCTAAAAGAAACTTGGTGGCAAAATTATCATAGACTATTAATTTGGTCTTCAGTTGGCGCAGATGTTGAAAACGGTATTTGGTCAATACTAGGCGCAAGAGAAGGGTGCTACATGACTATGTGTACCGATTGGGATTATAGCCAAGTTCGAGACTTTGAATGGTTAACTACTTACTGGAATGACAAGCATGAAGATGCAGATTCTAGCAATACTGCTACATACATTAATTTTTTAGCTAAAGAATTAAAAGACAAATGCAGTTTAGAAATTGCCAATCTAGATGGTGCTGGAAGTAAATTCTTTAAAACTGTTTATCAAAATACTCCAAGGATAATTCGTAAACGTGTATGATATAGTTTTTATAAGTTATAATGAGCTGGATGCTGATGATAACTTTGCCAATTTAAAAGAACGTTTTCCTTTAGCAAAACGTGTGCATGGTATTACAGGCATACATCAAGCTCATATAGCAGCCGCCAAAAAATGTTTTACTAAAATGTTTTGGGTAGTAGATGGTGATGCAGTAATATTAAATTCATTTAATTTTGATTATCAAGTTAGCGAATATGATCAAGATGTTGTACATGTGTGGCGTAGTATTAATCCCATTAATAATTTAAGTTACGGATACGGCGGAGTAAAATTATTACCTCGTAGAATGACTTTAGATATGGATGTAACTAGTACCGACATGACTATGAGTATCAGTAGTAAATTTAAAGCCATGCCAGAAATAAGTAACATTACGGCATTTAATACAGATGATTATAGCACCTGGCGCAGTGCTTTTAGAGAGTGTTGTAAATTGGCTGTAATTAATAATGACGAATCGTTGGCTAGACTTTCCGCATGGTGCCAATTAAATGATCAAGCTCCGTACGGCTTTTATGCATACATCGGAGCACTTGCCGGTCGATCATACGGTGAAAAAAATGCCTCCAATAAGGAGGCATTGTCTAAGATAAATGATTTTACTTGGCTAGAAGCTCGTTGGCTAGCGGAAAAATCTCAGCTATCACTTTAGCACAGGCAATAGCAACCTCTTGATGCTCTTTCTGTGTGCCATTAGCACTACGCAATTCAATAAAATGAATCCAACTACGCAGTGTGCCATTCATATAAATCCTACTTTCAATCAAGCCTTCTGGTAGTACAGCACGAGCCTGTTCTTTAGCAATACCATTTACGATAGCCCATTCATATGCCTCGCGGCATTTTTCAATAACGCCTTTTTGAATGTTTTCCCAACCAGCGGCAAGGAACCGATCAGCATCATTACTTATATCTAAGTCTATGCTGTTTTGTCTATTTTTAAGATCCTGTCGACGTGCATCGCGATATACGAATTGTAGATCTTTCGTTGGATCAGCGTAGCGTTGGCTAAACTCTTGAAACGAGAAACTTCTATGTCTAAGGATTTGTCGGGCAATATCTCTGGTTGTGGTAATTTCGATACAGGCACTGACCATTTCAAGTGGTGACCAGTGTTGGTGTTTGATGAGGTATTGTATGAGTTTTGCTGATGTTTCTGTGTTAAGTTGATTGCTGGGATTGCTGACACGGGCGCAATACGCAATGAGTTCCTGCGCATCTTGGATGCCCATGTCTGCAAATTCTTCTGTTGGTTGACTGAAACTGAGTAATCGAACATTCATCTATAGCTTCTTTCTTTTTAAAAATTTTTGAGTTTCTTTTTCAATATCTTTTCGTACTTTAGGAGTGTCTAATTTGAAGTCTACATTTTCTACTCGATCCTCATAGTTCCTTACTAGTTCTGCTAAATTCCGTTCGAACGCTGGCCAACCTTCTCTCTTGGTTTTTTCTGTTATTTTTATTTCCCAAGTTTTCCCGTCTTTAAAATTGACCAATACGGTATGCAAATATTTGAGAGGCATAACATTAAGTTTAACCTCACCAAATACTTCTGGCCAATGTTCAATGACTTCCTTGGGAAGAATCTTCCCATTGGTCATTATTTGGCTTTTTTGGTCGGAACCAACTCCTCAGCTTTACGTCTAAAGGCAGCCGCTTCTTTGGCTAACTTATCAGCTTGGCTACGATAAAATTTAGCTTCGGAATCTGGACTATCAAATGTAGTTGGAACAGTTTCTGAACTAGTTACTGTAGCAGTTGGCTTAGCCGGATTTGGCTCTACTGTAGCTTCAGGAGCAGGAGTATCAGGTACTTGCGGAACAGGTTGTCCGTCAGGACCTAACAATGCTAAGTCACCGACACTAACACCGCGTTGTTCAGCAATAATTTGATTTAGTTCACTTAATTGAACACTAGTTCCTGGATTAGGAACCATTTCAATTGAGCTAGTACCCATCTTCAATAGACGACCATTTTGATGCAACCAAAGTAACATATTTTGCCCGTCATTGAATGTTGAACGCATTAGTACTTCGGCAAATTCGTTAGCATCTTGTGCGGCCTGTCCTTCTACTAGATTAATGATAGCGTTGTGATATGCATCGCTCAATGTATCAGTTGGAATGACTAAACAGTTTGATGCTTCGCCTGGGATGGTACGATAAGCTACTAAAACTCTTTGCTTAGTAGAAATTATTCGCCCTACGTGTTTGAGATCGGCCATATTATGCTCCAGCTGAAGCTGTTGCGGCTGAACCCTGTGCGGCGGCTGATTGTTTAGCTACAGTTTCTAAGAAAGTTGTTAATTTTGTATATGTAACACCAACGGCTGCAAATTCATTTGGCTTAAATGCGCCACGTGAACTGGCGATGTCAATGATAGTTTTCATTGCTTGCAAATCGTTAATTGTTAAATCGTTTGATTGTTCTTGAGCAGGTGCTTGTTGAGTAGCGTCTGCTGTTGGTTGTTGAACTTCGTCTGACATAATATCTCCTTAATATGTACGTATATAATTATCTGGTTTGTAAAAGCGGGCAGGCAATCGTGAAGAAACTGAGTTCCTTTTCGCTTTCAAAACCTATTACAGTATTATACACGATCGTATTAGTATGATCTAGTGTAATACCTTGTCCTACATAGTACCTATTATTTAAATTCTTACGTATCCACGAGTCTATAGATTTGACTAAAGACGGATTATATTTGTCTATGCTAGTATATTTAAAATGAGGAGCGGCAAACTCAACCCTGCGTAAGCCAAAATAATTTAGCGGATTGGGTTTGCCTGTTCTTAATGCCATTACGCTGTTTCCGTAGCAAATTGGTAATAAGCATATTCTCCAAATGGTGGAACAATCTTATCTGTGCCATGGATAATGAATACTGTATCGCAGTAGTTTTCATCACCCCAGCTACCCCAAGGGTAACCGTCAGTAAACATGATAAACTTTTTAGGTTGAATGTCATGTTCCTTCATGTATTCCCAGTTGGCATCAAACTCAGTTCCGCCACCACCCATTGGCTTATAGCTGTCAAACTCATCAATGTTATAACCGTCAAAGTCTTGTTCGTTGTAGACTTTTGTATCAAAGCACCATACTTTAATCTTAAAGTCTTTATATTCTTGCATAATGCCTTTGATTTCTGTTAAGAAGTCTTTAGCTTGCTCATCTCCAATAGAACCCGACATGTCGATTGCAACGCAGATATCAATTGTTTCTTGAAATTGTGTACCGGGCAGGATAGCGTTCATATGCCAGCCCTTACGGTTAGGACGCATAAACGAATAGTCATTCTTAATAGTACTTTGGATTTGTTGACGCAAAATTTCACGCCAATTCATCTTAGGCTCTGTTAGTTCCTTAATCATGCGTTGTACACTAGCAGGAGTATTACCAGCACCTGCGGCCTGCGCGGCTTGTACAGTGGCTTCGCGAATCTCGTCACGAATCTGTTTTAGTTCTTCTTTAGTGTACTTTGGCTGACCATCTTTACCATTCTCGCCCCAGTCAATGTGGTCGTCGAGCAATTGACCCAATTGGTTCAGTTCGTCCTCATCCATTTCGTCAAAGATTTTATCGTAAACTTCTTCAGCACCCATACCGTAGTATTTTGAATCATGGAAAATTTTGATACCTTCGATATTGTGTTCACCAATACGATCACGTACCAATTGTCCGTTTACACAATAGTCTGCGGCAATATTAAAAATACGCGGGTTACGGCTTTCACGTCGACTCATGTGATCAAAGACATTGTGTAGAATCTCGTGTGCAATAACGAATTCAACTTGTTTAACTGTAAGTGGTTCAAAAAACTTACGGTTAAAATAAATTACGCGACCGTCTGTAGCGGCAGTACCCATCCACTCGCTACCTTCTTCAATTTTAAGACGTGTAGCCATATTACCAAAGAAAGGATGACGAAGTAATAGACCTACTCGGGCTACGATAATTTTGTCGATAATTGGATCTGCGTGTGACATGTATGCTCCTTTACTGTATGTATATATTATAACAGGACCCGCAGGTCCTGTCAAATAAGACTACTCCAAATTACTTCTCAGTAGCCGCCGCAATATACTTACCATATTTTGAATGGAATTCATCAAAGCATTTGATCTCATCTGGGTCCAAAGGCAACTTGTAAGTCGACAATGCCAACTTAGTACCCATAATAACCAATTCTGTTTCGAAATTGTTCATTACAAATTCAAAGAAGTTATTAACTTGCTCATTCCAGTTTTTAGCTTTCTTATCGCAAGCATCTTTCAATTCATAGCACAATGACACAGTCAAAGAGTACATGGCTGAAATCTCTTTTGAATCCATCTTCTTAACTTTGCCACTCAAAATATCGCTTGGATTAGGCATTTTGCTAGCATGTTTACGGTGTGCCATAAACTTAATAGCAAGCCCTTCACCAATTGAACCAGATACTAGATCTGTCAATGTATCTGCATCTACATCATCGTCTGTAAGCAATTCGCTTACAAATGACCATGAGCGTGGAGTAGCAAAGGCACGTGAGCTAGATTTTGGATCAAAATCGTACAAGTCTTTCTTAGAGAAGCTCAAAAAGCCCACAACGTCTTTATGGACTTTGTTTTCAGCCGCCCATTCAAAGTAGTCATCCCAGTCAACTGCCATTTCCAAGTGAACGAAACGGTTAGCTAACGGAGCAGGCATACGGAATGTAACGCCCTTGTCAGTTTCACGGTTACCAGCGGCAACCATTACAACATTGTCTGGCAAATGATATGTACCAACACGGCGATTCAAAATTAGCTGATAAGCCGCCGCCTGTACGCTAGGCGCCGCAGAGTTCATTTCGTCCATGAACAAAATGATAGTTTTGTGTTGTTTGGCTAGTTCTGCATTTGGCAATTCGCTTGGAGGTGCCCAACGCATAGTGCCATCGTTAGAATCAAAATATGGAATACCTTTAATATCAGTAGGTTCCCACAGACTCAAACGAACATCGATCACATGAGCATCTAACTCAGTACCTAGTTGTTTAATAATATCTGATTTACCAATACCTGGAGGACCCCATAGGAAAATTGGACGTTTGCTATTAAATGCTTTGCGTAGGGATTTTTTAGCACCTTTGGGACCTACTGTGCGGCTAACGACTTCGCTCATTGCTGTTTCCTATCTTTAAGTTGAGGTTAAATTGTTGTTGCGATAGTATATATTATATGGCCGTTAGCGACGAATGTCAATTGTTTTTTGAACTATCTAATTCTTTTTCTCGCTCATTCATGGCTTTAATTAAGCCAAATTTTCTAATGTCGTCCGAAAACAACATCAGTTCAAAACTCTTGCGTTCTGTAAAGACTGTAATGCTTTCGACAGTTAAGTAGTATGGAGTATCTAAATATTTTTCCAAAAATATTATAGTTTGGGGACTAAGTTCGATTGGCTCGGTAAAAGGTATTTCGTAAGATCTAAGTTCCAAAGTGTTTACCAAAAAATCGTATCCTTCATCGCTTAGTCTAAATGCAGTCTTTTTGCCAATTCGATTTGATTGCCACCATTTTCGATTGTATATTTCAAAGTTAGCATCGTCTGTACTTTTACCCCATTGTTGTAAAAATATTCTGGTTAACGAATCTCTTTCAATCATTTCACCACGATGCCGGAAGTCAACTTAACCACTTGAAAGTCTTCAGTTCCAAAAGTTAAGTTTAATTTTTTTGCTAGATTGTGTGCGTGTCCTGGATTACTGAACGACACTTTTTTGTATTTTGGTCCGGGATAACTTGTAAGACTATTGAAGGATTTTAGATTGAACGGCTCGTTCTTATAAAAGACCGCCCAGATAGCTTCCGATTCCAAAATTTGTTCGGCTTTGTACGTCTTCTTATTGACGTTTTCTAATAATACTTTTGGCTTTGGGCGACTCATTGCGTACCTCACATAATATACGCATATATTTATCATTATTTGTCGCTAAATCCACCACCATCCATTGTTACACTAATAACTTCAGTATCTTGACTACGTTTAAGATCGTTGAATAATGTTTCGTAATCTTGAAGCAATTTATCCTGTATTTCAGCAAGTGCTAGACTTAATAGTCTAGCGGCTTGAATAGGCATTTTTATTTCTTTTTGTTGAGCAAGTTCAGCACCACGGAGTACTTGGACAAATTGTGTAATCGGGGTTAAATTAATCTGATTTTGCATTTGCTAGTACCGTTTTCATTTCAAATTCACTTTTGAAAGGACCTTTGCTTGGATATCGTTCGATAGTAATTGCTTTAGGACAAAAGCTCTTGACCCAACCCTTGTCAAATTTGATTACATAATAACCTGCACAGTATAAACTTTTACTGGCATTTGATTTAGTAAACAAGGGTAATTTACGGCGTACATCATACATGGCGTTGTATGGTTTGCATGATGTTGGATATCCGTGACACTCGTTTGGTTCGGCTTGGGTAACTTTAATCTTAGTGCTGGTTAAGAAAAAATCAGCTCCAAATTGTTTTGTGAGGTCTTGTTTTTTATTAAACATTACTTCACCGTTAGTACTTGATAGTACAAACTTGTTGTTTTCTTTCTTGTGTAGTGTTGCAATCTTAGAACCTGCTTGCTCTACGATCCAAAACTTACCATCCACAATAGGCTTGGCGTGTATCTCTGTCATATTTTTCTCCTTATAAACTCAGCCCCGAAGGCACTGGAGTTATGTACGTATTTATCTCTCATTTTTTGCTACAGTTGCAGGGAAGTCTGCCCTGGTGGCAGTCACCTGCACACCCGCCTTGAAATAGTTTTTTAAACCAGTATTTGATCATTCTAAATCTGGGTCTTTAGCAAGACCTTGCCATTCTTTAATTTTAACTTCGTCTGTTGTAGCATAATCTTCTTCTTCGATGTACGAGCTAACCCATTTTTTACCAGTCCACTTGCATTGATATGTGTAACTATTTTTACCGGCAGTTTTAACCATATAAATGCCAACACGAGCTGGCTTAATTTTCTTAGGAAACCATTCAGTCATTTCGTATTCGATATCATCCATATTTGAATACTTTTCCCAAGTGTTAGAATCTTTAACTAGATAAAAACCAAAGTCGCTACTCTTACCATCGGTACTGCCGCCCCAGTTGTCAATATCTTCACCGTTGTATTTTACACCATTAACAATGTCTTCACCGTCTACTTCTTCGTAGCATAGTGTTAGTTTTTCAATATCAAACGGTAATGTGAGTTCAATTTCGCCTTCAAAAAACGTACCCTTTTCGTTTGAACATCCGAGAAATACAACTTCCCCAGGCTCTCTAGAACCAATGTATGCTTCTTCTCCGCCCTCTAACTCTGGGCTACCGTCACAACCGTCGCAGTCATCTAATGACATTTCAATTACAGTTTCGCTGTTTTCATCTTCAATTTGCAATGTTCCTGCATTGCGACTAACACCGTTAACATGCGCCATGTTATCGCATTCGTACCAACTTCCTGATGGAAACGGTTGCATGTCTTCGGGAATATTGTGTTCCTCGGCATATTCGCTGTTCCAAGCATAGTCGCTTAGATCTAATCTGCGTTTTTTAAAATAATCATAGATCTTACGATCCACAGTACCCATAACTTTTTCGCCACCGTATCCCCACATACTAATTTTATAAGTGCGTGGAGTAAATTTAAGAATCTCCATTAATTCTTGTTTTTCTTCTTTAGTTGCCATTATACTGTTTCCTTTTCTGGATATTTCGCCTGGAATGGCTCTGCATACGACTGGATGTTATCTGCAATTTTTTTCATATCCCAGGCATTACAAAACTTGAGCATACGAATTCCAACTTGTGTAATGTCTTTTGGAACTGCATTTGCTTGAATAGTTTCTCGAATTTTAACTTTAATATCTTCTGGTTGTGCTGTTAGGTCACACAATTGAACATTACGTTGATAGTCTTCTAGGACTCTGTGTTCTTGACCATTATGGTCAGTCCATCTCTGTAACATGAGATTGTTCCACGCATATCCTTTGGCTTTACGATCTTCAAACGCTTCAGTAAGACCAACTTTGTTTTTTGTACCTTTAGTACGCACACCTGGATACGCCGAGAAGACATTATCACTGGTATCACCACGCATACATTTTTCGAATAGCATCCACTCTGGATCTTGTGCTGGCTTGGGCTCGCCTGTTTTCTTGTCTTTAACGGGTTTACCTTTGGCATCAAAAATACCTTCATGTGTAATATGTAAATCGCCTACACCGTTATATTGACTTACATTAGGACCGATAAGTTGTGCAAAGTCACCATCTGTTGAAATAATAACGTGTTTAGCATCTGGATGTGCTTGTATCCAGCCTGCAATCAAATCATCTGCTTCTAAATTTTCATGCCTCATTACAGTACAATTGGTCTTTTCTGTAATGAAGTTTTTAAATTCGTCAAATGCTTCCCAGAACAATTTATCTTCTTCTTGTTCTTTTTGTGTCATAGCCGCACGAGTTTCTTGTCGATTGGCCTTGTATGGTTTGTAATAGTCCTTGCGCCAGCTACGACCTTCGAGACAGAATACTACATGAGTGCCGCCGAAGTCCTGCCATGCTTTCTTGATACTGTTAAGTGTAATATGAAAGGCCATGCCGAGTTTGATATCGGCACTGCCTTGGACTACATGTCTAGCACGAAAAAATGTGTTAGCAGTATCAACTATAATATATGTCATTCTACAGATGCTTTCCCGTTACCGAGTTTGTTTACGTTAATAAATCCCATAGTATTATTTCGGTTAAGATCTTGTCCATCTTCGGACAGCATGTTTCTTGCTAAATCTCTAAACCAACGATCTACTATTTCTTCTTCTGGATCGCCTTCAAATCCGTATCCAGCTTGTTTCAATTGTAGCACAAATTCTGCGTTCCAGTCAAGTTCAAAGAAGCCATTGCGTACATTGTCCTTGTTGACTTTGGTGTCTAGTACAGCTACCCAAGGTTCACCTCTTTCAGTAGCACGTTCTTTTGGAGTCATTTTTGCTTCTTGTTCGGCAACCTGTGCTTCAGCAGTTGAGGCTATAGCCTTTGCTTCCATTTCTTTAAGCATCTTTAAGTTTTCTTCTAACTTATCGATACCAAACCATTTCTTAATTAAATTCTTCATTAGGTTCCCCATTCATTTTTAAATAATGGCACTTGTAGTCTATCGCTGTAGCGAAGACCTGCTTTCATAGCTAGATCTGCTACACGACGATTATTAAGTGTATACACACTTTCTACTCCGCCCACTGGCATTAAGTATACTGGCCCTTCAAAACCTGCCAGCCTGTAAATATCTGTGACTTCTATCGCTTCATACGCATCGTCTTCCGAAGCCACTACAAATTTTAAATAAGTGTAACCAATATCTTGATACTGCAAAATAACTTCTGGACGAATTGCTTCTTCACGCTTTTCTCCACTGACGCTTAGTTTAGGGCTTACGCTGAATGTAATTTCTCGATTAAATAATTCGTGACCAGTTGCCCAGTTAAGCAAATATCTTTGGAAATCATCAGTAATAAGTTGGGTACCATTTGTTTCAAATGTGATTTCTTTCAAGTCATGCATCTTTTCATGACTTAATAAATCTGGATAAGCACGTTGCCAACCAAGTAACGGTTCACCTCCAGTAATAACTAGATGTGCATCTCCCCAACGATTCCATGGTAGCATGTCTATAATACGATCTGCCATAGCATCACTAGTAAGCATAGGGCTAAGATCTTTAAAGTCTGGATGCCAGCTGGCATAGCTATCACAACCTGTACTAACTAAAGGTAGTTCTTCGTATTTTGTAAAATGCTGTCTAACTAGTGCAATTTCATCTGCTTCTGTGCTTAGTTCACCGCGCGGCATACCAAACCCTGCACATTTAAAATTACAACCAAATGTGCGTAAGAAAACAGACGGAACACCCATGTACCGTCCTTCACCTTGTATGCTATAAAATAATTCTGCTATCTTAATTTTGCTCATTCACAATCACCTTGTTCCGCTAATTTTGTCACTGCTGATTTTTCTTTACGTTCTGCTTGAAACATTTTAACATCTTTAACAGCAGATTTCAATGTTTCTGCATAATTAAGAGCTTGTTGTTCACCCATAATAAGATTGGATTCAACTTCAATGTAGCCTTTAGTTAGCAATGTCCAAATCTTTTGCCAGCGATTAAGTACCCACCATTTTGTTTTCTGTTGAGTATAAACAGTGACACTAACACCAGTGTCATCTGCTTCTATCCAAACGTTATGGGAGTGATCGCAATCTCCGCACTCACACACAATTTGATAGACTTTAGCATCGCCCCAGTCTTTTTTCATTAAGATGCCTTCGGCGGGTTTTTGAGCTTCCATATAGTTGCCTTTAATTCTTTAATATCTTCTTGAAGACTTTCATTTAAATTTTTTGCTATCTTTAATTCATTAGAAAGTTCAGTGTCGATTTCTTTTAACAATCTTTTTTTAAGTGCTCTCTCTTTATCTACACGCCAGTTTTGTCCTATAAGAATTCCTAGACCTAAGCAGATAAACAGTAAAATTATATCACTAGTCATTGGCTTCTTCAAACCATTCGTTGACCATTTCTTCAGCTTCTTGCTGTGTTAATGCGTGAACAAATATACGTGCCGGTTTGCCTTGTGTATGTTGTACATTAAATTTAATAATACCGTGCATTGGGATGTCATTAAATTCGCGTTCTACTACGAATTCTTTCAAATTCATAGCACGATTAATTAATTGATCGGTTAAGTCTTTAGCTGTTGTCATTTGGAAGCATACTCCTGTTGCATTTTAATATTGTCAAAGAATTCTTTCTTAGTAGCAGGATCATCTTTGAACGCACCTTTTAATACTGTAGTCTGTGTTAGACTAGAGTGCGCCATAATACCTCGATTCTCACAGCAACCATGTGTGGCTTGAATATACACGCCTAAATCTGTAGCCCCTGTTGCACGTTCTATTTCCCTAGCAATATCGTTACACAACTCTTCCTGGAGAGTGCCGCGACGAGCGCACCACTGAGCGATACGAGTGTACTTAGACAAACCAATAAGTTTTTGTGCGGCGATGATGCCAATGTAAGCGACACCAACAACGGGCTGATGATGATGACTGCACATAGAGCGGAGCTCACTACGTACCACCAACATACCTTCGTAACGGTCTGCCGAATCATTTGGAAACGCTGTTGCATCTGGTGCTGGTTCATATCTTCCTGCCATTATTTCATTAAAATACATCTTAGCTAGACGCTTTGCAGTACCATGCGAGTTTGGATCGGTTTCGCGATCAATAAGTAACGTATCTAACACTTTTTCAAATGCTACTGTTGCTTCTTCGATTAACTTTTCTTTATGGTCTTCTGTGATATATTCACTAATATTATCCCCAGCCCAAAAACGTTTATTATCACGTTTCATCTTAAAGCGGATAACATCTGCTAGATTAGCTTCTTTGTAGCCTTTGTCGCTCATATTATCTGCGCCTTTGAGTACATTCTGTAAATCTTCTGTTGTAAATGTGGTCAATTAATTTCTCCGAGTTATAGACGTGGATGTCTATATGTTATTATATAGGTTTATTTAGGTTTATTCAAGGTATTTTCTGCTCGAAGTTTCCTACATGCCTCTTTAACGGGTATAGGATAATCCGGACTGATTTCTGATATTGAACAATCATATTTTACTGTTACGTGTGGGTGTGTATAATTCCAATAAATGGCAAATACAATACCTGCAAAGCCTAGTATTAGCATTGAATAAAAATCTAAATTTTCTCTGAAACTAGAATTCGACATAGTTGAGCATCCTTCTCTGATTTAAAATAAAAATCCATATTATCTTGGCTGGGATGACTGGTATAACGATCACCGGGTAACCCAAAAACTTCTACTACATCGGCACATGCCTCATTCCACCAATAATTACTTTGACCGAGCCAGGGTATTCTTACAATATGAATACGACCTTCTTCTACCGCGGCCAAAGTACCTACTTTAGAATGTTTTTTATTTTTTGGCATTTTTTAGATTTGCAAGCTCTTCTTCTAAATAATCTTTATAATCTGTTAGTACTAGAGATTGTTTATCATTGCCGTCACTTTGCATACGTTTAATATCGGCCGTTACTTGTTGTATCTTTTCTTCTAACTGCTCTACAGTTAATTCGTTTAGTTGATCTACTTGTCTCATTTGTCTCTTCCAAATTTTAATCCGGTAGCACTACCAAATAATAGTAAAAATGCCAACCAAGTTTCCCAAGTATACGGAATCGTTAGAACTGGGAATAAAGTATTTAAACTCCAAATTCCTGCAATTGGACCGCCAATGACAGCGACTACAATAAGAGTGATGCCAAAAATAAGTTTAATTACTGCTGAAGTCATAACCAAAAATCCTCCCAAGGATAAACCAACCAACTGTCTTCATCTCGTTTATCTACAGTCCAGACATAATAGTCTGGATCTTTAAACTCACTGCCTAAGTTATGAGTCAATACTGCAAATCGAACATTGTCGCCCCATACATGATCCCATATACTAGTATTGCTGGGCAAGCAACTCGCTTGCCAGTCTTTTTTGATCCAGGCTACTGTAGAGCCTTGATCATTGATATCATCTACTACTAATATCTTTTTACCTTCGTAAGCATCCTCTGCCATGCTACAATTACTAACGCAATCACCACCGTCACGAAGGCTAACGTCTAGGCTTGACATTTTAATGCCAGTATATTGACTAAGCAAATTAGCTGGTACAAGTCCACCACGGGTTATACCCACAATATAGTCAGGCTTCCAATCGTGTGCTGACATTTGGCGAGCAATATCCAATACCGCTCCTTCGACTTGTTGCCAGGTGTAAAATATTTTTTTCATTGTAAAATATCCGGTGTAAATTTTTTAACTTGACTCCGACTGGCTGAAATACTATCAACAATTTTATTATAATCAATTTCGTCGAGTGAGGTTCTGTATATACTGAGAGCTTGTGCCATCATGATAGCGGCAACTTCCATAGGACCATATTCTTCTATCATTTGTGAAGTTATACCTAGCATTTCTTGATACAAGAATTCTAATTGATCACTCATGCTGTCAATCCATACGCAAGAGCTTGACATTCTTCCTTGGTCATAAAAAAATTGTATGTTTGGCTAGATACTATTTCGCCATCTTTCAAACTGTCTTGTACCATATCAATACTAAACAACCCTTTAGGGCTTAATACCTCATGTTTATTAAGTGTCAGTCTAAAGCCGTCATTTTCTTTGATAACCATAGTTTTAAATGTATCTCTTACCGATTCATGTAGTTTCATCTTCATCTCCTTTAATTGCTTCAAATGTTCTATATTTGCCCAAAGCGTTAATGTACTGATCGTACAATTCTTTCAGCTTTGGATGCTTCTTCTCTAGTTTAACATCTCTCTCGGGAATTTGCAATACTGTTTCGATTGTTTTTAACCGTTCTTCTAAATCACGTCCATTTATTACAAGATTACCTTTGACATCTAGCGTAGGTGGGTTGGATTGACTGATTGTCAATGCGGCATCATAAGGATTGGCGACACTAGTACCAGTAGTCCAAACAGTATTAGTTCCAGTCGACGTTAAATAACCACCATACGGTATAGTAGCTGTGCTGGTACCATTAGTATATACTGAAGTAGCAGTTGTATTAGTTGTTGGGAAGTAGGCCATTCTTTCTATCTGATAAGTATTTTTCGAAGTGGATCCATTTATTTTTAACAATAAATCCCCACTCACGTTGACGTTTACCCACAAAGAACAATGTCCATGGAGTAACGCCTTCTGCTAATTCAATACGATGAAAAGTATGTGTGTTTCCAAAACGGAAACTACCTGGGCCACGCCAGTATCTTACTTCGCATGTTTTGATTCCGTCTTCATTAAACTGAGCTATCCACTCATAGTAGCCACCAGCAAGAATAATAGTAAAATAGTTCCAAGGATGATCATGAACATCATCTGGATCTGACTTTAAGAACTTGTGTAAAAATACATTGTAAGGAAATGTTACACGTTCTTTGAATAGAACGTAGTAACGTTCCAAGTATGGTTCGTTTTCTGTACGATCCATAATAATACGTTTACGATCATGTCGTTCAAGCCAATTAAGGAAGTGGTCTTTGATCTTCTGGGGTATCATAGTGGTCTTTCACTAGGTAGTAAGTTGTTTTAAATTTTTCAAAGGCTATTTTTAAACCTGGATATTCTTCACACATTTTTGTAATACGTTGCCATTCTGGAAATGCATCAACGAATTCTTCAGGAATCTTATAACTCCATTCATAACCAGACCCAGCACCGCCAATGGTAAAAGAAGAACCGCTACTGACAGTGCCACCGTTACTAAAAGTTATTGTTCCGCTGTTATTACTAATACCTGATCCGGTATAATATATACCAGTAGTGCTAGTAGTTATATTTCCGATGGTTATTGTATCACTTGATGTTGTCGAGCAACTTGTTGGCACTGAAGAAATTATCATGTAAATCCTTTGCTTGTTTACGAATAGATGGTATTCTTGTAGAATAATTGTCCATATGTTCTATTATTTTACGGCATAAATCTGGACGGTATACAGTGTATGTGTCGTAATCGTTGGTCCATACACTTGGATACTTAAATGTATCGTAGTACATCTCGCTATAACTTAAACGATCTGGAACCATGGGGATAGCATCAACTACTGCACCTTCATAGCAACTAATGCCTAAAGTTTCTTGTAAGTTAGCACTAAACACCATCTTTGCTTCGCCTAACAAGTTATGATATTCATTTTTTGTTAGCTGTTGATCCTGAC